GAGGTGCATCATGGGCGTACTTAGTTTAATTGAGAGCTATATCACTGAGGATTATATTCGTGGATCTGAGCGCTTGCTTAGGCTCTTAAAAGAGCTTGGTGCAAGTGGTGGCCAGCCATTCCCTATGGTCTTGCCGATATTTGAGGAGTATGTCGGTTATGCCGTGAGCGGCTATAAGGCTAACGCCCTGCCCATCTTAAAGGCTGAACGTGAGTTTATGGTCATATCGTCAAACTACAGCATGCTTGGCAACACCAACCCTGGCTTTGAGAGTGGTGAGACTTATGACATCTTTAAGAGTAATATGTGGTCGCCTTCCGAGGTGTCATTTGATGATCGTGAAGACCAGCGCAAGCTGGCTGCAATGGCGAGAAAGATCGGAGAGCGCACCAACTGGCATCCTCAAAATCTGAATCGACAGGTTAAAGAGTTGGTCGATTGGATCAATGAGTCTACCACTGAGGTCAATGGTGTAGCCAGGGCATTACTTGGCGTCAAGTATCCTAAAGATGCGAATGTTGTACTTAGGACTGAGTTGCTTGATCATCCCCATATCTTGGTGACGCGGGATGAGTACATGCGACAACATCAGATGTGGTTGAAGCGTGTCTATGCCCTGCCCAGCAGAAGCGAGCAGGAGCGCGCTAAGACTACTGGTGTGGTTGCTCGCGAGTCTGATCTCAAGCCAGGTTTTGATGTATGGGGCGATGTTATCAATATGGTGAGCGGAAAGATGAGCGTTTACTCGCTCTTTCTTGGTGAGGCATTAAAACCAAGCACAGTGTTTGGTTTGATCGACCCTAAGTTTCACGTCTAATCTGGAGCCTCAAAATGCTTAAGGGCTTATCGTTCCCAGTGAAGATGACTGCCAATGGCAGGCTTAAGACGACACAAGGCGCAGATCGCATCGCGTCGTCTATGAGTCTTCTGTTCAGTCAGAATGGTGGTGACAGGCCCTATTCGCCAACCAATGGCGTCAACATCTTCAAGTATGTATTTGAAGATGTTGGACCTTTTGAGGCTGGCAATGTTAGGCGCGAGATCACCCTAGCGGTAGCGAGGCATGAGCCAAGGGCTACGCTAGTTAACGTTTTTACAGGTGTCAGGGTAGAGGATGGCGAAAGGGTGTTTGATGTCGTCCCAGTGTGGTCATTTGATGGTAAGATGTTCGCGGGATTATACAGTAGGAGCGCTAACTGATGACGACTAGACTCTTTGCGGGTAAGGATTATGACCAGCTTGTGAGCGCGCTTTTGGCGCGCTTAAGGCTTAGGTTTCCATCCTACGATCTTGATGCTGACGATGAGCCCATGAGGCTGCTTATTGATGCCATGTCATTTGGTCTTGAGCAGTCAAACTTTTTCATGGATGCGTCTGGTGCCGAGCGCTTCTTAGACACTGCCCAGCGCCCGTCCAGTGTTGCTAGGATTGTGTCTGAGCTTGGTTACAATCCTCACGGTGCTACTGCGTGCTCTGGCACGTTATCAGTAGGGATCACCACGGCCCTGCCCTACTCGATCACGCTTCCGAGCGGCCTAGAGTTCACGTCAGACCGTGGACTGCCTTACACGCTCACTGAGGCCGTCACATGGGTTGCTGGTGAGACTGGCTTTAAGTCTCTTTCGTTATCTCAATCAGCATTGAGGAGCAGGACTTTTACATCTGACGGCCTGAACCTTCAACGCCTATCACTTGGCGGACTAAGTGAAGACGAGCGCATATCCTATCAATCATTGACAGTGACTGTTGATGGTCAGGTGTGGACTGAGCGCGACGCATTCCTCGATACTGACACCAATGTGTATCGCGTGGCCTACACTGCTCAGCCAGTCTACGTTGAGTTTGGTGACGGCGTGGTCGGGACTGTACCGCCCGAGAGTGCATCTATTCAGATCACTTTTGGAGTGACTCGTGGGGAGCTTGGCGAGCTTTCGACGCCAGGTAGGATCACTGGCCTGGCAACTCCCCTTGTAGTAGCAGGGAATCAGGTTGATCTTGTCATTGATAGCTCTACTGGCGTCATGAGTGGAGGATCGGCACCTGAAGTCAAATCTAGGACGAAAGCCCTTGCCCCCGCCTTTAGGCATTCTGATGGCGCAGTTTGCACTGATGCCGACTTTGCGGCGGTTGCAGGCTCTTACAGTCATGGGCTTTATGGCACCGTGGCTTCGTCGAGAGCTGTGTTGGCCACTTCGATTGAGAACGATCCTAAGAGTGCGGTGCTCTTGAGCCAGATCGGCTTTACGCTTAGCGATGCGAGCACTGTGGTTGACAGTATCAAGTCTGACATCAGTGCATTGTCGCTGAGTCTTGGTGATGACATTGCAGACCTCGACGCCTTGCAGGTTAGTCTTGATGCTTTTGTGGGGTCGGCGCAGTCGCTCCAGACGAGTATCGAGTCTGTGCGCACAAGCACTTCGACAATGCAGACAGGCATCGGCACCATAGATCAGCGCGCTGCTGACATCCAGACAGCGGCAAGTCTTGCCCAGACAGATGTTGCATTGGCTATCGCATCTAAGAACAGCCTGCTGTCGTCGCTAGTGTCCATTGGTGGCGGCGCAGGTACGGATGAGCTTACCACCGTGACCTATGATGCTTTAACTGCGCTCATTGGAAGCATAAGCAGCCTGCTGGATTCTGTGAATGCTAAGCTTCAAGGTGGTGGAGTTATCCAGTCTGGAGCTTCTGATGTGAGATCTCAGTTGAGTTCAATCAGAAACTCAATCTCACTAATCAGGACGGATCTTGATGGTATTGAGGACAATCAGGCTCAAGCCAGGCTGGATGTCGCGGCGCTTACGGCACTCTCCACCGTGTTGTCTGGTGAGGTTGCATCTAACGACGCGATCGCTCTTAGGCTAGAGTCTGAGTTTAATGATCCTTGGTCTACTGTGTCTTCCTATGCGCTTGAGCTTAGGAGTCACCTTGACAACGTGTTCACTGACGACTGTGGCCCCAACCTTGTCTCCGTCGTGATCCTAGCGTCTGATGAAGATGGTTATTATGTGGCTCCGTCCATAGGGTTGCAGCGCGCGCTTGAGGAGTATTTGAGCGAGCGTAAAGAACCTAGTGTGCGCGTTGCCGTTGTCGATGGCTCAAGCCTGCTCATTAGCCCTAGGATCACCGTGGCATTTAGGGTGGTTCAGGGTTATGACCCTGTTAAGGTGAAGAACCTAGCTCAAGCTGAGATCTTCTCACTGCATCGAGGCAGGACCGCTGGCATAGGCCTAGCGCTTGACGAGTTGTATGACGCCGTAAGAGAAGTTGAGGGTCTTAGTCGTGCTAACATTGTGATTGATGGCTTTGATGGTGCCACCTTTGCGCTCGCCAGCATAGACTCAGATGGTAATCTTCTGCTGGGTCGTAGTGAGGTCATCACTAGGCCCACCGTAATTTATGTGCGTGTTTTGCCTGATGGCAGTCGAGAGGTGATCTGATGGCGTCTACGAACAGAATGAGACATCCTTATCCAGACCAGTATGCGACTGATTGGTGGGCTGACTTTAGGTCATTCGCAAACAGCCTAGACGCCGCAGACTTCGAGTCTAGGGATGATCGCTTGCTCATGATGGTCGGTGGCGGCACGGTGACTGTCAGCGCGTCTGGCGAGGTTGTTTGGACTGAGGACATTATCCTTATCCACGGCGTGACTGGAGCGACATGCACCATCGCGGCAGGGAGCCTTACCTTGCCCAATGGCGGCATTGCCCATGCAACCGTTGCACGCGGCTCCACTGAGTCATACGTTAGTGCTTTGACTGTCACTCAGTCACTCACCCCACAGGGTGCATCAGTTGTCCCTATTTTTGCCAGGAATGGCAATCAAGTGTGGATGCGACAGCGCGGTGTGATCTCGGTGGGATCTGCTCTTGAGCGCGGCTTTGTGCCAGGTCAAGACAAGCTTATAAGGCGGCTGCCTCTTGTTGTGAATCGCACTGAGGGCATAGAAAGTGTTGTCCTTGGAAGGGTGACGCTCAATTCTGATGATTATGATTTAGCGGGTGCGTTGTCCTTGGGTTTTGACCTTGTGGTCGAGTCTCAAATCACCACCTTGGGGCAGACGGCCAACCTGTCATTTCACAATGTCACTGGAGCCCCGGTCTTAATCACGGACTTCACTCAATCGAGCCTAACGCCCACGATTAATACGGTGACGTTTGTGCCGCCACTGGGGACAAGTCAGACGTTTGAGTTAAGGGGCGGGCTTGATGCCCTAGGCGGACCATACCTGCCTACCGATCTATTGCAGGTCTGGCAGGCTTATATCAAGATCACTAACACCTACTGAGGCGCGCGATGACCCTTCCATTTACTGTCGCCACTAATGTCTATCAGAACGTTGTAATCAGGCACATCTTGGAGGCCGGGTTTAACTTCGATGCTGAGCTGCCACCTGGCAATGGCGAGCGCCAGTCAGCTCTTAATAGTAGCGTGGTGATCTTCAACGGCGTGACCAAGGGCGGTCTTATGTCGTTTGGTGGTGACTACCGTAAGCTCAAGTGGTTGAGTTTAAGCTTTCAGGATGCAAGTTCATGGGAGTTTGGGGTGATGAGGTCTATCAGTGAAAGCATCACTGATGAGCTAAAGCTCTACGATTCAGTTACGCACGCATCAGATCCTAGCCCTATGGCCATATCGACACCTACAAGGGTAGCGCTGAGGATCACTGAGGGCTTTGATATTCATCCTGGCGACAAGGTGTTTTTCAGGACGGCAGGTGCTACCGCGCAGCTTTTCGCTGAGGTTCTAGCTTACCCAGTCTTAGACCCGAGTTGATCTATGGACTATGGATTTGGAACATCGCCTTTTGGGCTTAATCAGTTTGGCCGTGCAGACAGCGCGCAGGGGGCGGTCTGGTTTAGATCTATACCCCAGTCGGTGCGCCTTCAAGACGCTGAAGAGTCTGGCGATCTTGAGGCCCTTATTAGTCCGTTCATTGATGAGCTAAGACGCATTCACACCAACTCCGTCAGCGAGATGCTTGATGGTCTTAGCGCGGTTACGGCAAGGGCGTCTTCTGAGCATCGACTGACCCTTGCCGTGTCTTCGGTGGTGAACGACCCCGGCACTACGATCAAGCGGGTGATCCTCACTGACACGCCTGGCAACAAGGCTGCGTTGCTTGAGATGTGGCCAGCCTCAAAACCAACAACCTCGTTTGGTGTTATAGATGGCTGGAGGGCGCTGATAGACTCCTCACTCTATGTCATCACGAAGGTTAGGGCTGATGAGCTTTATTTTGAGGTTAGGACAACGCAAGACATCGCGTCTGAGATCACCGTGCAGCCTCCTGATCTTTTGAGTCTGTTAGGCGCAGCTAGGGGGATGATTGTTGACCGTCAAGACCCTGTGCCCTTCACAAGGCGAGCGCTCTACAGGCACACACTCATAAGAGATCTGAAGGTGTGCGCTAGGCTATTCAGACTTATAGGTTTGCTTTATGGCCTTGTGTTTGAAGTGAGTGCGCTCTATTGCATCAGTCTCGACTGGTACAACGCAATCGTAGCATCAAGCCCAGCCAATGCTTTTGAGATACCCCAAGGCAGCGGCCACTATTACACCGACCTAGTGCCATACGGGATCTTCTTTGATGAGATCCCAGCAGACGTTGTGCCGCTCGATACTTCTGAGGATGTTGATTTTAGCCTTGAGGTTACAGTAGCCACGAACACCACTGGGAACACATGGTGTTTGGATGTTGCTGTGGCCGACAGGGGCAAGCTGCTCAATATCCTCAAGCTAGGCCACTGGTCATTCATAGACGCTGACGGTAACGCCTACTGGATAGAGTCTGTTGACGCCTCGGTGGGCTTTCAGTTCTGCGTCTTATCGCTTGGTGCTCCGACGTTAGGGGTTGGCACGCTCCGACTTAAGGTTAGGGAGGTCTGCCCGCCTGGATATAAGGCGGCAGCAGCCTATCGAATTGTTATCACGCCTGGTGAGGTTCTGACCGTAGCTGGCGCCGATCTGGCCAGGGTTTACAGTCGCGCCGAAGAGAAGATCAACTTCTACACCCCGACTCATATCAGGCTCTTATCTCTAGTGTTTACAGCTCGCCAGTCAAACACCATCAGTGCTATTGCGGGCGTGTCAGGTCAGGATACTATCAACGATGGGATCATTGTCCCTGTCTTTGAGACGGAGACGTTTGATGCAGTTGCGGCAGATGCCCAACCGTTGGATACTGGTGCATTCGTAGTCATTCTGACATCTACAATCACATAACATGCAACCGTTGCATGGTTAGGAGATAGAAAATGGCGTTTAGGGCTGTATTTACAGACAATGGCCGTGAGTTCATGGCGCGGTTTAATGCCCGTTATACTGAGTGGTATGATTGGGGCTATCGCATGTTCTATGACGCAAGGTGGGGCGAAGGTGGATATGAGACGGTCAGTGGCGTCTTGGTGCCCAAAGACCCGTCTGCATTTGCTTCAGCGAACAACCTCCAAGTTGTCTTAGACGCGCCGAGCTATCCAGACTTCAACGCCTACTCCACACCACCTGGCACGATCTTGATCGATCAGCTCACGGAGATCTTTTACCTCGGCGGAGGCAACAGGACGATGCGGGTGCGCGGCCACTTGGATACTGGCGACGAGAATGACGACGGCACTGGCAACAGCCCGCACTTCTTTGAGTGCGGCATCTTTGACAATGCTTATGACATCTTGCAGGTGCGCACTGAGACTGGCGTAACGGCTAACAACCTAATGTTTTACGGCACTTTTGATGAGGTCGTTAAGACAATCACAAGACAACATGACGTAGACTTTGATACTAACTTCAAGTGAGGCCATAGATGACAGTCTTAATCGACACAGCCATATCTAATGCAAAGGGCAAGGCGCGTTGGCTTGAGCCTTACACAAGCGAAGCTCTTAACCGTCAGATGTATAACCAAGGTAACTGGGGTATCAGGGAGGGGTTTAACTTGGTGCCGACCTCTGGTTTGAATGTGAAGCTCCAGTATGACCCTTCTACATCAAGATCAGTTGCCAACGTCCCTGACAGACTCAAGCAGTTATGCTTTGCATTTGTTGAGGATGCCGAACCTACGTTCGACCTCACGGCTTATGCTGGGCAGCGAGTCTACATCCTTCTCTACGTCAACTATACGATCGGTGCCGCGTCAGCGTATTCTTATCGCGTAGTCAATGCCGCTGAGCTTGTTAACTCGTGGGTCCAAAGCGCCATTATGCTTGGTTCTGTTCGCGTTCCTGGCGTAGGTGCTATCGCTCAGAAAGACATCGATCTTGGGCAAACGCTTTACATCGGCGCGGGCTCAAACGGGTCTAAGGAATGGGTCAAGTGCAACACTAACCCAGAGTTTGATCGTGGCCTTGCTGGTTATGAGCTTACGGGTTCAAGTGTGGCTGGTGCCTTCGAGCTTCGTTCCTTGGTGAGTCCTGGCTATATCGGCGCTGACGCGCTAGGTCTTGGGGAGTCAACGGGGGCATCAACACTTGGGATGCGCAGCGGCATCAAAGTTGTCGTTCCAAGCTCCAAGGCTGGTGATAAGATCCTTGTAAGGTTCTGGGCTAAGTCTTCACTCGTCTCAGGGGCTCAGCTTAACCTTAAGATTGATGGTGGTGCGCTCTTTAACTCAGTGATGCTCGCTGCCGATCAGGCGTCATTTGATAGCTATGGCGTCTTAGTGACAGTGCCTGCCGATGCTAGATCTGTTGACGTCGATCTTGAGGTTGTGTTTCCTGCCGCAGGTAATACTGGCGCTTTTGTTGTGGATAGCTTTGAAGTCCTCAAGCTTAGGCGTTCTGTTCACGACGGTAACGCGCCTTTGCTTGTTGGTGCTCGCGAGTTCTCAGTTGGAGCCGCCACCAATAACAAACCGAGCATCATCAAGGCCAATGCTGGTAGCATGTCATTGAAGGCTGGCAACTCAAGCCTTGCACTTGAGCTTACTGAGACTGGCTACACTGAGCCGCCTAACGCACAAAGCGCGATGCGCCTTCTAGGCAGGGCTTACAATACGACTGAGGCTCTTAACAACGCATTCCCAGAGCATTGCTTCGGCGGGATTGTGACGCGAGCTAGCGCAACCACGGTAGACGTGTCTGGCGATTACATCAGGGCCGTCAACTCTGCATCTAAGCCTGATGAATCCATGTGGTTTGATGCGACTGGCGTTAATGGCTTGGCTGTACCCACGACTGGCGATGGTGTGTTGATCGTCTATGAGCCTGAAGAGGCTGTTGAGGCTAACCGATACAAAGCCCTTGATCTTGGTGTGACCGCCTTCATCCTTGGTCGATATACGCTTCTCGCTTACGTCTACTATGACCCTATCGCCACAGACATCACGCAGGTGATCGATCTGAGGTATAGCGCTGAGCGTGAGCATAGGAAAACTAGGCTGGTGGTGGGGTCTGCACCTGACTCGTCAAGCAATATGTCATTAGCTGGTGCGCTCAAGCTGTGTGAGATTGCTTCAACTCGCAACTACGCTACGCAGTTTGAGATCATCATCAGGGGCGCGCTCACGCTCACTGAGCAGGTGGTTATCCCATCCAACGTCACCATCAGGGGTGAGACTACGGGCGCATCGAAGGCTATCGTTACGCTGCCGGATCTAAGCCCGGACCCTGTGTTTGATCTCAAGGATGCTGCTGGCGTTACGATTGAAGATGTCACCTTCCAGCCTGCTACGGCGACCGGGGTGTCTGTTATTGCGTTTGGAAGCTCCACAGGCTCACCATCGAACCTTATGATGCGCCGATGTAACTTTGAGGAGAACGGCTCTAACGCCTTTAGCTCAATCCTCAAGCTGGATGGTTCTATCACTGATGGTTTATTTGGCGATCTTAGGCTCAATGGCTGTCACTTCCATCATCGTGACAAGGGTATCGTCTTTGGCAGTTCATTCACTGGCCCTAATAACGTTGAGATCACCAACTGTCGATTCACTCCAGATCTTGAGGGCGCGCCCTGTGTCCCGCTTGAGATCAGGGCCAACCCTGGAACCAACTCACTCAAGGCAAACCGAGTACTCATTGAGGGTTGCCGTTTTGGCAGTTGTATCAGCGGGCTGGTGTTGGTTGGCCCAGTGGAGATTAGAGGGTGCGTCTTAAGCTGCCCCGTCTACTACACAACGGGCTCCATTCTGACACAGCGACTCACGATCACTGACACCGTGTTCGACTTCAACCACTTTACCACCGCGTTCCCGCTATATGCGATCAGCATTGGCGGCACGTCTACGCTCAATCTTAAGATCAGCTCTGTTGAGATTAAGTGGACGGCTGTGTCGGTTAGGGGTACGTCCACACTCAGGGCTATCAATATCAACATGGGATCGTCTGTACTAATGCGCGTGTCGATCAATGACACCGACATTGACTTCGATCCTGGCAACGTTGGATTAACGTCAACATCTGTTGGCATCTACATCAACAATGCGGCGGTCACTAGCTCGATCATCCTGTCAGGCTTGCGACTTAGGAGCTTCGAGTCTGCTGGTAATACGCTGACCACCGGCATTGCGCTTGTGTCTGCCAGTAACGCGCTGATAAGCGGCCTTCACTGCTCCGGCTGCGCCAACCAGAAGGCTGTCACGTTTGACGCATCATCGGATGACAACGTGCTCAATAGTGCTTTTGTGAGGCAGGCTGGAGCGGGCATTGGTTATACTAATGGCGGCGCAGGTAACGTCACAACTAACGTCAGCGTCTTCACTTAAGGTTGGCTTTGGTTCTTAAAAGATGGTGACTGCCGGGGTCGTTCTGATAGTTTAAGGGACATGCAACGGTTGCATGTCCCTTAAACTTATGAGGTGTAGGATGGCTATTTTAGATCTGGCCGAAGCTTATGTTGAAAACTGGTCTGGCGTCACTAATGCCAAGCATTATCGAGGCGGATCTGAGCTTGAGCAAGCGGCTAAAGATGTCTGTGATTGGCTGCAAAGGATAGATGTTGAGGTGCTTTCTGGCTCCGATCTTCGTGACTACGCTGATGCCTTCCATAGGGTTAGCATATTCCTAAAGAGGGCAGTGGAATCCAAGAGGTCACTCGTGTTCGATCGCGTGTACCGCCTAGGCCAACTTAAGACCGCTCTTGAGGTTTACGCTACAACTTATGAGGGTGTTGACAGCCGTGACCAAAGGTCGGTTGAGAATCGTATAAAAACATTGGTGCTCAGGATTGATGAGATCCTATCCTGGGACATTAAGAAAGAGATGGATCGTCAGGTGCATATAGTGTCCGAAGCCTCCAGGGGCTTTAGTGTCATGGCTGGCAATATCCTTGGCGGTAGGTTTTCAGCCGTGCCCAAGGATGGCAGGGACACATGCCTTAATGTCCTCAATGTGGTGACAACGATTAGCCTTGCATCTAAGGATCTTATCAGCGACATTCTGCCAGACCTTATCAGCAGTGTGACTAACGGCACTGTTAAGGCTGAGGAGTTGAAGGCGGCTGATCGCTGGCTCCAAACCTACAACCCTGGTAGGTCTATTGAGATTGAGACATCGAATGTTAAGTATGAGATCAAGCGATTCATCTCATCATTTAGACCATAATCAATAGGAGGTTTAGGATGTCAATTTTAGCTCTGATCGAGTCTTACTTTGTGGAGAGTGTCACGGTCGGTTCAAACTTGCGGGGCTCCAAAGAGCTTGAGCAAGCGCTTGAGGATTACCAGAGGGCCGTTGCCCCATATGGTAAGAGCAGGCGCACCGTCTATATAAATAACCGTGGCCTTACCGACATCTCTAATACTATGGGCAGGCTGTCAGTGTTCTTTAGGCGGGTGATAGACTCTTACAAGTCTAGGACTGATATGGAGTTGAAGACCTATGACCAGATCATGGCTTTTGTATACTCCGACGCCACAATCCAGGGCGCCAAGGTATCAGCGTCCACCATGTCAAAGTACAAGGCATTCTTAGGTCAGCTTGAGCTGGAGGCTTACGGGCTGGACAAGACAGCTAAGAAGCTCGCCTTAGCAGTGTCTAAAGGTGGTGAAGTTGAAGCTCGTTCCATTGATGGTGAGCCTGCTGCTATGGAGCGCCTGGTAGACTTGGTGATGCCGCCTAGCATCGGGCATGAGCTTGGTATTGATCTTCAGGATCTTTACATCTCGGCAAAGGATGGTAGTGCGCGTGACGTTATCTTCTCAGGGCTTAGAGATCTGGAGAGCGAAGCCTTTGGCTTCTCTAAGCTCATGTCTGACGTCAGGAACGCAGGATCTTCACTTACCATCTATCGCGCACCGCTTTGAGGTCAATATGTCTACGCTCAGCATAGTCGAGTCTTATGTTAATCAGTATGTTGTCACCGAGGGCGTTGGCGACAACATACGCAAGGTTCTGTCCACTTATAGGGGTGGTGCTGAGCTTATCAGGCTTAAGGGTGCTCTAGTCACCATGTTTGAGGCTGCTGAAAAGCGATCGCCTAGTGCGTGGCGAAGTAAGGCTTCGTTGGCCATAAGCGGCCAGGATGCTCGCGAGTTTGGTGATCTGGCGTACCAATACGCGATCATCTTAGAACGCGTCATCCAGTACAAGCGCACCATCTATCAGGAGGAGCTTGCCACCCTTGAGGTAATAAAGAATGGCCTCGATAAGTACGGCTCCCTACCCCCTGCGCCTGGCAGCGTTGACTTCACCAAACACATCGCAAGGATGGCATCAAGGTGGGATCTCAATGCTGTTGCCGATCTAGCTGCTGACTGGATTGACAGTCTCTACCAGGGGGCGGGTGAGTTTAAGGCCATAGCTAAACAGACCTCACGAGGTGGGACGATTCAAGTATCCCTATCGAGTGACTTTCCGGCGCTGCTTGATGATATCAATTATGCCTTGATCTTGAGTATTTTACCTAGAGGTGCTGATAAGGCAGCTAGGGACGTGGCAGCACTCTACCGCAAGAAACTCAAGGCTATGCCAGAAGATATTGAAAAGCTTGCCAAAATAGAAAATGACGCCACCCTTGGCATGGGTGAGAAGATGGGCAACTTTAAGCCTGAATCGCTGGGCTGGTTGATTAGCTGGACGCCTTGACGTTTTTTTAAAAATACCCCTTGCCAATAAGCTCATCGGCCTCTAATGTCTTTTTCAGAGCCAAGGAGCATTGGCTTGGACATCTGGAAGGTTTCAAGCACCATCATTCTTTGCGTGATGGTGTGAAAGTAGGCGTCCAAGCCATTAAGATGCTGCGGGTAAAAGTGAAGGCGTGTCACGGCATTATATGCCAATATAGCACGACTGGACCATTACCAAGCCTCTTTGACCGTGGTAGGGTGAAAACACCACCAGCCCAATCCCTTCCTTGGGCTGGTTAAGAATCAAGGGGTTTACCTTTATTGATTCTGAACAACGCTAAGCCTGGCGTTAGCAAAGTTCGCACCGTTACCACTTTAGCCACTGTTGCTAGGCTTTAAGGTCGCATGGCAGTCATAAGTGGAGTTATGGTGTGAAACCCCCCTCGCCTAACACCCGTAGTAAGACTCCTTACACGGCATGGGTGTTAGGCGAAAACAACACAGCACTGATCACGCTGTGCAAATTCAGGATCGGTGGTTGAGTTAGGCAGTGAAGCCGGGTCCATAGAGCGTGACGTTACTCTATGCGTCTGGTGGAGTCCGATGATTCTCTTGGCCTGTCCTTGTAAAAATGCCCTACTGGCTTAAACTGCCAGTAGGGCATTTTTGCATTTGGAGGTGTTATGAGTTTAATCAGAGTGAGGTCTAGGGATCTTCAAAACCCAGCCTCAATGATCTTGGTGGCCTTGGATTCCGTTACTGGCGAGCCTTTAGAGGAGCTGGAGCCTATCAGGCTTCAATACTACCCTGAGACAATAAACTACTCTCGCGGTCAGATCGGATGGCAAGAGCAGGCTATACCAGGCCTATCACACGGCATCTTTGGTTGGACGGGTAACGGTAGCCCAACACTGTCTTTCGAGGTGGACTTCACGTCTGACCAAGACCCCGCATGGGCGGTTAAGTCACCCCTACAGTCGGGTAAGACGGCATCACATAGTCACGTCTTTAATGTGGATATTAACGCAGCAATGGCATGGTTCGTGGCCTGCACCAACCCACGTTACGATACAGACGCTAACGCTTCCAGTCCTGTAAACCCGCCACCTATCATTCAGATCATTCCAGAGTACATCCCAAACGATACGAGGGCGCGAGACATAGCTGCTGCCTTTGGTGGTCGCGGTGATAGTGTGATCTTAGATAACGTCGCTGTCTTTGAAGGTGCTAATCCTACCAACTTCAGGGGTGTAACCTTATCCCATCAGACGCGCGACTTTTATGGTGTCCTTACGAGCCTCAGTGAGGTTTACGAGTCGTTCTTTGTGTCTGGAGCGCCAAGGACTGGCAAGGTGTCACTGACCTTTAGTGAGACTATTCAGTTAGGCGGTGTGATCCTTCCTCATAGCAGGACAGATAATGCTAAGCTTGCGGCGGCTTATCAAATACGGGCAAGGTCTTAAGTAGGTGTTGATCTGTCTGGAATCACAGTCTAATCTCTAATGGTGAGCTGGCTTGGTTCGAGGCCAGTCTGTATATCCTCATGCCGTCAACATCAACCATCCAAAGGTGATACCATGTCTCTATTAAGAGAGTCCGCAGAGATCGCTGAGCAGATCGAAGAGTTCTTGGACCGTGTAACCGAGTCCGCGTTCCATGACGAAGAGGGCAAGTTCGCCCCGGCCACCGTCGCACGCGCCGTCCCAGGCTCGTTCTCGCGTGGTGGCTCTCAAGCCAAGACCGCCAAGAAGAATGGCAAAGTCGTTCAGCGCATCACGAGCGTCCCCTGTGGTCGCAAAGCGCGCAAGGCGGGCGGTGACGTTCGCTGCTATGACGGCGCCAAGAAGCGCCCCATCAAGCGCAAGTAGTCGAACCCCTTAACCGTGGCGCACCAACGATCCTGACTGATGATGGTCAGCGCACCACGGCTCAGACTACGAAAAACAGTCTCCTAGCGTTAAGCTAAGAGACTGTTTTTTTATGAGCTTAATAGTACGATGTTTTCGTAGCGAAACATGCAACCGTTGCACGTTTAAATAAGCAACCATCGCATCCATCATGGTTTCAAAATGAAGCTTACAGAAGAGTCTATCAAGAGCATCGCAGCCACCCTTAACGATCCCCTTGCATGGCGCGACCTTGGTTCTGACCTGCTCTACTTTCAATTCAATGCGACGAAAGCAGACAAGATGACCTTAAGGAAGATGCTCAAGAGTAAGCGCCTTAAGACTTGGGTTACTGGTGAGTTTGAAGATGTGATCGAAGACTTCGATCGCGTCTTCGGACCTGATGTTGACCGCTTTGTGCGCTCTTCATTCTCTAAGCTGCCGCCCGAGCTTAGGAGCTTACTTAGGGATCTTAAGCAAGCTAATGCGCCTGACTTTAGCTTCAGACTCACTGGAGTCGTAGACTGGCTTATTCAGTATGGTGATCTTGGTGAGCCCGAGTATCACTTTAAGAAGCTTGGCTTTAAGCCTGTCTACGGCGGGTATAACTTTTCAATCCTTGAGGCTATCGCATCATCGAGCGACCCCAACTCAACCAAGACGGACGCGATGCTAAAGTCTTATGATCTAACCTCACTGGGCTTCGTGGACGGTTGGCTTAGGGTTTTGGTGGTGGAGGCTATCTGGGATGAGATTCCCGAAGAGTACGTCGGTCGCCTTATGGAGTCGCGCGAGCCCACCATTGACTCTATCATTGAGTCTTACTTCAGCGTCTAAACATGCAACGGTTGCGTGCCAAGGAAACACCATGTCAAAGTTGGATCTTATAGAGTCATACATTCTCAACGAGTCCTTTGGGTCTAATGACATCAGCACCTTCGATCTTAATCGCAGGTTTGATGGTAGCGTGAGCTGGAAGGACGGCACCGCCATGATCAAGTCTTGGGCTAACGACGTCTTTAATGACCTCGTGCCATTCGCCAAGCTCCATAATTCTTATGTGAGCGATGAGAATCAGGCGATGGTGACTCGTGACTTTGTGTATAGCGCGGGCTATGGTTCGGCACGCAGTGAGGTTGCGCCGTCGAGACTGATCGACCTTGGAGCTATCATGCAGGCTGTCAATGCTACTGTTGATAGTGCCTCACCTGATGCTATGGATAACAAGCCTGTCCACCTACCATCAAGCCTCACGAGAACGAGCGGCGGATATGGCAAGATGAAGGCTAAGGATCAGCCCGATGCCTACCTTAAGCGCTTGATGTCTGCCAAGACGATGAAGTCAATGAGGTCTTTTGTCGCCAATCAGGGGGCAGCCATACGCTCGATGATGGTGCTCCACAAGGCCAATCCGGGCAGAATGGCTAACGATCCCTTCCCAGAAAGTAACGCTAAGACGGATCATCAGGCTACGATCGGTGTGATCAATCAGTACCTTGTTCCTGACGGCACACTGAACAGCATGCTCTTCACTGTCAATCAGGCGATCTGGTCGGTGGTCATGGATGAAGTGATAAGCTCAATCAATGCGCTCTACTGGAGTTTGCAGCCAGAAGAGTGATGGTGCTTTAGTGTGACTTGGTGGTACGCTGGGACGTCTTAACCTGTGGAGCTTAAACATGATCGATCTTATCGAGACTTATATTATGGGCGTATCACCGAGCAATGTCGGGTCGCTGGTATCCCTTGGAGCCGAGCTTGTGATCACTTTGCAGCAGGGGGTTATTAATGCGACGCTGCTTAGTAGGTTCTCTAGTGAGTCTTCCGCGTACTCGCTAAGGATCTTGCGCTCGCTCGTCAAAGATATTGATGCGGTGAGGTCGCTAGGTATGTCTGAGCCCTGGATGTCTACCTCTAAGCGCGACGCAGAGCGCATCATCGCAGGGCTATCTGTTGGCGATAGTGGCTTTCGTGATGGCACTATGACCATTGCCGATCTCAACCCACAAGACCAGAAGCGGTTTAAGTCGCTGCTTGACCTGCTTAAAGACTGGCAGCTATGGATTAATCGCGCGATGTCTCAGCCACGCCTGAATACATCCAAGATGAATGTCCAAGAGCTGACCCAGGTGTTGCACAGTCAGTGCTCAGCGATCTTGTATCAGAGCGGCCCTATCGGTGGATCGTCAGTCAATCAGGCGATGTTCAACCCTGCGCGAGACGTGTCCAAGATCCTTCACTATCTGTCGTTAACTCCTGATGCGGGGATATAAGATGATCGACCTTATTGAGTCTTACGCCAATAGTAAGGGTGGAATGCTGGATCTTATCACTCGACTCTTGGCATGGGATAACTTTGAGCGTGATGAGCCTAACGGCTTCTATGGCATGACCAGACTTCTTGAGGAGATCTTAGATAAGGTGCTCAAGATGGCATCGTCTATGGAAGAAGAGTTTGGTGATTACCTGCCTTACAAGAGCTTGGTGTCTACCGCTAAGCAGCTAAAGGAGAGGTCTGAGGGCGACGGCTTTATGAGCGACTTTGATGATGGTATCTCCCACATTGATCCATCTGAGTTTGCCGCTGCCTTTAATGCGTTGTCCAAGCTTAAGGATAAGGAAAATATCAGGGCAATGAATCTGCAAATGAAGGCGCTAAAGAACGCCTTGTCATAGGAGGTCATGGTGAGTATCAAGAGCTTGGTTGAGAGTTATTTTGTGGAGTCTATCGGTGGTAACAGGAAGCCCCTCAAGAGGGTTCATGATGCCCTCGACAAGGCTACTGACAATCTAAAGTATAAGTCTGGTGTTCAGGCTTATGAGGATTGGAGGTTTGCCGTAGGTGACTTCATTAGGGAGTACAAGGCATTCATCAATAAGTACATCAAAGATCTTAGCGGCATCTTGTCAAAGGACACGCTGGGTCAGCTTAAGTCTGCCGTAAGTGTGTTCGGCCAAGATATAGAGTGGTCTGACTACGATGGAGCGCGTCTTACACCATCTCAGAAGGGTAAGCTTCCTGATGTTCGCGGCTTTCTTATGGACATTGCGAGGGGTGAGCGTGAGCTGCTGTCTGATTATGTCGATGAGGTTAAGGCGGCATATGAGGGTGGTGTTACCGTGAACCGTGGTGTCGATCTTGAGCTTCAAGATCAGTTCCAGCACTTATCTTCGACGGCTGGCAAGTTTATTGTAGAGGTGCGAGCGTTCCTTCGCAGCATTGAATAGCCGCCCACCCTGCCTGATAAAGACTAGCCTAGCTCATGCTTGGCTAGTTTTTTTTGTTGTTAATGCTAGCCTATGTTTGTAGTCAAACATGCAACGGTTGCATGTCCAGATTGGAGTTTTGCGATGACTGTTCTAAATCTTGTCGAGTCATACATCTTAGGCGAAGCGGCGCGCTGGAAGCGAGAGGGTGTAAAGATAGAGAAGCCAGAAGAGACGGTGGAGTCTTATATCGGCAAGCCTGGCCACTACATCTCGTTCACTGGTCTGCCCAAACTTGGGATCAATCCTCAGTCCAAGTTTAAGACACCATTGGCTATCTACACATATGCTCTTGATGACCCCTGGTTTGCCCGTACATGGGCGACACACAAAGAGACGGCCAAGGGGTTCCCCTTTAGGCCTGAACAGCCTTACATCCAAATCATGAAGCTCAAGAGCCTCAATGGCCTCGTGGTGTTCGATCGTTCGGGAGCAATCATTCATGGCGCCAATCTGATTGATGCTGCCCTCAAGGCTATCGAGGGTGATGATTGGGCTGATGCTGTGGCGCTCGCCAGGGATGAGTCTAAGAGGTGGATGTCAGACTTCGGGTCTGAATCATTGAAGGTGCAGCGCGTCTGGGCTGTCACTAGGGCTAAGGCGATGATCGACACGCAAGGCGGAGGTAGTGAGATTGCCAGATGGGGTAAGATCCTCATGAGCCTTGGAATCATGGCTGTAGAGGATCGTGGTGCTGGCATGATTCACGAAAATGAACCACACCAGGCAGCTATCCTCTCAATGGCCGCAGTTGATCGCATCGCACAGGTCGAAAATCCGTTACCAGAAGCGATAAGCGTTAAGCCTGTTAGGGGCTCGGGCAAGTTCAAGCGAGAGTTCAAGCAGCACTATCAGGACTATATCGACATCATCAATAAGTTCAGGGCATTAGGCGACGTCACCAGTGTGACAAGCATCGACACCGCTCTTGAGTACATGCTTAGGGATAAGCCGCTCTATATACGCCAGAAGGATCTTGAGAAGTGGGATGCGAGAGTCGTGGTGCTCAATGAGCTTTATGACTACATCACCAAGGATGAGATAAATCGATCATTCTTTACGCCAAATGGTAAGGGTCGGGTGATGGGCAAGATCTCTTATGAGTTAAGGGGTTCTGTTGGTGAGCTTGCCATTGGAGGTATGTTGGTTTCAAGGGCCTTACAGGTAACTGTGCCGAGCCTATTCTTTGATAACACGGGTCTTTTCTCTAAGACTACTCAAGCCAGGCTCCCAAGTGTTGGTGTGAGCAATACGGTGAAGTTCAACATCCCAGAGATAGTCTTTAAGAATGAGGTGATCTCGAAAGCATCATTCCCAGACTTAAACTTGAGGACAGAGCCTGGACGCGGCTCCACCTCGTTAGCTCTTTTCAGTAATTGCAGACTGTCTTCAAATCAAGTCACACCAGATGATGTCAAAAGGTTTAACGATCTAATCAGTCGTGGTGCTATGAACAGTTCAGACGCTGATGATCTTAACTCTGCTGTGATGCGATGCTTTAACGGGCTCTTTAAACGTGAGAGTAGACCAGTGGTTACTATTGGCAAGTCGGTTAGGTTTGTGGAGTATTAGACGTGCAACCGTTGCACGCTCAAACAAGAGAGCCGCCCAGATATGGGCGGCTCTCTTGTTTGGTGTTACAGATGGCTGTCGTCGTCTGACGCCCTCTTTTTCAACTCTCGAAGAGCGGCACGCTCAACAACCTTCTTACTAAGGGTGGGCCTAAGCCTTTTGACAGTATCATTGCTGCGACCAGATAGGTTTCTTATGAGCGCGTTGGTTCTTTCAATATCAACTCCATTGCCATCATCATCACCTTCATTGGCATTATAGGCGACACACCCCCTGGAGTCAGAATCTTCCACTTCGTCATCTTCAGTTACGATATAAAGCTCATTACGGTCGATTGAGGTTGGCTGGTCGAAGGTGATGTCATTCTTTAGTAGAACGAAGTCATCACCAAGGCTTGCTATGGCTTTGGTGATCATATCGACACCAGCAACGCCCGTCCTTTTGCTAGCATGGTCGATAATCTCACCCATAGTCACCATGAGCTTGTCGGACACGCCATTACGCTTCGCCAGCGCCTCCAGATCGCGCGCAGTGGGCTTTGGCCATAGGATCACTTGGTCGATGCGTCCAGGCCTTCTGAGGGCTTTAGGTAGCTTCCTGATGTTATTGCAGTTTCCGATGAAGATACCATCACGGCTAGCCATCTCTAGCAGTAGGCTTATGGAGTCTGTTTGCTCCATCCGATCAAAGTCGTCAATAATGAGCGCGCGCCCATTGAAGATGAGTCGAGTGGTGTCACCATCATAGATTCCAGATGTGACAAGTGTTGCGCTCTTAATACCACGACTTCGGAGGTAGAGGCTGACGCCCTGCGTTTTACCAGACCCGGTATCACCCTGGATTATCACCTTAAAGCGCTTGTTACTGCCTATGCGCATATCCCAGTGGTTAAAGATCGGCTCAAAAGCTTCAAGCTCGATAACATCTTCTGGGAAGGTAGGTCTGATGAGTGTGAACGTGCTGCTCCTGTGGATGGTGAAATGGTCAGGCATGAAGCTGTCGAAGATGTCCTCTGGGGATGTCTTATCTTCGCGCATACTTATCGCGGTGATGCCTTCGCTACTGAAGGTTAAGATGTGCTTTTCGTTGCTTAGCACCTTTATGAGACTGGGGCCTTTCCTGCCCTTAAAGAGCTTCTCAAAGTTCCAGTGCTTGGGCCTTGGTTCGATGTGGTTGAGTTTGTAGTCGTCAGCCTGAATGGTGAATCCGCAAATCCTACCCCCAGACTCAAAGCCGGACGCGCTCCTAGAGATCCAATAGTGATTGATGTCATCGGTGGTCAAGCCATTCACGCTGAGCAACTCTCGAACAAATGAGCGCGCCGGGTTGTCGCTTTGGTCATCCTCGTCGATCTTAGATGGTGCGAGGATGCGTTCTAGCACGGCGGGGCCTTTTGGTAGGAGGTGGGCTGCGATCTTGATTGGATCGCGTGTTACAATAAGCGGTGCGATTGCGCTTGCGAAATCCAGCCCGCCAGCGATCACTCCGGCCACCTTCTCATGTTTGATGATAACCTTTGCGAACTTTACCCTGACGATCTCTGTTCGGTCGCTGAGGCTAAGCTTGGTGGCCTTCGGGCTACTTTTGCGCCTTGAGCGCCATAGCGACTTGGCGATGGTGATGGCTGCGATCGAAGCTACTGATACCGCTGCGACACCGAAAGATGCTTTTTTAAGATCTTGTAGTGTCAGGTCTTTCTTTGTGCTTTCCATGATTGACTCCCTAGTCATGGGGTTATTGAAGTTGTGATAGTGCATGTGCTTTAACTGAGCGGTCAATGCTTAATAATGAAGGGGCTTTTACTGTTCGTGGCAGGTGCTATGATTTCAACATGGGTGTTTGCCCGCACTATTTTTATGGGGGGATAAGGGCACGGTTTTAAAATTCAAATCAATCTGAGGTTAATCATGTCTACCTTGGCCCATCTCTTTTTCACCATTAAGGCAATAAGGGCGACGCCGACTTATGAACGTCTATCTTCTCTTTTAAGATCCCAACCTGGCGACATAAGGATGCCTTTACTGATGCTGATGATGAGCGGTCTTGGCGGCATATTTAAGTGGCCTCCAAAAGACATGCAAGTCTATGAGACGCTCATTAAGGTGACAGGTATATCTGGGCCTGGTGGTGGGCTGGTGAGGATTTCAGTGGCCACCTTTGTGATCATCGGGTATCTGCTGCCTTATAAAAACTTTAGAAGGGCCACATATATGTCAGCCCTTCTAAGCTGTCTGTTGATCTCGATAGCAACGTGGGACACTTCTCAAGGGTTTGCTTCTGGCGTTTGGGCTGGTGGTGCAATCATGTCGTGGAGGGCTATTTACGCCGAGGGGGCCGCTGATGCCTACAATTCAAATGATGTTATTTTCGATAAGGTGGTTGCCAATGCCCGTAATCGCGACATCGCCACCACCTGAATCATGGTTGGACTGGAGGCTTGGGGCTGGCCTTGTCGCCGGTGCGTTGGCTGCACTTGGTAAGGATCTTATTTTTGAGCAAGGCCGAAGGCTTAAGGCTAGATGGGCGCTTAAGGATGAGCAGGCTAAGACGGAGGTTGTTCGTCAACTAACGCGCGAAGAGAAGATGCAAGCTCAGATTGACGCACTTCTTGCTGAGAAGTCGAAGGTGTTGGATGAACGTAATGCCGAGCTTAAGGCTGAGAATGAAGCGCTTAAGGCTGATCTTGCTGAGAGTAGGCGTGAGACGCTTCAACTGGTAGTGGGAGGTGCTGAAGCTAGGGCTATGTTTAAGCGCGTGGCAAGTCGAGAGCTTCTCAAAACTTCACCTGGCATCCCAAGGAATAGGCTGGAGCATATTTCTGAGGTGGTGGATAGTGAAGAAGACGACGAGATTCTGTCTTTACTTACAGAAGAAATAAGTGATCCTGATTAATACCTGGGGTGATTGACCAAAAGACCTACTTAGCGTTGATGCCAAGTAGGTCTTTTGGTGTCAGTCACATTCAGGTCGCAGCACCTACGCTGCGGCAATCTTGTATGTCTTGAGTAGAACGCGCATCATCGCTCCCAAGTACGTTGGGATGTTCTGGTGGCCTCGCTCAAGAATTGAGACGTATTGCCGCGTTACGTTCAACTCCCTTGATAACTCGGCCTGGCTTATTTCTAAAGAGTGCCTGATGGATTTAAACTCTTCGCTACTCATATCACTGTGGTCAAACACCACTGGCGTATAAGTAGGGATTGAGGGGCGACCTCGCTTTCTTTTCTCTTCGCTCATATTCTTGCCGTTCAGTTGAGGATCTGGATTCTGATGATTGAGGCGATGAGCCCACAAGCATCTTCTACAACTTTGTCTCGTATTCTAAGATCTTTGCCGTCGATAGAGTTGAGTGTCTCTTGTGCAATGAGCGCCACCCTTAAGCCATTTTCGTTACGCGCAATGACTTCGTTATCAAAGTTGGCGGTTAGTATGATTAGGGCTAGGTCTGGATCTTCTGCGATGGCCTCTAAGACACTTCCGTAAAAGAGATTTGTATTGAGTCCAGCGCTTGCCCTTCGTTCGTCATGATAGGACTTCAAAAGGGTGCCAGCTCTTCTGGGTCATCAAAAATAACACAACCCAGTTCGGCCAACGCCTCTAAGATGTCATCATGGGCGGCAGTGGTGACGTAGACCGCATTAAGCGCGTTCGCCGCATCAACAGCATCACAACAATCGCCGCTGCGATCTAGGATATTGATGCCATACTCCCATTTAGGAACCACAGCCCTAATGAGTTCTGCCAGATCGTTGTAACTATGGGCTAGCTGTCTATCCTCTAGCTTAAGCGGTGCTACTGCCCATCGACTCCCATCAGTGAAGCCCCCTTTAACTACACAGTCACTATCACCCCATGCGCCCATTGATAACGCGCCATAGATCATGATGCTCAGCTTTGCAGGCGGTGTGCTCATGTGGTCACTTTCTATGCAAATGTCATAAGCCCAGGGTTTTAAGTTTTCACTTATCAAAGCCTTCATGAATAGATCTCCTGAAAGGTTGCGCTCTCGATGAGCCCGGATTTACTGATTTTTATGACTGAGTGACCGTGAGCCTCACCATTCTTATAGATAGTGGCCTTAAGCTCAGTGGGTACGGTGATGTTGAGGTCTGAGAACGTTGTGATGTAAGCCGCCATAGTCTTAAGCCTTTCCATGACATCTTCTAGGCTTTTGAATTTTGCAGACATCATGTCAAACCCATCAACATCATTTATCTTGAATTGAAACTGCATAGACCAACCATTGTTAGGATTGTTTAACGCCACTGACAATGGAGTAGCACGAGGCAGATCTAAAACTCAAACGGTTTTGGAGCCCTCGATTTTAGCCGTCTTTTGTTCGATCTGTTCGATGATATGACACTGCTGATGCCTGGCTTCCCGCCACCAGTTGAGAGGTCTAGCGCAAGCATGAGGTCGAGATCGTCCTGCACTTGCGTTGATCGATATTCAACCGTTCCCATCTGCACAAGGAAGCCGTCGCTATCAATCCCATCACGCCTCTCAAGCCCAGACTGCACATCATAGACACCATTAAATATGTCTAGCGTCATGAGCTTGCTTGTCAGCTCGCACGCCACATAGACGCGCATTGAGAATTTGACGTCAGCTTGACGCATGTAGCCAACGATCATTGGTGCCACAACCTCGCCGTGCCAGCCCTCATGATCATTGGCCTGAAGAAACAGCCCAACCGCGAGAAGCGATCGCCAGGCCATATCTTCGGCGGTCGCGGTCCCGATCTGCTCGTAAGTGATCGCTCTAATGACCTCGACCGCTTTACGGGGGTCTTTGGCCGTTGCATCGAAGTCCTTATATCGCGGCAGGAGCCGCAATAGTTTTATATCGGCCCTATTAACCCATAGGATGTTTTTCACTCCAGACCTCCAAAGTCAAACATGCAACCGTTGCATGTTTGAGACTCATTAGGCCACTGAATGCTATTTTCTGTCAATAACCCATTGACAGAAAATATCTCTATGCTCTATCACATAACTCACTCCCAAGACGATCAACTCGCTTGGTTTAAGGCCCATAGTCTGGGCGGCAGCTTCTATGCGGGCGTAAAATTCTTTCCCCAAGAATATGGCCTTCATCTTAACCTCTGGAGTTTTAATATGCGTTTTCCGTTTATCATCGCGCCCTCAAAGCCTGACATGATCGGCCCTGCGCCCCTCGTGATCGATGACAGCTCACCGATCATAGTCCAACAAGGCGAGCCCAGCTTCCTTATCTCACACCAGAAGATCAGGATGAGCAAGGCTGAGATTGACGCCCTTGCATGGGGCGGCAATCTTCAAGCGGTCAAGCCAAACTGCTCAGACCTTATGAGCCGTTTCGGTGACGAAGATCCTCGCGATTGTATGGTGCTCTTCTTCTCGATGTTTTGGGATCTTGCCTTCATGCACCTTGGCGTCTTGACTGAGGGTAGTTTTGACGGTTTTGGTCATAATAGCGTCCCTGACGGAAGGGGCGGGCTGAAGGTGGTGAAGACGGGCGCGCTTATCGTCTCAACCAAGGATAAGATTGACGCGTGGAAGCCTGACTTTGAGGCATGGGTGAGGTGCATGTCTGCCAACCTCAACCCACATATCACGGCTGCCATTCTCCCCTTCCTACTACAGAATGAGCATGAGCTTAAGCATATCGTGGCAGTCTATGACTACTTCGCGAAGAGTGATGGGATGGGTCGTCACCCAGAGGGGATGGTGGCCTTAGCTTCAATGGCCAAGGATAACTTTGACGCAGACCTAGATACGATCTTCGCCACAGATGGTGAGGTTGAGCGACTCGTGTCTGAGATTGAGGTTGCGCCGTTCCCAGATCTGCCTAAGCTCACTAAGAAAGCTAAGTCGAGTCTAATACTGGCGTAAGGGTGGTTATGTATCGCTTCAAGATGAATGTTGAGAATATTGAGGATAGTGGCCTTGAGGTTGGCGAGTCTCTTGAGATCGAGTTGCCTGATGGTGATCCTGTCGAGGTTAAATTCCTTGGCCTAGAAGACGGCGATCATTACTGGGAGACGAATGATAAGAATTATGCGAGGATCGCTGCGTTCTTTGGGGTGTATGTCCCTAAGCATGGTGACTATCTAAACTGAGGGCTTTTACTTATGACCATCGAAGTCGTGATCGTTGTGGCATCAGCGTTCTTCTCTATCTTTCTTATCACTGGCATTGCGGCGTTACTTTTCGCTCATGGTATTGAGTCTGCCGTTAATGAGGATAGGTGGTCACTCATGAAGAATGATGACCCTTGGTTTAAGTAGTCACCTTGGTTTAATGTCTAACCCTGGCGTACAACGGTTGCATGTCAGGGTTTTCTTTTTGGAGTAGATATGACTGAGAGTCGTTCGTTCAACATTTGTGGCACGGATGTCCACCTTCACTGCGCAGACTTTCGCACAAGCTTTGGCGAGGGCATTAAGGCTGACATGATCTTGGCCGATCCGCCTCATGAGGCGCTTGAGAGGCATCGCGCTATCGGCACAACCACAAGGCTGACTGGTGAGTGGTTTGACATCCTATCAGACGATAAGATCGGAGAGTTCTTAGAGTTTATAGATGACCGTCTTGCTAAGAATGCTCACATCTACCTGTGGTCTAATGATGAGGCGGCTTACACCATCCATGCCGCCGCTATGGCATGTAGTGTGAAGTGGAAGTATTGGAACACGCTCCAATGGGTAAAGCTCAACTCGGACGGTAGCGGTGATGTCTATGGCCGATCGGTATCAATGGGCATGGGCTACCATTACCGCCATGCTCGCGAGCAGGTTCTTTTCTTTGAGAAGGGCAAGAAGGCCTTAAGCTCACCGTCGGATCTCAATGTGTTTCATGAGCAGAAGACCACGCTTAAGAATCATGGCCACCCTACGTCGAAACCAACCTATATGCAGTCGGTCTTGGTGTCACAGTCTGCGCCAGATGGTGTCATCATGGACCCCTACCTTGGCAGCGGCTCCTCAATGATGGCCTCAATCGGAATCGCCAAGACCTTTTATGGCTATGAAGTCAGTGAGGTCTACTTCAATGCCGCAGTTGCGCGCCTTGAGGCTCTTGAGGCTTGGTTTGAGGCTGTTGGCGTGCTCGATGCGAGCTTAACTCTTGAGGAGATGAGGGCGGCGCTTAAGAGTTTGGACATACCCCCGGAGCGCACTGTTAAAACCTTGAGTGCGTTTCGTGGTAGCGTGCTGAGCGCGCTAGAGCAGCTCAGCTCAACGCAATACAGTCTGGAGTTTAAAGACCTATTGGATAAACTAAAGTATGGTGATTTGGGGTCAAAGGACTTCGGTAAGCTCAAAGACAAAATATGAGGTGACTTGTGGCGTCGTATAATAACCGAGCATATCATGCGCTAGGTGGTGTTTATGTCTCGTGGACATCCGAGGGCTCCCCAGATCTTACTGGTGCGAGCTATCCAGGCGCCATACCAGTCATTCAGCTCAGCGACTTCACCGCTTATAGCGTTATCGTTTCAGGTGGTGAAGATCCAAGGCCTGCGATACGCACGGCAAACACATCTAACAATGAAGTCGATCCTTCCACAATCTTTCAGGGTAACATGACCGATCAGGTGCCCGTTGTAGCTATGGGCTACCCATACACAGAGGTTTAACATGACAGCGACAGTAGCAGACGTCACGCAGATCTTCCCTGCGACCTTCACAGCTAAGGGTCTTATCGCGGCCCTTTACACTCACTTCAACACCGTATCAACTCGCTTTAGTGTGGCTGCTAGTAACGGCGCATCTAATGACGAAGGCCTACTTTTGACGTGTGACAAGGCTGGTGAACCTTGGAACATCGCCCTGCGTGATGGTGGGACGACCAACATGAGGGTCAGCATCGACGCTGAGGGTGATATGGATGACCCTGGCGGCACTGGTGTGCTGCCAACTGGCTATACGGACTGGTCGGGCACTGTCTTTGAGAACGTCTTTAGCCTAGCTGGTGGCGCTGTGGGTTGTAAGACCTGGATTATGGAGATGCCTGATGCTTTCTTCGTGAGGTTGACTAACAGCGCTAACACCTTCGGGCTCCAGATAGGTCACTGGGGAAGGGTAGAAGCTCTTTGGGATGCTGAGGAGTTTGAGCAGCTTGGGCGTACTGGCCTTGGTCTACATGCTGGTCAGCCTGGAAGGGTTTCCACCTCTGCAACCTCTGGCTTCTTTATCACCACCTTAAACTCACTTGCTCATGTCCGTACTGGTGAGTGGTCGTCAACCAAGCTTGGTCACGAAAACTTCACTGCCTCCCAAAATAATGAGCTTGAGAGGCCTTCACCAATATGCCTGACCACGGACAACGCGAATGGTTCAACTTATGATGACACAATGGGTTACATGAAATACTGTCGTAAGCGTAACCAGGCATCAAGGGCTGTTAATACAAGGCTTGAGAGTACACCATCAGATCAAGCTTGGATTCATGACAATTACGTCGCAAGCACCACATCGTATGTTTATCCTTGGCGTAAAGGAGTTTCTCCGTGAGTATCTTAAGGACAGGGATCTTTCTTATGGGCATGTTGCGGGCAGAAGGTCCGCTACCTCTACCAGAAGTCGAGCTGCCACCAGTGCAAGAGTCTGGATGGTCTACAAGCTATGGTTTTGGTGAGAAGTGGTACGGCAATATGACAGCCTCGGGTGAGACGTTCCCCAGCGACGAGCAGACGTGTGCAAGTAGGACTATCCCCTTGCACACAGTCGTCATCGTAGAACATCAGAAGACCGGGCGCCGCGTTTGGTGCAGGGTTAACGACCGTGGCCCTTACGGAGCGCTAGACGCAGAGGGTAACTGGTTTGTGAAGCGTTCCCTTAGCGCTCCTGGCGAGTATAGGGGCGTGATGGATCTTGCGCGCGCGACCGTGGAGACGCTTCATAACAAGGAAGGCCCGCAGGTTCAGGACATTCACATCAGGTACTTCCCAGTTTCATCTTGTGAGACTGATGGCGTTTTCACTTGGTTTTAATTCTATTGACGGGCGGCATAACCGCCCGTTAGTCTTTTGATGGTCAGACACGCAACGGTTGCATGTTTGGTTTTGGAGATATTAAATGATCATCCTTAGAACGTTCATTCATTGTGACGTAAGAGGCTGCCTTAACTTTGCCGCAGTGGGCATTAATGATGAGTCTCAGTCCAGCCTTCAGGTCAATATGAGGATGAAGGGTTGGGTTGAGATTAAGCATCAATGCACCATCAGGCATATCTGCCCAAGTCACGATAATGATGATCCTGATGATCTTGTTTACGATGTTGGCGTTGGGGAGGCGGTATGAAGGATGGTGTTTGGTTGGAGGTTTGTGGCTTCGCCCCTCGCAACGAGCGTTATGGGATGTCTCTTGGTGGACTTGTTATCGTCTATGTGGAGCGGCATGACTATGATGGGGCTTGGAGTTACGAGGTGGACTTCAAGACAAACATAGCGAGCAAGGGCGGCTTTGAGTTAAGATCTCAAGCTGAGCGTGAGGCCTTTAAGCTGGTTAAGGGTCTTGTGGATAAAACGGTTAATAACTTAAGCGCTTGGGCAGGTAGCCTTGGTGTAAATGAGGAGAACGAAGATGAGTGAGACAAGCGTTGGGAAAGGGTTCGGAGTCACGGTCGGCATCCTGATGGCGATCTTCACGGTCCTTGTTGTGTTCCCCATGCTCTTCTGTGGTGGATGTACTGTCTTTACGGCCATGCTTGGCGGCGCAGGGAGAGCTGTTGAGAAGACTAGAGCTTATGATGCTGGCACCGATCCCACCGTCACTAGCCCTACGAATGAGGCACCTGCCAGTCAGGATGATGGTGGTGAGCCTCCTAAAGACATTTAGCCATAGGCTAGCGATTTATATTGTCGCCGTTCATGGTATGAGCGGCGACTTTGTTTCAACAACAAACCCGAGAGGTTCACGGTGAAGCTTCAATACAACATCAGGCAGAAAGATAGTCTTGAGGGGTTTTCTAGGTCTTTTCAGGATGATGCGGGGCTCATCAATCTTGATAGCTTCGTCAGTGATCTTATTGCTGACGGCTATGACTTGCACAATGTCTTCGTTGAGGGCATGGGGGTTGAGTCATTCATCATCGAAGTCTGTATCTTGGTGCCTAATGAGCTGACTGAGAGCGGTCTGAGGAGTGGTATAAGGCTTTGTAGGGCTGTCGAGGTTGGTACGTTCGATGTTCACTTCCAAGTCAACGATGGTGGTGAGATTGAGCACGAGGTCGAAGGTCTTAAGTGGTATAACGAGCACAGCGGCTATGATGGATGTGCCGCTCAGATCACCATTAGTGAGAAGGTCTTTCGAGGTCGAGATGCAGCCGCCGCTATCCATAGCCTCATGAAAGATCCTGACATCAGTGTTGAGGACTTCTTGACTAGGCCTATCAAGCTCTTAGAAAACGCTGAGATCTTGTGGCTTGATGTTGGCGTGGATAAGGATGACGTCTACTTTAAGTGCATCGAAGGCGGTAAGGTCATGCGCTTCTATAAGACATCTAACAACTCAAAGTCAGCCAAGGCCTTGGACCCTGAGCCGCCCCCAGTGGCTGGTAAGGTCGCAGCGGTCAAGCCACTGCTCAACTTCACCGACTCTTACTTTAGCGATCCTTGGCTTCGCGATCTGTTTGTGGCGCGAGATAAGTACGGCACCGAGCTTTACGGTCAGTCGCTCATGACTGGTGACGGTCGCGACTCATTTAATGACGCACTCCAAGAGGCCATTGATCTGCCCGTCTATATCTCCAAGGCCAAGCTTGAGCGATCGTTCACCGCCGAACAGAAGCAGCAGCTTTTAGAGATCTTAGACTTCACGCGCAAGCTGCTACTCTTTGATGAGCAGACTTATGATGATTATGTAGAGAGCTATGGTGGCGATAGCTAGGACATGCAACCGTTGCACGTCAAAGAGCCCGCGATGACTTAACATCGCGGGCTCTTTATTTGCCTGGTCGTTACGGTCTGACTTAGTAGTTGGAGGTCACGAGGTAGTAAGCGTCGTGCTTCTTGGCATCAAGGCTCTTACTCCCACTGAAGATAACCGCCCCCTTGTATTGCCCGGTGGCATTGTCACCAGCGTGCATGTAGATCTCTGCGATTCCGTTCTGCTTAGCCCAAGTCATCATGTCACTGAGAAGGCTCTTCGTCAGGGGTGCGCTGAGGCGAGCTTTTGGTTTAAGGCCCTTGGTTCCAACCTCAACCTTGGTGTTGGAGTCTTCAAACTCAAGCATACCATCAGCGCTTGCCGTGATGGTGATGTTCTTGTCTTTGAGTGCCCTGATCGCGCCTGACAGGCTCCTGGCGCTTACTTTGCAGATTGGCTTGGTTTCCTTCGCCATCAGGTTAGACAGTAGATAGAGATGCTGGACGTACTTATCACCATCCATAGCCTCTTCAGACTCAAGCTCGCTAAGGTCTGTATCCGCCTTCACGCTAAAGCCTTTGGATGACCCACCTGATGCAGGTGACAGGTAGATGTAGAAGTCGCCATCTTGGTCGATCGGGGCTGACACCATACGATAGCCGTCACTCGACACCATGACGTTGTTGTGAATGAGCCAGCGCGGCTTATCGCTTCGCCTGGCGATCTTGGCGAACATTTGCAGATTGGTCATATTGATTCCTTGGTGGTGTGTTTGTTGGAAGGGTGCCTTATATTGAGTCACTTAACTGTAATGTAGCACTTTGCACGCTCAGTTCGATATGTGACATTACGGCTTTCAATAAGAATCCTATCACCAGCAAAGATGATGCCGCCGCTTGACTCCCATTCTATCGTAGCATCTTTTGGCCGACCTCCTGTCATGGTGATTGATCTGAGGCCAAGCTCTAGCAGCTTGGGGTCTATGTTCATGAAGGTGCGCTTGACGATGATGGGGTTGCGGCTCCTGATAAAGTCGGTCTTAATGCCATCGCCGCGAAGCTCGATATTATGTGGCACAAAGTCAACTTGCACCATATTGAGATTGAGCTTTATGGCGGCGCGCAGCCAGTCGAGTATTGGCTTAACGGCATAGTGGTTAATGTGCATGAAAGACCCGCCATGCGCCATAGGTGCAATATCTTCAGGCCTAAGCAAAGGCCCTCGCCTAGCCTCAAGGTCAGACAGTGGCCTAGATGGGATCAATCCAATGTCGGTGTCAGACCTAACCTTAATAGGCTTCCAGCCTCCATTACGCAGTCTCTTCTCGGCGCAGATAAAGTGAGCATCATCGCCCTTGTCGTTAACGACTAGCACAATGCTATCACCAGTGGCGATAAGCTTGTCATCGCAGCGGTAAAGGGCACCATTGGCGCCTATCTCTACAAGGCTTTTGATGAAGCTCACATTAACCTCCAAAAAGAAAAGCCCACCTGACGAGGTGGGCTTTGTGATGCCGTTAGAACGACTCAAGCTTCGACGGGTAGTATAAAATATGCGCTGTGCTGGGCAATGTCTAGGATCTTACTTCCACAGAAGATCACGCGTTCCCTATATGGTCCAGGCGCAGGGGCTTTGTCCGTGTTCATGTAGAAGCTGGTCAGGTTGCTCTGCTTGGCCCAAGCCAACATATCCTTAAGATGGGCTTTATTCATAACCACACTGAGCCCAGTCTTTGGCTTAAACTCACCAGCCCCAGCACCCTTCCCCATTCCAGGCCACCTTGGCGAACGGTCTTAGATCGATCATATCTCTACACCTATGAGTTTTGCCCATTCATTAAGGGCGTCAGTTGTTCTCTTAAGCTTGCCGTCTGGCGCGAGCCCGACGCAGCACACTTGACCCCAAAAACCAGCACCATTAGGCGCGGCTGACTCTAGGATCGACAAGCAACGCTCGCGGGCGCGCTGCTTGTCCTTGTCTTGCAAAGCCTTCCTTAGCTTGTCTTGCATATCAACTCCAGGGGGCGCCCAACATGGGCTTGAGATCTATCTTTGCCAGCGAGCAAAGCTCATGTCAATGATTATTTTTAGTTAATTACTATTGACATCAAATATGGGCTTAGCTAGTCTCTTGGAGATGTTATGAGAAGCATTAGAGGTAGGGCTAGAACGCTAGCGCATGATGCGCAGTTCTGGCTGACGGGCAAGAAGAGCGCAGAGGGCGCAGCTATGGCAGCCTACGCCATATCTGACGCCGACAACGCAGATCCAAAATGCGACGCTAAGATATTGGCGTCGCTGGTCACACTGCGCGCCGAGCTTGGCAAGCGCAGGAACAGTGATGCTTGCGACGCGCTATGCGCTCGCGCTTCGCGATTAATCGCCCAGTACATGGGCGCGTCTGGCATTGATAGCGCGGTCCATATCAGGGCCTACGATCTAAAAGTCGGGATGTGTCTTGATGTGGGCGGCTCCGGCTATCCTTACTGGATAGCAGGCATAGAGAAGGGCCGTCAGAACGGCATTGACGTCCTATTCTTAACATTTACTGATCACTCTGGCGTTACATTGCAAGCCCACTGGTTTGCAACGCGTCATGAGTGTTACGAGCTATAATAACGCAGCAGACATGCAACGGTTGCATGTCTGCGCTTGGAGGTTGTGATGCGTGAGTATATAGAGCGAGTAATTTTCACGACGGCAGTTGAGGCGTATGACTATCCTGGCGTTGTGGTTGAGGAGCTTGAAGCGTTTGAGTGCGGCGGGCGCACTTGGCGCAAGGTCAAGATGGTCAATGAGCCCTATCGCATTGAGAATCAAATAATGCGTTACGCTAGTGGTCTTTGCGGGGCTTGGGATGAAGATCCGCGAGTAGCAGAAGAGAGGCATCGCGTAGTAGAGGAGAAGTGGCGCGCGCTTGTCGCTGAGCAGAAGGCTCAGATTGACGCCATAGATGTCGCTGATGACCTTGAACGCTATTTTAGGCGGAATGAACACTGTCTTGACTATAAGGCCAAGGCACATGCTCGCGAGCGCATTGATGCTCTCGCAAAGCGAGATGCGAAGGCTGAGGCTGAGGCCAAAGCAAAAGAGATCGCGGAAGCAACGCCCAAGCTTCCCAACATCATATTCATCCCGATCTACCACAACATGCGGTTTTGTCGCTTTGAGATGTCTGTGGTTAAAGGCTTTGACTGGCAGAACAATGTCAAGGTGGATGGGGTGAGTTTGTCTGCGGCTAGCGTCATCGCTGGCGAGTACGTCAGGGCGATCCCCTGGTGGGGCGATATGCCGCCGCAGCGTCTCTTTAGGGATCATGCTCATGACTTTCAATCATGGGAGCGTGTGACGTTTGAAGGCGAGGCGTACTACCGCGTAGGAAAGATGTTTACATACCCGCGCGAGTACATCGTTTATGACGCTGACGGCAAAAAGGTCAGGCGATCAATGCGCCGACTAGATCTCTTTAGTCAGACAGCCCTTGAGTGGACCAAGATCTTTGACATCCCATCGCATCCTTAAACCCCTATAGCAAGGCCTGCAACCGTTGCAGGTCTTGGAGGTGTATATGACCAAGCCCAGGCACCTTAAGAAGCCGTGCGCCCAGTGCCCCTTCCGGGGGAATTGGCTGACGAAGGGATCAGCCATTGAGATCGTGACAGCCCTTCGCAATGACAAGCCGTTCTCGTGTCATAAGACGGTCAACTATGACCGCGAGCGCGACGGCATGACTGAGGCCTTCTGCGCAGGAGCCTTGGCTTCAATGCGAAAGTCTGGCGAGCTGTTTAATAACTTCGCCGTCCGCGTTCACGCGATGACCATGCGGGTCGATGGTTGGCCAGCTAACGTTGATGGTGAAGGCATCCCATCGCTCGATGAATGGATTGACCTCCATGATGACAATGGGCGGAGTCGATTCCCATCTGGTGAGGGGGTCGAGTTTGATGAGGAGTGTGATGATGAGTGAGTTTGAGATCTTCGCGCGCAAGTGGCAGCCTAATGAGGTGGTGTTGCCATGCCCGAGCGCACCAGCACTTAATGACATTCAGGCGGGGTGGCTCTGGCTGCTAGCGCTTGATATTGATCGAGTGCTTTGGGGTCGATGGGCATGGTGGCTTGAGCGTCTTGAGAAGCGCGACTTTGACACCATCAAGTCTTCTGACATCCCCAAGATCACATTCAACCTCTACCGAGGCCATGAGCCCCACCACAAGGCGCTCAAGATGCTCAACCTATGTGTTGATACCATTAAGCGCCGCGAAGGGCGCTACAGCGGCAATGGCGCGCTCATGGCGCTAATTGATTGGCTGTCTTGGTCTTTGGGTTTGCAGGATGAAGCTCCAGGCATAAAGGTTGAGACTCACCAAGAGCTTTATCAGACCTTCTGCCTTGATCTTATCATGGGCGCGCCTTGTGACTATTGGGGGATCTTACTCTCAGACCTCCAGCACGGCAAAGGCACCACATCGTTTTATCCGACGCCCTCCGAGGTTGTCACGTTATTGACTGACATCATATCTGAGCAGGATGGGCCTGCCATGAGGAGCGCTTACGATCCATGTCTGGGCACGGGCAGGGCTTTGCTTGAGGCGTCTAATCACTACCTGCTATTGAGCGGCCAAGATATAGACAGCTCGGTGCTCAAGTGTGCAAAGCTCAACTTTGCGCTCTATGTCCCTTGGGCGATCGTTCCACCACCGACTGATGAAAAGGTTGTGACCGTTGATTCATGTGCCGCAGATCTTGAGCTATTGGAGGGCCTGTTAGATGTCTGAGGTTGCAGTTGCGATGTCCAATGACAAGCTAAGGGCTAAGCTCTTAGATAAGGTTAACGACCACATCGAGATCTTAAAAGAGCGCGTGGATCTCGTTAAGACTGAGGAGAGCTTGATTGATTTGCTAGTGGCCGAGCTGACCAAGGCAGAGTATGAGCAGTGGGACTCAAGTGGTGAGCTGCCCTTGTTGATCTGTCTGTATATTGACGATAGCGATGTGGCTTATATTGAAAAGTCTCTAGTTAAAGCCATAGACTTTGAGGAGAGGCGCAACGTCAGCTTAACCTTAATGATGGTCATCTCCTTTATAGCGGTGTGGCAAACAGATATGGTTCTGTCACTCTTGCTTGGTCCGTTCATCTTCGCGGCGTACTTCTTACCATTCCTCTATCAGGGCTATGGTGAGATTGACCGTAAGAGCCTAATCTCACTCCCAAACTTCGACAAGGCTGCGCAGTATTACTATGGTGCGAGGCAGGGCTTTAAGGATGAGCTTGATAGGGCTGAGGCGGATCGTAATGCCAATAAGATTGGGGCTGTAACCATATCCTCAGCAGGTGACGGAGGTGGTCAGTTAACGCAGGTGCAATCAGGTCAGCTTGAGGTCTTGAGTGACATAAAGTCTTAAGCTAACTTATTAGCAAGGATGTAAAAAAGAGGCCCCATGCAACCGTTGCATGGGGCTTTTCTTATTAGCGATTTTTCTTACGAGCTTTCTTAGCTCTTACACCAGCGCGCCGCTTCGCTTTCTGGTTGAGGCTCATGCTGGAGCTGTACTTTCTCCGGCGCGACTTCCCGGTGCGTTTGGCGCCTCCACCACCCATGTCAGGCATCGGGAAGCCCCTTGATTCGGCATCCACAAGAAGGGGCAACATCATAGCTGACACTGCCATCATTCTCTGGTGGTGCTTGTCGTCGTTACGCTTCATCGTTCTCCTCCAGTGACGCGCTTACGGCGTATGCGTGCTCTATTGATAAATCGAGATCAAGGTAGGCGATGCTTGAGTAAGCTACGCGCTTACACCATCTCCAAACCTTGGCCTCGTCCTCTCCACTATCCAACTTGGCCTTAGCCATGACGATAACACTTGAGACGTCCTCTAGGGGAAGCTCAACGGTGCAATATTCATCACGCTCAATCCAAGTCAGACGGTGGCGCTCATGCTCATATTTGAAGCTGATCATTTGCGATAGTTCTTTACGCCTTCGCTAGCCTCAAGGGCCTCGTGCGCCGCGATGGCTGTGGCGATGATCTTTATGAGTTGCGCTTTGGGGTCTGGGCTCTCACCTAGTCGGCTAGAGTATTGAGTAAGGATCTCAGACCATTCACTTGAGGTGTGTGCCATGTCATGCCTCAAGCCACCCCAGATCGTCTTCTGCTTAAGGCGTTCAGCCTCAACAGCCTCTAGCATGGCCTTTTGCTTGGAGTCTGCCTTGGGGTCCGAGAGTTCACCGTGATGGTCTGCGGCGACCCTGTTGTGGCAATATTCAGTGTCACGACATCGCCATGACATGATGTGCTCCGTGGCATCTTCATTGTCGTACTTGATGATGATCTCATGCCTGGCAGCAGTATCATCTTCAATGATGCGACTGCAAAGCTCGCAAAACTCAGAGTATTCTGGAGAGACATGGTGAAGGATCTCGCGTTTAGTGTAGCTCATTCAAAGTTACCCGTAAGGTTGGATGGGATAAACTGCTCAAGAGCCTTCAAGCGTGATGGGTGCTTGAGTTTCTTGAGGGCCTTTGCTTCGATCTGCCGGATACGCTCCCGAGTAACGCTGAAGTCGTTTCCGACTTCTTCGAGAGTGTGATCGGTAGTATCACCTATGCCATAGCGAAGGCGCAACACCCGTTCTTCACGAGCAGGAAGTGTGGATAAGATCTGCCTTGTAGCTTCGCTCAAGGTCTTACCTTCTATCGCTTCATGCTGGCCCTCATTGAGTACGTCCTCAATGGTGTCCTCAAGCGTGAAGTTGCCATCTCCTATTGTCTGGTTGAGGCTGACGGGTTCATAGGCAAGCTGGAGCATCTGACGCACCTTATCAACATGGATTCCCATCTCGTCAGCGATCTCTTGCGGCTTAGGTGTTTCGCCTGACTTCTGAGCCATCGCCTTTTCAATGCGTTTGAGCTTATGGATGGTGTCGATCATGTGGACAGGGATACGGATTGTTCGAGCCTGGTCTGCGATGGCCCTTGAAATGGCCTGCCTGATCCACCATGTGGCGTAGGTTGAAAACTTATAGCCGCGCTGATGCTCAAACTTATCAACTGCGCGCATAAGTCCGATGTTGCCCTCTTGGATCAGGTCCAGCAGTGGTATACCTCGGTGGTCATGCTTCTTGGCTATGGATACGACCAGGCGAAGGTTTGATTGCACCATGACAGACTTGGCCCTCATCGCCAGATCTTCGCCTACTGATATGGCGGAGAATGCGATCTCAAGCAGGCTCATGGGTAACCCAAGCTCTCGCTCTATCGTATTCATCCTCTTAGTTGCCTGGATAAGATCGCCAAGGACAATGTGATGATTATGCTCGTTAACCTTGGTGCCATCGCAAGCCATTAAGGCGGCTTTCTTCATGCCCTTATTGAACATGGAGTTGATGAATTTGACCCTCTCCAAACTCACCATGAAGATGCCTTCCATAGAACGGAGTTCAGCTTCAGCGAGTTTGGCCTCATTGTATTTTGACTTGAGGCCATTCGATATAAGGTCAACGTACTTCTTGGTGAAGTAAAACGAGCTAATGCCGTTGGTGATAACTTCGACCTCATCTGAGTTTAAGACTGGCGCGCCTATCCTTGAGGTGCTGCTTGTCCTTACTCGTTCAACGTCTTTAAGAAACTCATTAAAGCGTTCGATGTTATCAAGCTCGAAAGCCTCCACCGCCTCGGGATCATTGAAGTCGATCTTCTCACCTGGCGCTGCTTGTAGCAGGTCGGACGACTTAATCTTTCGCTTACTTAGAAGCGCTCCAATGAGTTGAAGCTCTTTAAGCCCATACTGTGTGCATAGGGTGGTGTTAAGGATGATGCTTTCACCGCTTGAGATTTGCTCGGAAGCTTCGATCTCTTCTGCCCTTGTGAGGAGCGGCACCCTGCCGATCATCCTTAGATAAGTCCTCACACTGTCACTGCCGGACAAGCTTCCATCATCAAGCTGACTGCGGCGTTCTGATGACATGATCTTTCGAGGTGTAGCTGCGGCCTGATCACCGATCACTACACCCATGCTGCTTAGGATGGTTTTAAACAGTATAATGGCTTGAGCGTGTGGATAGTCTGTAATGATGTTGTCCACATCGTGATGACTGATGAAGCCATCACGATAGCCCTTGTAGAATGTATGCTTAAGCCTTCCAAGCTTGAACCTATCCGTTGCGCCGCCCATGTTTTATGCCTTCAGTGTTTTGGTGTCATCCTGTATTGACGTTCTTGATTACCTCAAGCGTCACTGTCAGTGATTCTGCACCATTTGCACTGCCTGCGTCGAAGTCAATTTCAAGCATCACTAATACGCGGCTAAAGACTTTGGGAATCCCATCACCAGATCGAACCTCTACGGTATAAACAGGCCACACTGAGTTAAACCTCTTGGTGCTATCGGGATGATTGACGATAAAGAAGCTATAGGCTGCAAAGGCATCCTCTGGGGTGTCGTGTGGTTCGGTGGTGTGTGCGGAATAGTCTGTTGATATGTACTTACACATTTCATGCCCCCTGGGAATGTGCGCTAAGTCAATTATTAACCTGATGCCTGTTACTTCATAGTCCTTATGCGCGTGCAACGGTTGCACGTTGACCTATGACTTCTTTGAGGCAAAATAGCCAAGTGCATTAAGTCAATACACTGAGGGTATAATCATGTCTAAGCTGAGCATTATTGAGAGCTACTTCCTGAGCGAAGCCAGGTGGAAAAAGGAAGGCGTCACCCTTGAGGATGACTATGGAAAGATTGCAGCCCTTGCTGGTGAGGGTCATCACTATCTGAGCTTCACCGCCATTCCCAAGCTTGGGATTAACCCCCAGTCGAAATACAAGACCCCTTTAGGGATCTACACCTACGCTATGGCTGACGAGTGGTTCTGGAGGGCTTGGAATGAACACCAGTTCCCCTTCGTGGCAGACCAACCATTCGTTCAAGTCATGCGCGCGCGCAGTGAGTCTGGGCTTGTAGTCATCGAACGCGGCGGGGCACTATCTAAGGGCAAGTCTCTAATTCAGCGTGCCGTTAGTAAGTATGAGAAGATGATCGACACCGACGATGCTCACCGATATGCGAGCAAAGATGTTGAGCAGTATGACAGGCCTTGGATCAACTCTGTAAAGGGTGATGCCGCCCTATTTAGGTGGTACTGGTCTTTCACGCGTTATCTTGCGATTGGTGATAAGGGTGGCAGTAATCGCCTTGCATGGATCTCACTATGGGGCAAGATCATGATGAATGATGGTGTCATGATCATTGAGGACCGTGGTACGGGTACAATTCATCAGAATGAGCCTCACCAAGCTGTCGTCTTGTCGATGGCAGCGGTCGATCACGTCCTCCAAGCCCAGAACCCACTCAATGATGCTAAGGTTAAAGCACCTGTAAGGGGTGTTAAGCGCGAAGGTCGCAACTATAACAAGTTTAAGTCTGAAATCGCTGTTCACCTTGAGGCGTTCAGGCGTGGTGCTAGCGTCATCGACCAGATGGGTGTGGGCGAACGTCAGATTGATAGTATGCTCACTGAGGCTTACAGGACGGCTAAGTTAACACCAGCAGGGCTCAAGAAAGCCTTTTATAAGGATGACGTCAGTGGCTTTGTGCCATCTGGGGTTTTTGAGTTTGAGCGTGAGGCAATGGGTAGTCTTGCAGATGGGCTTGAGCTTGGTGGTGATCTGGCTAAAACTTGGCTACTTGGTGAAGGTGCGATAGGTACTGAAAAGCGCCTGTCTCTTATATTTTCACCAAAGGTCATCGTCGGTTATGACACTTTCGAGTTTAGATATTCCGACATATTCAAGCGCGGCGCCCCCATCCCACCAGATGTTAATTCATACTTTAGTGTTGAGGTGGGCAAGCTGCGCTTTAACTCTTCTAAGATCCACGTCGGGAACATCTACGGCATAGGTCTGACAAGTAACGTATCCAAGCTTAGCCTTGTGAATTGCGAGATTAGCATCACCAAAGAAGACCTTATGGAGCTTGGTGATTTTGATGCCGCTGAGGTTAAAGGCGCGATCTCCAATCCTAAGATCTTGGAAGCCGTCATGAAGGTTATTCTCGCAGGTCAATTCGTGCGGGCAGCAAGGCCAGACGGCCCTGCGTCTGGCTTGAACCTAAGTTTGGTTAACTGCAAGTTTGAGGTGGTGTGATGTCTAAGTTAGATATGATCGAGAGCTACCTCCTCAGCGAGGCTCCACGCTGGAAGAAAGAAGGTGTAAGCCTTGAGAGTGACTACGCTAAGATCGCAGCTATGGCGGGCGACGGTCATCACTACTTAAGCTTCACCGCGATGCCCAAGCTTGGCATCAACCCGCAGTCCAAGCATGAGACGCCGCTCGGGATCTACACCTATGCAATGGCAGACCCTTGGTTTCAGAAGGTATGGGAGAATCAGCAGTTCCCCTTTGTTGCCGATCAGCCTTATGTTTAAGTCATGAAGGCTAAGAAAGAGTCAGACATCATCATCCTTGGTGAAAGCTCAATCATCCAAGGGGCGTCGCGCATTAGGACGCTTAACGATCAACACAAGCGCTACATCGAGCAAGACTTTGTATTCGGTGAGGCCTTTAAAGAGTTCAAGTATAGGAGCTTACCTTGGGTTGATAGCGCCAGTGGTGGAGTGCGTGAGTTCAGGTGGTATTGGGCGTTCACCATGCAGCTATCTAAGATGATGAAGGCTGAGCGCCTGTCGTCTATCGCTTACTGGGGCAAGCGCATGATGGGCGATCGCATCATGATCGTTGAAGATCGCGGTAGCGGCACCATCCATCATAATGAGCCCAACCAGGCCGTCATCTTGTCGATGGCGGCTGTTGATCATGTGATGCAAACGCAGAACCCCCTCCGTGGTGCCAAGAGGCCATTCCCTGGCCACGGTACCCCCAAGTCAGGTCGAGCATTCCAGAGGGCCAAGTTACTCATCAGCGAGAAGATGCGAGTAATCAGGGACGCCGCGAAGGTGCTTAATGACCTCAAGAGCACCTTCGCACTCTCAGCTCAACTCTTTAAAGCTATGGATCTGGCTAAGAAGTCTGACACTGAGATCATCTCAAGCATCTCCACTGCGGCTGGGATTGATACTGAGAGTAAGACCTTTGGGGATATTGATGACCTTTATTTTACGCTGGGCAAACTTGTGGCGTTCTGGAATAGCAACACTGAGCTATCGGACATCTTCTTGCGCGGTAAGGATGCTCAGTACGTTGGTGGGTTTATTGATAATGTTGTCGATCTTGTCTTTATCGAGTTTGATGACATCACGCTGGAGCGAGTGAATATCTTTAACAGCCTTAATGACTTGGAAGGCCTGTCTGGTGTGATGCTTGGCTTTATGAACATGACCATTAGGGATTGCGTTATAGACTTGAATGCACTTCAAGACCTCGCTCTCACCGAGCCCACTAAGAGGCTTGTGTTTGATCGGTGTCGTTTCAAGCTCAAGGCTATCCCAAGTATTGCGGCTGGTACAACCCAACCCAACGAGAGTCAGTTGCGCGAGATCTCAAAGATCTTTGTTGGCGAAGTCAACGGCACCAAATATCGAGATGGAATCAGGCCAGCATTCTTCAAGGATTGCACCTTCGACGTTACCTGAACATGCAACCGTTGCACGTCTAGGCCTGTATCTCTTGCTCTGACGCGATGAGCGCATCAAAGTCTTCAAGCTCAAGCGGCTTCTTGTATTCTATCTGCCCAAAGGCATCCTCAACGTCTTGGTGCGCCCTGGCTATCTCAAGCGTGATCCTTTCAAACTGATAAGACCTAACACCCATGACTCGCTCAAGGATGATACTGGTGAGCGATGCCAGACCTACTATGGATAGCGCCACTGCTAATGGTCCAATGGAGTAACCAACAAAAGCCGTTAGGATCATCGCCATAGACATTAAGCACATCACACCGAGTAGCACTGAGGTTAAGCGCTTGAGGCGGTCAGACTTATGTTGAGCCTCTTCTAGCCTTCTGGAGTTCTCTCTAAAGATGTCTAGCGATGCTTGTTTGGCGCGCGCCATTTCACGCTCAAGCGCGCGCCTCACCTCTCTTTCAAGCTCAGCGCCTTTAGAGGTGTCTTTCATAATCCTACGCTCAACCAGATCTGGAGGTGGTGTAAATCTCTTGATCTCCATCATCTCAGACTCTCGCCATCCAACACTTTTGCGCGCGACGGGTTTGATGCTTGCTGTGATCTTGAGATCGTTACCATCGAACTTTTTAAGCAGGATGTCATCGAGCGGCTCTCCGCGCTGATCGGCAAGAGCCTTGACTAGGTGCTTGAGTCTCATTTCAGCCTCACCAAGATGTCTGCCTGCGTTGTGATGACTTCTGATATGAATTTGGCGCTAAAATATTCTTGATAGCTTTGGCGATTTTGTTCAATGATTGCAGGTCCAACCAGCACATGATTCATGGCCTTCCTGATAGTGTCTTCGACGTCACCAAGCGCAAGCTCTGTGATCATGCTAATCACAGATGGGCTTAGGAGTTCATGACTGTTGGCTTCGAGGTATTTTCTGGTTGCCTTGGATATGTTGTCTAGCTGCGCAAGGACCGTCATGTCAGACATGTTGAGTGGTATCTTCGAGGTGCGCACCACAAGGTCTGTACTGCCGCCAGACCTGTCATATAAATGCGCGCTTGCTTCGATCGACTCTTGGTCTGACAGCGCTTTGATTAGTGCAAGGCTGACGGTGGCGCCATGAAAGTCTTTGCAGTCTTTAACCCTGGCGAGATAGCCAGGCCTTAACACCCAAGTCAGATCGCCATCGATCATAAGCCTGGACAGTCGGATGTTCTGATTGAGCGCGACCTCTATGGTGATAAAGCCAAACCCAAAGATCTTATCCAACTCAAAGAGGAGCGTCGCGGTGTCACCAGCATAGACCGTTGGCGGTATGTCGAAGCCTTCAGTGCTCATGATAAGGGTCATCTCATCCCTTATCCTTATATGGTGCCTGGCTTTTTCGCTGGATAGTGATGACCCGTGATCATCGCGTTCATCTTTGAGCTTTACGACGTCACTCAATGGATCGGAGTGAAGCACATCAAAGCGATAGAGCGGCAGTTGAGCGCCCTTGAGGTGTCTTGAGCTGAGCGCCTCATGGTAGTCATCGAGGCTGTCTTGTACTTTGCAGATTGCCTTGTCTAGGTGCTTGTCGAATGCGGCTATACTCATGGTGTCATCATCTTGGTTGTTGGTTATAAGAAAGCGGCGGCTCATTAGGCCGCCGACTCAACGCACTATCACAGGCGCTTGTTACTTCATCCAGATGTCAGAAGCCTTAAGCGTCTCGACATACTCTCTTCGATAAGCCTTGGTGTTGAGCCCTTCAAAGCTTTGAAAGATCTCTTCACCGTTACTGTCAGTGAGTTTGAAGTAGGTCAGGCCAGCCGCTACTGCTAGCGCGATGTTGACCTTAGCCTCATCCCCAGCGATGACCTTGAGAATCTCAATGTGGTCACTTCGCTTAGCTTCCTTGATCGTGAGGTTGAGCTTGTAGACCAGCCCCCCATTCTCAATCTTGCCGATGATCTTGCCACCGTGTGTGAGGTTGATGTCTGTGAGGCGCGACTTAAGCTCTGCGGCGTGGTGTTCAGCGATTTCATCAAGGGTGAAGTTGGAGTAGCGTTTCTTGAGCCCCACGGACATCTTTACGGCCTGTTTAGAGATGCTTGGCCTCACATCATCCATTTCATCCATATAGTCCACCGAGTTGAGCAGTCGCCCCAGTGACGGTGCCGTCTCTTTGCACTCGTAGGAGGTGATGTTCATGTCCTCAATCTTCTTGAGGTTTTCGATGATGATCATCACCTTCTCTTCATTCTCATTAAGGCTGGGCTCATAGTTATAGATGGCGATGCTGGATAGCATCACAACAGCCACAGAGATAACTATCGCGATAAACACCTTGTTCTCTTTCATCCTCAACCTCTTATGAGTTTCCAAGTGAAAGGGCTACCACACAGTAGCCCTGATTCATTGACGTTAAACTACTCGGCCCAAACCTGCAACGGTTGCATCCCTACTTCACAGCCTCACGACATCCTAGACACTTTCCGAGCACAGCTTACGGCGGCACTCACTCACTAACCTCTAAATCCCTTATATCATCCCTTATTAAATCCAACCAAATCAACTCCAGAATCAACTTTTACCTCACACCATAACTTTCCCTACTCCATAGAATGCCACCCATCCGACATTCACACTTCAAACATCCCCAAGACCACATCAAATGATCATCACTTTCAACCCCTATAAAAACACCCACTCTTCATAGACCCCCTCAACCAACCCCCCTTCATGGTGCATAACCACCCCATACATCCTATGGTGCAATACATCGTATAGAACATCATCCCTTACCCATACTGACACCGTAGTGAGTTACGTCTGCACCATAACGAGTGACGATTACACCATAAGGCCTCTATGGTGCATGATGACGGGAAAAGACATTTCGCTCCGCACCCCCACCCCCCTTTGAAAAAACTCAGGGGGGAGCTGCTCTGTTTTTTTTCCCAAGCACCATTGGGGGATTTTTCAAAAGGGGCAGGGTGTGTCCCTATGGTGGAGGCATAGAGTCCTATGGTGGAGGCATAGAGTCCTATGGTGGAGGCATAGAGTCCTATGGTGGAGGCATAGAGTCCTATGGTGGCGGGAGGGGGTCGCGCGAGGGGAGTGACCTGTGGTGGTGGGGGTATGAGTGTACGGGGAGTGTGCGGGGGTCAATGTCAGACGTGCAACCGTTGCATGTTGGAATGATGGGGGTCGGTGTTAGAATGGGGTTCGTGGCGAGATGTAAACAACGCACCATAGAGAGGTATGGGATGGGCAGTTTGGAGTTGGTCGAGCAGTATGTGATGGGAGAGGCGGCAAGGTGGAAAAAGGAGGGGGTTGGGCTTGTCTCACCGTATGAGGAGGTGAAGCAGTATATGAAGCCTGGTTACTTCCTGAGCTTCACTGCGCTGCCTAAGCTAGGCATGAATCCTAGATCGTCATACAAGACGCCTTTAGCGCTCTACACCTACTATATGGGGAGTGAGTATTTTAAGACCGCTTGGGAGAATCAGAAGTTCCCCTACCAGACGCAGCAGCCTTATGTCCAAATCATGAAGATTCGATCACCACCAAATATCGTGACGTTTGGAAACGGCAGGGTTGAGAATGATCATCTAATCGTGAAGGCTTTGGGGCGGTACAGGGAGAAGGCGCGTACAAGTCAGGTTCATGCCAATGCAATCGCATTGGCAAACCCGGACAGTGATCCCTGAATTGACTTATCTAGTGATGACGTCAGGCTGGTGCGTTATTACTGGGCGATAACAAAAGCGCTCGCGGCAGGCTCAATAGCACGCTGGGGTAAGCTGATGATGGATGATGGCATCATGGGCCTTAACGATATGGGGTCCGGCACCATCCATACGAACGAGCCTCACCAAGCGGCGTTCTTTTCAATGCAAGCCGTGGATCATGTCACTCAACTTAACAATCCACTTGCAGGGGCGCTGCCTGACTTCAATGCCCAAGGTCTAGGGCCAGGGAGTTCTCAGAAATACTTTAAAGGTGTTCATAACAAGCTGAGGTTGTTAGTTAAGCTTGTCATTAAGCTTATGAATGAAATTGGCGTAAACCATAAGCTTAGTCAGAGTTTTATGGAGCTTGCTGGTGCTTCTGAGCTTAGTCTAGGTGACTTCGTAACTAAGGTTGCAGATCTCAATAACCCAAGCGGGTATAATGAAGACTTTGAAGTAACGCTCGGTCTTTTTGACATCAAGGTGATTAAAGCTGCTGTTAAGGCGATCAAGCCGCACATCAATCAGATCGAGCCATTCCTTAAAGGTGCCAGGTTCACCACGAGCTGGCCTGGGAACAAGCTTAGCTTCCACGTTAATGACGTTAAGCTCTTGAGGTCTGACTACTTCAATATGCCAACGCGGCGAGAGTCAATTAATGACAATGTAGAGCTGTTTGTAAGGCAGATGAATCTGGTGGATAGTGTGATCACGCTAAACAGAATGCCCAACGCTCAAGACCTTGGGTTCATGTTTCCACCGTCATTTAGCTTTAGCAAGTGCATCATTAGGGCGACGATGGCGGAGTGGGATAAGATGCTCGGAACGGGCGGGGGTCAGATGATTAAGGATGGCGTACCCCTTGCCAATCTGACACCTTTAACTAAGGCCATGTCTGAGCGACTAGACATGTCATTCTTAAACTCTAAGCGAATTGCGAAGCCAAATGACTTTCAGTTCTCCGACTGTAAGTTTGAGGTGATTTAATCATCACGCACGCAACGGTTGCATGTCATAAGGAATCCGACTATGACTAAAAGTAAGAGAGAGATCTCGTCCAAAGATCCAAGGATAGAGATCGCGTGTGAGATTGAGAATATGGTGATGGTTGGTTTTTCCAGCGCCGAGTTGGCACCTAGTGATGAGCAGGGTTGGAATGTCGTAATGCTTATAGGTAGCGACGGCAAAAGATATAAAGTTACAGTCACAAGAGTTAACGAGAAGAGGGGTATGTCTGATGTCTAAGATTAAGGTGATAGAGCAGTACATGATCGGTGAGGCTGCTCGGTGGAAGAAAGAGGGTGCTGAGATCTTATCCCCCAAGGATGAGGTATCTTCATATATAGGGGATGGTAAGGGCTATCACCTATTGAGCTTCACTGGTCTGCCCAAGCTCGGGATGAATCCCAAGTCGCACTACAACACCCCGCTCGGGATCTACACATATTCTATGGTGGACCCTTGGTTTGAGAAGCAGTGGGAAGATCAGGACTTCCCCTTCGCGTCCGACCAGCCTTACATTCAGATCATGCGTCTAAGGTCTGAGCGCGGCCTTGTGGTGTTTAGCAACTCTGGCATCAGCATGGGGGGCTCGTTAATCAGCTCGCTCAATAAGAAGTATCAGAAGCTAATCACCCAGGGTGATAATCGAGCGGTCGGTGCCCATAAGATGATGCTTCGTGGGAGTGAGTATTGGATTAATGAAGTAGCTGGAGGTGCTCGGGAAGTGCGCTGGTACTGGGCATTCACTCAACATTACGCGAGCCTCATTGAGGGTGAGTCTGGCAAGCCTGTCAGGGATTGGAAGCACCCTGGTCATATTCATAACAACGCGGCGTCTATCGCGGTGTGGTCTAAGGTCATGGTTGATGATGGTATCGTCGCCTTCGATGATAGGGGGACAGGAACCATTCACCCTGACGAGCCGCATCAGGCAGTCGTGCTTACCATGAAGGCTGTGCAGCATGTCGCGCAGATCTTGAATCCTGTTGGCGGTGCAAGTCAGAAGCTCTTTAAGCGTGGCGTAAAGCGTCAGGGTAGGATGATCAACATCTTCACCAAGTGGGCTGTTGAGACTCGCAAGGCGTTTGAGGAGGCCTACGATAGGGTTGAGAAACTGTCGAAGTATGATGAGATCTCAAACCTTGGGGCCATGTTGTTGATCAGGAATTTCCTTGAGAATAGTGATGAGGACAATATAAAGGGCGTCACCAACCAAGGTATGACAGACTTTGAGAGCAATAAAATGCAGATAATCAACGCCACCCTGGCCTTGCACGAGAGGGTTGAGCTGGCCTTGGACATGGCTGGTGATAATAGGCTGCTGCGCGCCATTCTCTATGGCGAGAGTGCGCAGAGGATAAGGGCAAGCCTTAATATGGTGATAGCCTCTACAATGCTTGATCTCACCATAGATGAGTTTGTGGTGCAGGGCTCTACCATGCTTGAATCGCCTAGCAATGTGAGCGCTGGGCTGGCTGACCAGTTTGGCATAAGCATCACGGCTAGCATCTGGAATCTTAGGTTTAAGAGGATGGAAGTTAACGTAGAGTCTTTTGGTGCTTTAAAGGGTCTTTTGACGGGCATGTCAAAAGACATGAATCACTTTATCTTCGAGGGCTGCGACATCAAAGTGCCGAAGCTGGACTTCACGCTTGCGACTAATATTGAGCTTGGTGATGATGAGCTTGAGAACGAAGAGTTCTTCGCGGTGCTTTTTAAAGACTACTTCATTAAGGACATGCCTAGGATCTTGGGCATCAGCGGCAAACCACTGTCTGTTGAGGTTAAGGACTGTACTTTCGAGTTGGTCTGATAAGATGCAACGGTTGCATGTTTGATATAGGTTGTGTTCTTATCAATGCGGGTCTGATGTTGTGTCAGACCCGTAAACTTTGGAGGTTAGTGATATGGAATGGAACGAGCGCGAGAATCTTGTTGCGGCTCTAACCAAGCAAGATAAGAAGGGCTTTATCACCATAGATGAGACGCTGCATGTTGGTGGTGGCTTCAATATGGGAAGCCTTGAGGAGGTCGAGGTTAAGATCAGGACGCATATCGCAAAGAATAGGGCCTGAAACACGCAACCGTTGCATGTCTAAAATATGGCTTGCGCGGCTCATGCTTCTGGGTTTAGTCTTCTTGTGTTGCCGGGCGCGTTGTTAAACGTCCGGCTTGGACTTCAAGTGAGGTAGGTAATGGATGGTCTTGACGCTATGGCGCGCGACGATGGTTCAATCATGCGCTGGATCGGCCCATTCTGGGTTGAGGTATCCTTTGGCTTTGAGGGTCTTGAGCGCTATTGGACTTTTAGAGTGTCATCGCGCAAGGGTGATTCTGACTACACCTGCCCTCATAGGTTTAAGACTAGGCGCCATGCGCTTGAGTCAGCGCAGGACTATGTGATGACGCTGGCGATCAGCGTGACACATGATCTCACTAAGTGGATGACAGAAACGCGTAACGCAAGATGAGAGGAGAGAACATGACTAGGGATAAGGTGCTGCTGTTCAAAGAGCGCATTCATAAGGATGTCGTTCTCACGGCCTGGGTTGACGGCGATGGTGCTTATACAGCGCAGCTTGCCGTTGGTAATGCCAGGATGCTTCATGCTCCATTGGTGTGTGGCAATGTTGACGTTAGGTCGGTCTTCCTCAACTGGTCTAGAGACATGCTAGGCTTCGCCTACGCGCTCCGAGATTCGATCTCAGATGAGATGGTCGATGAGGTTGTCAGTGCCGCAACCAGCGAGCGGCTGCAATGATCCTAATGCCCGCTTAACCAAACGATAAACAGAAGGTGCCTTTATGAGTGACATGGAAAGCAAGAGTGTTGAGGTGGTTGTGATCGAGCGTCTTAAGCTTGGGGATGGCTTGGAGTTCATCCTTAAGTACGATGGCGACGGTGCTTACTACGCTTCATTAACCGGCCCAGAAGGCGCAGTGTCTGAAGCCCCGCCTATTACTGGCACGCCTGAATCAGTGGCGCTTCGTTCTGCTAAGACTTGGGCTTCATCGACCATCATGTTTGCGATGATGGTTGGCGGTAAACTCAGCACGGAGTCAATCCAGAGCGTCAGGATGCTTTGCTTTCACGCATCCTCACCAGAAGGAAGGTAGATGCTAACTCTAGATCTCGTTAAATTCAAAGACATGGGCAACGGATTCAGGCTTCTTGTTTATAGACATAGCGATGGTGTCTATACGGCACAGCTAGTCATTGGCGAAGTTTGCATCAACTCACTCCCCACACCAGTCGTAGGGTTTGAGGATAAGATGTTGGCGTTCTTTGCAGAATGGGCGGCTGATACGATAAAACAGATCAGCCTGCTCTCAGACAAGGTGACAAGCGAGGTTGTCCAGAAGGCGCGCGAAGCAGCTTTGGAGTGTGAGGCCGCCGTGAAGCCTTACACCTCGTTTTAAAACCCATCACAACCCAAACAGGGATGCAACGGTTGCATCCCTGTTCATTCTTCAAGGTGAAGATATGACCGAAGTTATGCCAGTCCTGACGTTCGATGAGGTGAAAGAGACTTTAAGGCGCATGGGGATCATCTTTCTAATCAATGAGGTCACGAAAGAGATCACGCTTGAGCTTACGGACACCAAGCTGTCATACGGATCTAATGGCGCCCTTGGTATAGACTGCCCCTACTATGGCGCAGTTTATACCGTCGAACACAAGCCAGCCCTGGTATCTCAACTGCGTCGGGTTCAGCTCGTGCAGGAGGCGATAATTAACCGTGAGAATGTCAACTCCGACAGGATCAAGGAAGTCTTAGGGCACAGGGGCATCCACTTCGTCAAGGTGTTGGGCGGCTACGAGTCTGACGATCTTAAGATCGACATGACGCGCTCGGTGCCTTTCGTGCAGATTGGTAATGACAGGCCGGAGGCGATCTTCACCGTGGATGTTTTCGAGCGAATGGTTGACGCTTGGCTTGCAGCTAAGGTGAGCAAGGTCGCTGACAGGCCGCTTAAGACCTACGATGAGGGTGAGATGATGGCCAGGATTCAAGCTCTCTTTGGGCCGCTTGTCGCGCAGTCTAAAGAGATGGGGTGCCCAGTGACGACGGCCCTTTATCTAAGTCAAGACACCTACTCCGTGTTCACCGATAGGGTTTCAGCCTTTGCCAAGTATCTAGGTGAAAGTAATGTCCTTAATATTGACCCTGGCAGTATCGAGGATTTCGCATCGGAGCACGTTCATATCATCATGGGGGCTGCCTTCATTGCTGGGCTGGAGCGGCTTTGTAGTATCGTCGGCGTCCAGCTTGATGATGAGTTCAAGTTGGACGCCTGCGAGGGTATGGAGCAGAACATTCTCGCGCTTTTCTCTGATGTCATGGCTAAGAAGTGTCGCGATGCCGATGGGGCTGAGGGGGCTGATGCGCAGCTACCCCAAGCATAAGCCTTTGACATCATGACGTTGGATGGCGGATAGCACGTCATCGCTTGTTAAACAACCCGGCGTGTGCCGGATTTTCTTTGGAGGTGAGCTGTGAAGGGTAGACGCTTTGATCATTCTCTTGTGGATGATCTTATCAACGAAAGGGTCAGTCATGAGTATGTCATTGAGCATGGTGACAGGCTCTTCGTGGACTTTGAAGCCCTGGCCAGACTTGTAGGGCATTATGTTCCAGGCCTTGAGGTTGGCGAGGGCTTTATCCAGCGTCGGGAATGGAAGCGCGGCACTATCAGTGGTGATGAGGCTAAGGCGGTCATCTTCTACGATGCCTCTTACTTTGAAGACCTATCACCGTCTGCGCTTGAGTTCGGAATAGCTTACTGGGACTTTAAAGACGCCAACATGCTCTTCGGTCGCACCTGGCGTTGGGAGCCTCGTGACCCCATTGGTGCTCTCTTTAGGCGCTCGCATAGGATCTCTAAGAAGTGTGGATATGGCTCAATCCACTATGGGCGAAAAGGCATTGCGTCTTATCGGCCAGACTTCCCAAATAGTGAGATGGAAGGTCCGACCGATCGCAACCTCGATCACCTTGATAGCATCCTGCCTAGTGGCGCCGTCCACCTCATGAAGGCGCTCGGAAGGTTTAGGCCTAACGACTTATTTGTGAGCATCCTCAACGGAAGAAACCACCGTGCAGAAGATGATCTTTACATCTTTGAAAGCTGGGACTGGGACAAATGAGAGCACTTAGCTTAAAGAACCCTTGGGGTGAGATGATCGCAAAGAAGGGCAAGCGCATAGAGAACAGGACGTGGCCAGTGCCCGGCACCATTCTTATGCCTACTTGGATTGCCCTTCACTCGTCGAAGTCTCATAGCAGACGAGATGCCATTGAGCTTTACAAGGATGGTAAGACAAGCGGCATCACACACCCCTATCACGCGGGTCATATCTTCGCGGTTGCGCGCCTCATGTCGTGCAACCATATTGATGATGACATACTCAAGATCGGGGCTGCGCTCACACATCAGGAGTATTGGACGCACGGGCCTTGGTGCTGGTATTTTAGCGAGGTGGTTGAGCTGCCAATGCCTATCGAAGTTAAGGGAGGTCTATCGCTTTGGCGTGTACCTGCAAGTGTAGGCTCCGAGATCACCGAGCAGATCGCAGAGCTTGGCCTTAATATCTTCAACTTTGCTGAATAGGTGATGACATGGCTGATTATCAAATGCTGCTCTTGTATTACCATCACGATCTCATGTTCTTGGCCAGGGACACCGCGCGCTTCATGATGGCCAAGTGGCGCATAAGGGTCGATTTAGATCCCATTAATTCTGTGAATGGTATGTTCCAAGATCAGATGACAATGGTGTCTTTTGTGGCAGGCCTTCCGATGACGCCAAGGATGGAGCTTGAGCGCAAAGTCATTGGAGCCTTTAACAAGGTAGCCAAGCGGTTTGCCGTTCATGGCTGGTCCCCTGTCCTTAGAAACTTTCACAACTATGACGAAGCGCTTGAGGTGTTAAGGCGTTATACCAAGGCCAGGTCATACGACATGCCCGAGCTTATGGAGACTCTTCTCACCTATCTTGAGATTGAGCGCGAGGCTATAGAGGCGCTTTGGGGTGATGGGTTAGAGATGCTCGCAGGTAGTATCCGCGAGGAGATTGATACACTAGGTGATCTTAAGAGTATCTGCATGGACGTTCTTGGTGGGCGAAGGTTTGCCAGCTTCAACCTGCTAGTCATAAATAACAAATGGCGCGGCGCAGTGGCTTTTCTGGCTGACTTGGTGGCTGTCATTGATCATGAGGCTGGTGAGGAGTATCTATCTGCTGACGACGCCATGAAGTGCTTGCAATATTGCGCGCTGATGGCCGCCGCGCTTGGTGGGCCTCGTGATGTGCTGGAGCTTGCCAAGGCGATGATTACTGATGGATCTGTGGACTGGCCTTTTGTACCACCAAGTAATATGCGTGACTGTCAGTTTGCGGGTGTGAATAAGTTCATTGAGCTTTATGTGAATCGAGCTGGTGATACTTATTACTAGGAGGCCATACAGATAGGTGACGATCATCCATATCGACTTGGCGAAGCTTCAAGTGAAGCTATGGCAATCAGGGAGATCCTTAAGGCATTGCGAGATGCCGTTCTTGATGATGTGGATCGTATGCTATGCCTGATGCCCGACCTCGCCGATCCACCCCGAAGGACGATTCAGATCCTAAAGGCTAAGCGTCCAAAATAGTGCCCCAAGAGTCGCAAAAACAGCCCTCATGCAACAGTTGCATTGGGGCTGTTTTTTGTGCTTTCCTGCACCATAATTAGCCCCTAACATACAACATCCAGTGCCCACCAAACCCCAGAAACACTATATGGAGTGTGACATGAGTTCTCTTGATAATAAGTGCGGTTGGCGTCAAGTCTCTCACCATGAAGACCCCTACGCTGACATTACTTTTGAGACTTCTGACGTGACGATTAAGGGCGGTAAGGACAAGCCTGACTTCGTGCAAAAGGGTGTGTCGTTCCCATCCTTCTACAGCGAGACGTCGCGTAAGGTCGTGGCCAATAAATACTTCTACGGCACCAGGGGTTCTAGGGAGCGCGAGCACTCGATGGCTCATATCGTCGATCGTGTGTCTGCCAAGCTTGCAACCTGGGGTGAGGAGCAGGGCTACTTCCCTGACGGTGATAGGCAGCGCGAAGAGTTCTTTAATACGCTTCGTTTCACACTTATCAATCAGTACGCCGCCTTTAACTCACCAGTGTGGTTTAACCTGGGCACTCCAGAGCCGCAGCAAGCAAGCGCGTGTTTCATCAACTCGGTCGAGGACTCGATTCAGTCGATCATCAACCTTGGCGCTACTGAGATGATGGTGTTTAAGGGCGGATCAGGGGCCGGTGTGAACGTCTCAAGGCTGCGCGGCAAGCAAGAGCCCCTTAAGGGTGGGGGCGTCTCTAGCGGTCCACTGAGCTTCATGAGGGCCTGGGATGAGGCGGCAGGATCAATCAAGTCAGGCGGCAAAACAAGGCGTGCGGCTAAGATGGTGGTGATGGACGTTGATCACCCTGACATTATGGAGTTCATCGCCTGTAAGGGTATTGAAGAGAAAAAGGCCCAAGCCCTTATCGCTGCTGGTTTCGATGGGAGCTTTGATGCTGAGAATGGCGCGTATGCAACCGTTGCATTCCAGAATGCCAATCACTCGGTGTGCATGTCTGATGAGTTCATGGACGCAGTGGTCAACGATGATCACTTCAGGCTCGAATGGCGTACAGATCCTAGCAAGGCTGAGGTGGTCAAGGCTCGCAACATCATGTCTGCCGCATGTCAATCATGCTGGGAGTCGGGCGACCCTGGCGTCCAGTTTGGTGACACCATCAATAAGTGGCATACCTGCCCCAACGATGGCCGTATCGTGGCATCTAACCCATGCTCCGAGTATTTCCACCTCAATGACACGTCGTGCAACCTGGCCTCACTTAATCTTATGAGGTTCGTGATATTTGAGAACGGTCGCGCAGTGGGCTTTGATTTTGCTGCGTTTTACAATGCTAGCTATCTCATGGCCCTCGCCTTGGACATCATCATCGACAAGGCCCATTATCCAACTGAGCAGTTGGCAATCGAGACTAAGAAGTCTCGCACCATAGGTTTAGGCTTTGCAAACCTTGGTGCTGTAATCATGGCTCTCGGCCTGCCTTATGGTTCTAAAGAGGCGTGCAGGCTCGCAGCCACGATCACCCATGTGATGAATGCAGCGGCCTACATTAGAAGTGCTAATACCTGCTTAGACCTTGAGCTTGCGCCATTCGAGCGACTTGATCGCAACCGTGAGGCTATGTCTAACGTTCTTGGGATGCACGCTGAGGCATTTTTAACGCTTAGGGATGAGACGGATGACAAGCGTTTTGGCTTGGACTCCAATGTTATCGACATGAGCTTGAGGGCTTTGTCGAACCTGTCAAGAAATGTGCGTAAGGGTGCCAATCTGCGCAACGCTCAAGCAACTGTTCTTGCCCCGACTGGCACCATCTCATTCATGATGGGGTGCGACACTACTGGCGTTGAGCCTGTCCTTGGCCTTGTGAGCTACAAGCAGTTGGTTGGTGGAGGCTTCCTTAAGCTGACACTCGACTGCACCAGATCTGCGCTGCTCAACCTCGGCTACTCGCCCAGCGAGACTGAAGAGGCCCTTTGTCACATCGAAGACCACGACAGCCTTGATGGCTTTAAGCTCAAGCGTTCAACTGATGCTGAGGTGTTCAAGACATCATTCTCAACATCCCCAGAATATACTCTCGACTGGAAGGCTCATGTTGACATGATGGCAGCCTGTCAGCCTGCGCTTAGTGGTGCAATATCAAAGACGGTTAACATCAATGAAGATGCTACGCCGAAGGATATTGAGGACATCACCTTCTATTCTTGGCGCGCTGGGCTCAAGTCGGTGGCGATCTACCGTAACAACTGCAAGCAGTCACAGCCTCTCACGCTCAAGTCTAGTGGTGATAAGAATGTCGAAGATCCGATCGAGTCCTTAAGGGAGCATGGTGTCTTAGTGCATGGCGAGCGCAGGAGGCTTGAGAAGACGCGCAAGAGCAGGACGCATACCTTCTCGATCGGCGGTCAGAAGGGCTACATCATCATTGGTGAGTATGAGGACGGCTCGCCTGGTGAGATCTTTATCAACTTTGCCAAGATGGGGTCTACAGCGCGCGGCTTTGTTGACTCGTTCGCCATAGGTCTAAGCCTTGGCCTTCAATATGGGGTGCCGCTTGAGGTGTTCCATAACAAGTATCGCCACATGAGCTTTTCACCATCAGGCTTCACGGACAACCCAGAGATCCGCAAGGCCAGCTCCATCCCCGATTACGTCTTGCGCTGGGTTGCGCAAGAGTATTTCAATGATGGTGCAGAAGAGCGTGACGAGGCCCAAGATGATCAGGTGGTGTCTGACATTGCCAAGATCAGGTCCAAGTCAAAGCTCAAGACAAGCGCCACTGGGGATCTGTGTTCTGTCTGTGGGGGTCAGTTAGTCCAGGCTGGAACGTGTCACACTTGCACTGAATGCGGCTCTTCTACGGGCTGCGGCTAGTCCTTAAGGCTCGCATGAAAAAAGGCTGCGCATCAAAGCGCAGTCTTTTTTTGTTAATGCCTATTGACATCATTTTCTAACTTTGCATAATGCCTGTATGCCATGCGCGTTGCCTGGCAACTTTGGAGAAAACACATAAGCTATAATCCCAAGCTTATTGAGCATCTTAAGGCCGGGAAGGTCTTCGACAGCGGACCTGATAAGGCCCGCTGTCGAAGACGAGTACGCTTGGAGCGTCAAAGCGCGCTGGGAGCTGCCAGCGCTCCAATATGGGGCAAGCGATGACGTCGACGAGGCAGTCAGCGCGGCGCTCCAGGCGTATAAGTGGATCGTTGAGGATCTTCTCAACCTTCTGATTCCCAACCCGGTCAATTCAGATATTGACGAGTCGGATCTCGTCTGGCCAGGATTCCCACGCAGGTAATGACCTAAAACATGCAACGGTTGCATGTCTGACTTTGGAAGTTCTATGTGGCTTGATGTCATGATCGGCAATCTCTTGAACGAGCTTGCGTGTTGTTTGTCTTCGTGCAGACTGCTTGTGCTCGTGCTCTTGATCCTGGCCATTGAGCCAACGTCAAACAAGGTGGATAATGAGCGTGAATGACTTGTACGGCACAATAAGGGCGCTGCCGCCTATCATGCGGCGGCATGGGGTCTATGTGGCTATATCTAACCACATGATCAATCATCCAGGGAGTCGAGAGCAGGTTTTAGCTGAGGTGGTGCCATACGCGCGAGATCTTCTTAAGGATGATTACAGCCCAGCGCTTATCCATAGCGGTATGCCTTGCTATGACATAGATCTCCTTAAGCTGGGTATTGGCAACGTGTATAGCGAAGCAGATCAAGACGCTGATACGGATGATCCACAGCAAAGACTTGAGCACCTTAAGACGTTGGTGATCTTAAGGGACTCGTATGAGCTGACACCAAGGGCTTTAAGGGGGATGGGGTTTGGGAAACACCTTAAGGCTTTAATGCTACCAGAGGGCGCAGATAAGCTTCATTATATGGAGAACATTCCCAGCAGGAATTTTAGTATCATGAATTGCAATGATTATTATCCTGCTGATGATGTGACGTTATTGGATAGCTTAATGCGTGAGAAGTACGGCTTCACAGATGAACACAAAGAATACCTCCGCGAGTATGGTGAGAGGCTTGGCCTTAAACGTAACGAAGACTGGTTTGTGTAATGAATAACCTTGATGTCCTATATGGAGAGCTAAGGGCTTTGAAGGGGTCGGGTAGCATGACTAGAAGCAAGGTCTACAAGATGCTATCCAAAGCCCTCCAGAGTCATCTTAGTGAGGATGAGTTTGAGGCGAAGGTGTTGCCTTATGTGCTAGATATGGTCAAGGGTGTCGATGACCCAACGCTCTTCATTGCTGGTGATAATTATCACTCCGAGCTGCTTGATAGGGTTGGGATTGGGAATGTGATGGTGAGGGGGTTTGAGGGCGTCAACACTACTGGTCATGTGAGGCATGTTTTTCAAGGCATAGACTCACACGCCTTAGATCGGAGGGAGAGGTTCTTTCGTCAAGATTACGAGTATCGCATGCGTCTCCCATACACCTTCTGGGCTGAAGCTAATAAGTTGGATCACTTCGATGGGCCTGGAGCGCAGCCGATCAAGATGTCGGAGGGTGGCAGGGTAAGAGTCCTTCACGTCAATGACTTCGACCTCAGAGTCACCGTTGAGGCATCTACCTGCGATAGGGTTAGGTACATTCATGCAAATTCTCTTGCTTTGAGTTGTGCTGATTTTAGCCCACTGCCGGGCCTTAAGTTCTTGAGTGTTGATGGCTCTTTTGACGTTGAGGTGGTTGGGCCTAAACATACTTGGGAATCGTCGGGATACCCTGGGAATAATTGGCAACCTAGAATGGTGCCCTTCTATCCAGTCACTATGGATATTGAGGTGTTGGAGATACCAACGCCTGATGACTTCTTGAGGCTACTTAGGAGGGGCATTCGTTTCCCTGATCTTAAGTTTATCTGCTTCACTAGGACGGATCATATCTGGGAGTCAGCTTTTAATGAAAGCATGGCCGTTGTCACCAAGAGCACTAAGGCTAAGCCCATACTTAGAAAATATGATACAGGGCGAAGATCTTGGGATGAGGATCTAGAGGAGTATGGGAATGCTGTGGTGAAAATCCTTGAGATGGATGATGTTGATCTCGACCAACTCCTAACCACTGCTGACATGATCGTTCCTCACTACCTGACGTATCTTAGATGAAGAAAATAGACATGCTCAATGCTGGCGTAGAGCTTCTTGAGAGGTTCTGCGCCGCCAATGACATCCCTGCACCTATCCTTATCACTGACCGTGAGGACTGGCCGTTTAGCGTGTGTGCTTTTTATCGGAGCGGCCACATCTTCATTAACCTTAAGAAGTGTTCAGGCATAGGCCGTGGAGGGCCTGCGTGGAGCTATCCTGGCCATTTGGTGGATAGGACGCCTTACGGTGTGCTCCAGCATGAGCTTGGCCACTACGTTGACGTGAGGCTGTCTGAGGTTAAAGCTCCATACTACGGGTCGCACAGCTTGAAGGTCATGGTGGAGTCTGGGGAGCCTGGCGTGACGACCTATACTCACAATCATGGCGAGTGGTGGGCGGAGGCCTTCCGGGTCTTTGTCACCAACCCTGATCTGCTTAATCGACTCAGACCTAGAACCTTTGATCTTATCCATGCTAGGCTTAAGCCAGTAGAGCTTAGATCTTGGAGAGAAGTCCTTGAGGACGCCCCTGAGCGCACCATGAGCCTGTGCGAGTCCAGGGTTATTGAAGCGGCTCAAGCGTGAGGATTGAAGTGTCAAAGTTTATACCTGTCATTGAATGGAAGACTCGCGAGGTGTGCATCCACGACGACATGATCGTCAACTGCACCACAGATCGTGACATCCCAATGATCAACATCGCGCAGGTAGGATCGCTAAAGCCAGACCTTCACCGATGGGCTTGTAAGCGAGACAGTGTGAGGTTAGAGCTTGCCAAGCATGGTGTGACCAATCTGAGCGGCATGACCGAGCTTAACGAGAAGCTGATGCGCCGCATTGCATGGAAGGATATGCAAGATTATATCGACCATTGACGCCTCACGCGCCAATGGTCGAGTGTTTTGGTTGTGAGACATGCAACGGTTGCGTGTCTCTATTTTGGAGAACATTATGCACATTGAAGTTGACGTTATTGACGTTGGACGACTTGCGCCCGCCAAGTTTCATACTTTGAAGCAGTGGGTTGTTATCACGACTGAGCCCGCCGCTGGTAAAACGTCATTACTCAAGATGATGGCGTTTGGCCTATATGATTCAGTGACGCAGCCTTCAAAGGCGCTTGATGGCTGCGTCACTGAGGTGTCTTGGACGCCTGAATCTTTGATGGCTCAGCGCTACAACGTCAGTCGTGGTCGAAGCTCGGCTAGATACTATGGCCTGACTGATGGTGATGTGCGCATCGGCATTGGATCATATAGGGCTTTGGATCGTGGTAGCGCTTTGCTATCGAACCTGCCCTTTAGGTTGGGGGTAAGTCACCTCGTAGACGAAGGCACCAGGGCTGCTGATGATTACGCTAGTTTGATGTTTAGGGCGCTCTGGCTTCAGCGCTTTTCTGAGCTTGAGACTGGGGTTAAATCTGACGTCTTGAGCCTGATGTTTGAGATGGTGTTTGGTCTTGCTGATATAGGTTGGGATCTTGGCGGGTTAGATGTCAACTCCCAAGGCATTACCTTGGGCGGCATAAGTAAGCGTTCTCACTCTACTTCTGAGTCGTCAATCCTGATGATCCTCGGGATGCTGGCCTTTACCGCTATTGACAAGAAAGCTTGTGACGTTAGTGGTGTTGTTCTTATTGACGATGCGTTTAAGGACTTTACACCAACTCAGTCGATGGCACTGGTGAGCTGCCTGGGTAAAATGTTCCCTGGGTTGACTTTCATCGCGACGGCAATACGCGACACCGACCTTCAGGCTGCTCTTGGTGAGTCTGGCGTTTGTGACTTGGTTTACTTGGAGTCGTTATGAGCAAGAATCGAAGGCTTCCACGCATACGGTTTTCGGACACGCACCCCAAGAAACAGGCCGAATATCTCTTGGCTCATGACAGGTATTATGACGCCATCAAGGCCTGTTATGGCATTAAGGGTGAAGCAGAGCGATCTTTGATGATGCGCACCATTGCTAAGAAGCGCGATGAGGTGGAAAGCTTCTTACTCAACGGGCGCTCAATGCCAGCCTTCGGTGGAACGGAGAAGCAGAACGCATGGTGCGAGAACATATTTTTAGACACCTTGCTTTGGCTTAGGGCTTGGCGTCACTGGGCCTTAAACGCAGACATCAGGCACGGGCGCGTTAGCTCTGACTTTAGGCGTCAAAACATGCTGGAGTTGGCTGACATTTTCGAGCTTGAGAACGCCTTGGCTTGGATTGAGGTGGTTGACGTCCTTATCCCCATGACGGTGCATGGCCCTTACACCTTCAAAGAGCATCCAGACCGTTCAGACGTTCCTGGCGAGATCGACGTTAGCCTTTATGCCCACCATGAAGAGCTGGCCTTTGAGAGCATCTCTGGATTCTTGAAGGCTCGTGAGAGTGTCTTTCTGTATGGTCATCCATACGGCTTTAAAAAATATTACTTAATAAGTATTGACATTAAAGCTTGAGCGATCATAATGCAACCCATGCAACGGTTGCATCCATAACTGATAAGGGGCTTTATGAAGATCGCAACATGGAACGCTCATGCTTACGAGTTCCGCGCGCTTGACGCGCTAGGTTTGCCCTACAAGAGGGTCGGATACGCTGGTCTTTGCGTCAGCGATCACGCGATCGCTGGCATATACGGGGCGACGCCAGATATGCTCTGGGCGGACTCCAAGGATGAATATGAAAGATTGATGAAAGGTTTGACAAGGCTCAAAAATAACCTAGCCCGCGTAGACCGCTCGGAGCAGGCTTAATCTCAATTACATAAAGAGCCCAGCCTAATGTAGGGCGGGGCTAATTTGGAGGCTCTATGACAACGCAAGTTATGTTCGACGCAATGGCGGAATATGAGGATTATGAGACGCTTAACGAGGCTGGTCAGTTTGGGATCAGCGTGGAGCTTGGATGTCTCGAAGGCCTGATGGCCTTCGAGCTTCTGCGCAAGCTCTATCATCATGGGGCGACTGTCTTTGATCGTCTAGCGCTCGCGGCGATCCACACTGACCGCTTCACCGATCGCGGCAATGCGGCGATCATTGAGGACTATTTTGCTTGGCTCAACACTGAGTGGCAGGAGGTCTGCGAGGAGAGTGGCTTTGCCTACGCCCCAGTGTGGCCAGAATATGATGGAAAAACCTTAAGTCATGTGACGGGCTCGGGGCAGACAACGTTCGAGCTTCTTCTGCATGAGGGCAGGGGCTCAACACTAACAGTCACTAGGCTTGAGGACTTCGACATCGAAGACACGCGCGGCGAGTTGATCAGGAGTGTCATTAGGATGTTCGAGGGCTCGCGCTACGCGGCAATGCAGGTTATCGCAAGCCTAAGTTCGGATGAGTCGCGCGAGATACTCGCGCAGTACATCGCGACGGCCTAGCATCACAAGCCTCCTATGATACAGTAAGCCAGACATGCAACGGTTGCGTGTCTGGCTTTTTTTATGGAGGTAGCAAGTGGACGATATTCGAGAGCTTACGTCTTACAATAAAGCGCGCTGGAGCAAGGTGCAGACGCAGCAGATTCAAGCGGCTGTTGGCGCCGAACCTGATGGCGTATGGGGCCCTCAGACCATCAGCAAAGTGATGATTTGGCAGAAGTCCAATAAGCTTGTGGCTGATGGAAAGGTTGGGCCTGCAACTTACGCCAAGATCCTGTCAGTGACTAGCAGCCCCAAGGACAAGATCGTCATCCAGTTCAGCGATGATGCCCTAGCGCAGATCATGGGGCCTACGATTCAGACTGAGGCTGGCTACACGGGCAACCCTTATACGGCATCTAACCTTGATGCTGAGTTCAAGGGTTGGTTTGATCATCCCAGGAGGCACCCCGTCACTAATGAGCGCTTAAACCCTGCTGAGCGAGCAGCGGTGAGGCGTGATAGGACGCTTAACCCATCTGACGGCAAAGGTGGATACAAGTACACCGCCTTTTGGGCAAGCATGTATGCTAACGATGGTATGATCCGAAGCGACTCAGATCCTGGCACTCATATCGGGCGATCGGAGGGGATGATCCAGTTCGCCCAGTCGCCAGGCAGCCTTGGTGCATACAATGAGGCTGCGCAGAAACTCAACCCTGATGAGTTTGCTCGGATCATGGGGCCTTGTTGGCGTGAGCTTGTGAAGGTCACTACGGCGCCATCTGGAAAGCCTAAGCTGGTTAAGTCGCTCAGTAATGGTCTTCGCAATGGCAAGGTCCACCCTGTTGACGGTCATGATCTTTGGGAAGGGCCTTGGAATGAGCGTTATGACGAGCTTGGTGACACTGAGTTCGGAAAGCAAGCGCAGCGCCTAGGCGCTAAAGATGGATACCTTCTGCCAGCCTTGTCAATCTGCCGTGGTTACGGGTGGTCGAGTGAGGTTGAGATCTCGGTGGTGTTCGATATGTGTGTCCAGTTTGGTCCCGGTAGTGACAGCAGGGGTGCCAGGAAGTACCTCAAGCAAGCCAAGGCTAAATATGGTGAGGATGCTGGTATCATCCAGTGCTTGAACATCCTTAGCAGCGGTCATAGGGATAGGCGACTTAAGGTAGCTTCGCTCGCAAGGGCCAATGTCTTCTATGAATGGCAATAACCAACACTCAAAGGCAATTCCATGACCCTGCTTTTACATAAGGCTCTCTTTGGCGTTGCCGCTGGTGGCGCCCCAGAGCCACCAGGCCCATCAGTGCCAGCCATTGTGTCTGCACCAAACTGGCTGGCCTTCTACAATGCTGAATGGGAGTCTGCACCACCAGAGTCGTTAGTGTCGGTGGCCCAAAATGAAGGCATCCTCGATAATGAGAAGATGTCAGTGATGACTGACTGGAGTGGCAACGGGCACCATGCAAGTCGTCAAAACTTTGAGGGTGTGAGGTGGCAATCGTCTGGCTATAACGCCAAGCCAACATTCAGGCTTCACACAAGCACAGCTAGTAATGCTGGCTATACAGTGCCAACAGCGCCAGCATTCAATCCTACTGGGATCTCCACGGTTGTCATTGCTGCTTGGGACAGGGCGTCTACTGGCAATAACAATTATATCTACGTCTACAAGAGAGATCTCAGCTCATTTGGAGTTGGGATAAGAAGGGGCGCTACGGACCGCACGCAGATCTACAGCGACACATTTAGCACCAGCGTGCTAGATGAGCCTTGGGCCTTTAGCAATGCTGAAGCCAGGATGCGACTAATCTTCGTAGAGGTTGACAGGACAGCCGCCACCGAGGTGATCAGGTATTGGTCCAACGGCATCCCTTCAGGTCAGTTCAGCGCACCAAGGCCTAGTGGTACATTCTCGCACGCGCAGCTCTTTGCGTTACCTGGGGGATCTACGCCTTTATATGGTGACGACGTGGGCTTCATAGGGGTGATAGACTCAGCCCTTGATCAATCTCAGCGCGATGTGATCTCGTCATACTTCACCGCGACTTATGGTGAAGTGGCTTGGCGTGACAACTGGAGTATCACTGAGGCGCCTAGCAGCACTGAGCTTTATCATATCGGTTGGGAGTCCAACCCGCTTCTTGCACCTGCCGCATATAGATCAAGGGCTCAAAACTCCGCGATCCTCAACTTGGCCACCATGCCTAGGTTGACGGGCTGGATCGGCGGCAATCACTTGGATCAACCCATTTCATCCAAACGAGCCCAATATCAGTCGGCGGCAATCAACTCTAAGCCTGGTGCTGTTTTTGATAGGATTGACGATGCTTACGCATCTCTTAGTGTCATGACGCTAGGTGTGAATCAAGGCATTGTCAGTGTAGCCAAGCCTGTCAACACCACAGTCCAGATCTTGCTTGAGCATGGTCCTAACTCGTCTGCCACTGACGGCTCAAGGCTTGTGGCTGTTGAGCCTGCCCGTGTTGAGTTTGTCTATGCCAATAAGGATACAACCCCCGGTGGTGAAGTTAGGCTTAGGAGTACATGGGCTGACGGCACCGTGAAGCTCGTTTCCATGCAAAGTCATCCGACACCTGCCAATGCAGTGTTTAATATCGATCTAGTAAGTAGCGTTACATCATCAAGCAACACGGCCACGCTTACAGGCTCGACGACTGATGCTCTCTTTGTAGGATCTCGCTTGGCTGGTGCAACCGCTCCGTTTGGTGGACCATTAGGGATATTGTGGATTGCTAATAATCCACCGAGGGCTGAGGTGCGAGTTGTGGAGTTCTGGGCGCAAGATCAATATGAGTTAAACCTTCAACCTTTCTAAGGTGAGAAAATGAGTGATCAAATCTTCTTCTGCGTAAAGGGCGGTCAGCGTGACTATGCTCACCATGCCGTCAATCAAGCTGTTCACTCTGGCGCGCTGACTGCGACCGCCCATTGCGGCGCACTCGCTGACGGTCCTGTAACTCACTGGTATGGTGGAGCTATTGCGACGAAGCGCTTTCTGCCGTTCGCTGAGCTAATCATGACCGCGATGTACCCGCAGGCCCTTGCGAATAAGCCTGACAACTACACCATCATCATGGAGGACGCCTTTGGGGTGGCTATGGTCGCAATGGGGCTTGGGAAGCTTGAGCTTAATGGCGTATACACGGAAGTTCAAACCGTGGAGCAATTTCTGGCTAAGATGTCCCTTGTGCGCGTTGAGGGCACACTTTCGGGCGATCAGCCTGCCGACGCTGCTATTGCAGTTGTAGAGCTTGGCGAGCCCTACACGTCAACGCCAGAGTTAAACATCCCCATCTTGGAACGTCAGGCTCTTGAAGCCAGGCTCACCGACGCGCAAGCAGCGTTCATGGGGCAGCTAAACATCCACCAGGTCAGCGCAATGTTTGAGATCGGACTAACGCAGGCTGAAGCTATGGTGCGCGTCTTTGGTTCTGGCGCGGCCTGAGCACCATCGTAGCAGGCGCAAAAAACCCCAACATGCAACGGTTGCATGTAGGGCTTTTTTTTCAGACCAGGCAGGTTGCTGGCTCCTCATAGAGGATCGCAAACAACCAGCCCTTATTTGCTGAGCGGGTTGAAACCCACTCGTCAGTATACTGGTCATAGAATGATGTGATGGGATGACCGTCTATGGTCAGCGCTTCCTTGTCAAACTTAAGATCCCTTTTCTGGCGCAGGCAGCGCGCGCCGACGAGATCTTCTGAGCTTTCTAGGTCTGCTCTCTTTACCCACAACATGATCTGCATGACGTCTCCAAAGTTAGGGCGTTAACATTGCCCGCCCTCAATATCGGCGCTTCATGATGTCCTGCCAATGATTATTTTAAGTAAATAATTATTGACAATAAATATGATGCGCTTAAGATAGATCCCAGGCAACGTTAATGCCTTAACTTGGATTTCAAAATGTTCCTTACAGGCGAGATCAGGTCGGCCGTTCAGGCGCAAGACGCCAAAGCTCTTATCGCGGCCATATCAGCGATGGTCGGCCGTCGGGGGTGGTTGGATGGGCTCTTCAATGAGGATGGCTCTCCGACCGCGCAAGCGGTCCTGATGTGGGCCTATATCGAAGGGAGCTTCGACAACATGGCTTGGACATCATTTGATGAGGTCTGGGACGATCTGCTTGAGTTGCCGCATTACAGCGAGCATTATGCGCGAGCTGCGCATCAACAAAGCTATCAGGGGAACGAACAGCGCGTTCCTACGACGTATCCTTGGCTAGATCATGACTTTCATAGGGACAGCGACTGGGGAGAAAACCGCTGTCACGTATCAGTTATGAGCCACCTCATCAGGGCCAAGTCTCGCGCCCAAGCTCTAATCTATGCAACGGCTCTCTTATCCGATATTCCATCGTCAGTCGATATGGAATACATGGATAAGGATGACTGGCGCAGCGAGATTAATGTGATCATCTTGTCCAAGGGCGCCCAGAAAAACTGGCGCGCTCGCATCAATGACCTAGAGAAATAACATCCAAGTAGAGCCTATGACATGCAACCGTTGCATGTCATAGGCTCTTTTGCGTCTTGCGCGCATGGCATGGTGTAGCATGATGGATCTTGCAACATCAACCCGCGCGAGGTAACGCATGGATAAGACAGAATTGACAACATGGCTAGTCATCCTAGACCGTCTAATCATCCCACTGATAGTTGTGCTTTTGACCCCTTGGCTTCATTATGTCACTAAGAAGCTTCTGACTGTCCTTGAGGAGCGAACCTCAATTAAGGTCACTGAGCAGCAAGCGGCAGTCATTCAAGCCATCATGGTTGACGCTATCGCCTACGCCGAAGAGCAAGCCCATAAGCGCATCAATGGCGTCGAGGGTAAAATGAGCGGCGCTCAAAAGCTTAGTCTGGCCATTGACTACACGCGCGACCGCTCTAAAGAGCTTGGCCTTGATAAGCTCGCAGAAGCCAAGTCTGCGCAGATTCAAGAGCAGCTAGAAGCTAAGCTTGCGCAGCGCTTTGAACGCTCAAAGCCTAAAGAGATTGACTTGAGTATTAGCAAGGGCGAAGGGCCACAGCTTTTGACTGAGGGTTGAAGTGACCAAGTTCATTAACAAGCTGCGTCAGTATTGGTGGCTACTGCTCTTGGCTATGCTAGGATTGGTGGCCGCCATTTTTAGGGCTGGCAGTGACAAGACCAAGCCCAAGATTATCACCAGCGCTAAGGAAGGGTTGCAGGTGAAAGCTCTCGAAGCTGAGGTCGAGATCCTTAAGGGTGAAGCTAGGGCGGTAGCTAAGACGGCACATAAGCGCGCTGAGCTTGAGCTGATTGAGAGGCAAGATGACCCGAAGGTGAGAAGGGAGCTTCTCGCTGACTTTCTTGAGAGTAACCTTTGAAACAAGACGCCTACCATATCTTCTATGAGCCCACTGGACTTGGTGAACCAACGCCCCTTAGCACCGTTAGGATTAACGATGTTGACGTGGTGGGCATGTCTGGTCAGCTCTCGATTCCACCTGATAAAGTCATGCAAATGTGGCTTCTTATTTCAGGTGGCGCAACCTTTAGGAAGTTGGTTAGTGTTAGCAGGTTGCCGAGCGGCACAGTTAGGGCCTTTGTAAGGCTACTTGCTAACAATAATGTCATTATCCCTAGGGAGTGCGCCATGTCTGACAGTGATAAGGAAATTCTGGAGGCTGAAGAGGCTGAAGAGGTTGAAGGCTCCGATGGTGTTGATGGACAGGATGACGAAGGTTTAGAAGGGCTTGAGGAGTCAGAAAGCTCACCACAAGTCACGCAGCTTGAGAAGCTGAACAAGCTCCACCAGCTAGGTCTAAGTCTGCTGGAGTTGTCTGAGAGCGGTCGCGATATGGCCGCCTTCGCCGCCTATGCCCTTGATGAGTACATTGAGGAGGCTAGAGAGGCGTTTGATCGAGTCATGAGCTATGGGAGCGGCTGCGAGCCTGGAATGACCATCTCTGAGGCTCTTGAGTATGAATCAACCGCTCAAACCATCCCCATCACCCGCGTGTTTGCGCACTTTGAAAACTTCGATCATAGCGACGCGGCAGATGTCTTTGTTGTGTCGTGCATGAATATGTTTATTGACTATCTCTCAGACTATGCCTCGGAAGGTGTCTGGGTGGTCGATCATGATGCTGAGCCTGAAGGTGACGGATCTGTTGCTTCAATGTCGCTAATGGTTGAGTCTGAGCGTGTTGAGGCGCTTGAGTGCTTACTCACAGTTGATATGGATAATATGGAGGTGGCGTTCTCGGGTGACGGCGTGAATATCGTGGTTGCCATAGATGAGGACAGGTACGGACTCATGATCACGCGCCTTATGAGTCATATCATCAGGGCGTTCTACACCAGCGAAGAATACGAGCACATTGAGCAGTGACTTGATGTGGCTAGTGGTTAAGATGAAAAGGACATGCAACCGCTGCATGTCCTTTTCTTTGGAGGTAAGCATGAGTGATGTGACTGGGTTGATGTACTTCTGCCGCGAGCTTACGATCTCTAATGGTGAACGATGTATTGCCATTGGAAACAGCGATAAGGGGATGGTGGTTATCATGCTTAAACACCTCAAAGGTGATGACATACCGCTGACTATCCTTGGGCCTGGTGTTTACATAGATAAGATCTCAAAGCGTATGCCTGCGCGATCTCATGTTCGCAAGGTGCTATCCAGATACACAGTGATGGGGATGGCGCATAACGGACCTGTCTTCATTCGTGAGAATGGGCGCGTGCTCTATGCTATAAGGCCATTCACCATGCCCCCAGCGACGAAGCTTTATCCTGGCGACATTGTATCGGTGGGGGGTAGGAGTCTGCCGCTAGTTTACCTTGGTCAGTACAAGGGTCAGATCTATCTAGGCTCTTGGTCTGAGGTGAATGATATGGCGTTGGCTTCAAGCATGGTCGCCTATGGCACCGAGCCTTATGCAAACTCCCATCTCTACATTTATCTCTTTGGTGGTGATGAGTCTGAGATCTCTTACATCTCACCGCGCGAGGGTAATGATCATGACGATGAGGAAGCGCGCGCCGTTCAGAGAAGATTGGTTGCCAGGCCTGCCATTGGTTCGGTTGTGGGTATCAGGGGTTTTAAGGGGTACAAGCTCCTAGTTTCCGGCTTTAGTCAGACGGAATATGGGAACGTCGAGATGTACGTTGCGGGCCTACTAAGCCCTGATGAGCTTCCGGGTGCAAAGACACTAAGGAAGGCGATGGATACATCGTTCTGGACGCTGGTGTCTCTACCCGTTGAACGCGTCTACAACATCAGGCCAGCCACACCAAAGACTAAGGCTGATGTGATGAGGTTGGGCGCCTTGAGGTATGTTGAATGAAAATCATGATGACGCTTCTCGCCTTAATCACCTTATCTTGCGCACAGGACAAGGTGGCGCTCAAACCAAAGCCAGCTATTGAGCTTAGGGAGATCTCACCGACTCCACCCGTGGCTGACGGCATGGTAAGGGCCTTGCCAGTAAAGCCTGATGCTGAGCAGGAGTGGTGTATCGGAGTCTTAAGTTTACCACCTGATGGCATCGTACTGAGTGAATCGAAGGCGCTCCAGGCTGCGAGACTTAGAGTTTATGCAGAAGAGATGAATGTTGCAGCGTCATACAACAAGACATATTGTGAGATGTGGTCTGAAGCTGCGTTGCGGCGGGTCAATGCCCTTGAGTCTAGGGAACTGGAGAGAATAGAAGATGAGCAGCGGTGGTGGAACAGACACAAGCTGAACATCACATTTATAGGCGGCCTCACCTTGGGATCTGTGATTACGATTCTGGTGGTTTATGGCGTCAATCAGGCTGGAGATTAAAATGCCTAAAAAAAGTTTTAAGAACAATAAGATCAGAAGGCCCTACTCAACCAACGGTGAGCTTGTAAGCTCCGAGCTTTGGAGTGCACGTCAGTCTACTCACAAGAGGTTCCTTAAGGCGTGTCACATGACACCTTTAAGCCCTTCTGACTGGCGAAACATCATCGCGCAATCTTTGGGCCTTCCACCGAGCAAGGCTCATGTTCGATACTTCAGCGCGGATCTTTGCAAGCAGGTTGAAGAGCTTTTGAGTCGCAAGGAAGTTGAGCTTAGGGCTCGTGGTAAATGGGGCATTGAATACAAAAGGAGGAATTGTGCGAGAAAATCTAGCTGACAGACTTTGTGACACCTTACATCTCGTCTATGAGAAGCACCTTAAGGGTGGTGGCTATAAGGTGCAGCACACTTGGGAGCTGAGGAGTCTTGCCTATGATGCTGTGGCTGGTGTTCCTTGGCAGCGCAAAGTGAAGTCTCCCTTCACCGCTAACGCAAGTGTAAGTATGCTTCGGGATACCATCACCAAAGTAGAGTCATACCTTGATGACCCAAGCCAGATCGATGCCCAGTTTGAGGCTTCTGAGGTCTTCTCGAAGGATGATAGAAAAAAGATCAAGTAAGTTGTCAACAAGTATTGATAGAAAATAATTTAGTGTCTATCCATAGAAGGTCGCTCATGTTGTATGAGCGGCCTTAAATTTTGGAGAAAAAAAATGAACGATCGTCTCAAGCGCTTTGCGGGTTTGATCCGCGTAGTCATGTCAAGCGTGGATCCCTATTTTATGAAGCTCTCGTACAGGTACGAGGGCTTCAATGGCTTGCTTATTGACGCATCGAAGGGCATTGACCTAAAGGTGGTCAATGAGCGTCACTTGCTGGTCGCTCAGATTGACCAGCACACGCTTGGCGTCGATGCTGTCTATCTCGCATGGTTGGAGGCGTTAGACTTCAACAAGGATACGGTCCAAGTCAGGCAGGCGCTTGAGTGTGCGTTCTGGGCTCTTGTCCCCATGTTGGCAGGTCCAGACGTCACAGATCGGTCTATCGAGCGCGTGAGGCATAATATCTGCGCCCGAGGCCTTGGGGTGTGGCCTGACAATAGACCTACGGCTCAATCACTCCCTGGTTTTGAGATCTTTAGAGCAACGCGCGCGAGGCCTGTCCCTGAGCTGATCTATACCCCCGCCATGAGAAAGCGAGACGAAGATCTTGAGCGGGCCAGGAATGACTACTTGCTGATCTCAAACATCTTAGATCTATGATGTGGTCGCAAAAAACCCCAACATGCAACGGTTGCATGTTGGGGTTTTTTGCGTGATCAGTAAGATGGTGCTACTCGCCTTTCCAGACGTCAAAATCACCTATGTCATAAGCGCTGATCTCGCTTGATACGACCTTGGCCTTAATGCGCTCAAGGACGCGCTTGATGTGTCTTGGAAAGGGCCACATAAAGACATAAGACGCTGACCAAAACTGCTTGGCGTAGAAGTCCATTCTAAACTGCTCAACTTCGCCCCCAGTTGTGTAGTAAGCGATCATGCTTTGAGTGTAAGCCCTAAGCTCCCATTTAGCCCTCATTCTTCCAATGAGGAGATAGCTAAAGTGGAACCAAAGACCATAGCGCTTCATGTCCAGGCAGTGCTGAAGCTCATGCCGAAGCATAGCGTAATAGTTTGGCATGTGCGGCTGTATGATATGGGCTGGCATATAGATGGTGTTTCCCATCGCATTGCCGAAGTCGCTAAACTTCTTTTTGAACATCCCGAACGATAAGATCCTAAACATGAAGAACATCGCGCGCGCGAGAGTGAACGTGATCTTGTGCCAACGCTCCGCGTATTCTTGATTTTCATAGGTGGGATCTTTGATGATGATCCGTAGGCCTTCGATGTTTTGAGTATACCTTCCCAGTGCGATATAGAGCGACGCCAGATCATTAGGGATAAGATGGATTGCATCCCCCTTGCAGCCTGTATATCGCTCAAGCATCTCAGCCTTAAGCTTATTATACCTTGGCATTAATGCCCCCTTAAGATGGCGTTGATTTTAAGGTCTGTCGTGGCGCCAGTTGTGGTGAAGTAGATGTACTCACCATAAGACTGACTCCAGTAGATCGCAGCGCCGACCTCGCTGGTGATGTAGATGTAGTTTGAGCCGTATGAGGCCTTGGAGTGAATGATCACATCAAGCTCATCGCCGTCAGCGTCTTTTGAGACAAGGTGAAGCTCCCAGTCAGAAGCATCACCAAGATCGGCTATAAGTCTTTTAAGTTCGACGTTGCGAAGGCCTGGAATGCGCATGATTCCACCTTCCGTAGATCCAGGGATGTTGAGTGTCGCCCCATCAACAGAATCGGTGCCGTTAAAGTTTGTTTTGCTGAGGTTGTTACCAGCAGCAAGCGTCGCTCTTAGGTTGGTGATCCTTCTTTGATTCTCAGTGATCAAGCTCATGTCACAGCCTCAGTCTTGTGCCTATCTGTCTTAGATAGATTTTTGTTTGTGCCCTTATTCTGAAAGGTATGGCGCCACCTGATGGGGTTGCACCTTTAGCCAGCCAGCTTAAGGCGTATACGATCAGGCTTTCATCTCTTAGCGCAAAAGCCTTCACCTTGGTTCTCCTGTCGATCGCTTCAACCAAATAACCGACCTCGCTTAGATCTTTGAAGTGAGGGTGACTCGCCCTTATCTCATCGGCGGTCATACCCTTGGAGCTTTTGCCCTTGATATAGTAACACCCCTGCCCTGCGAGATGGACAATGAGTTGAAAGTCACGTTCCGACCAGTCCTCAGAGTTTGCGTAATGACTAGGCAGGCTTGGCAAGGCTGATAAGTCTGTATAGGTGCAACGTCTCATAGACACCCTTTTCAATCTCTTGGTGTTTCTTCTCAGTGTAGCCGTATGGATGCAGCGGCTCTATACCCTTACTCATTAAAGCTCTCTCTAGTGCGCCGATCATGACTGCTGGTGCTTCTATCATAGCTTTCCTTGCGCCAGTAGTTAGAGCTAGAGCGATGATAGTCTGTATCCTTTGATCGTACTGAATCTGTGATGGCGGCTCCTTACTTAGGGTCATCAGGGTGACGATCTGCTGCTTCTGGGCTGCGCTCAGATCGAACACGCCAAAGGATCTCATCTGGGCTGTAAGTGTTATGGTTGACAGGTTAACGATGGTCTTGGGGTATAGCATGGTGTTGGCTTATGGGTTTTGTGTTGAGTTGTGGTTAGGCGGGATTAAGATGGCTAAAGAGAAGGCGGTAATCCCCCGATTCAACCCTAGTGACTTTAGCCAATAACCCAAGAGGCGCACAAATGGCATTTATCACACTCGCGATCACGAACAATGAAGCCACCACGATCACTCTCGACTCGCGCTTAGGCGGAGCACAGATCGCAGCAGCGGCCACCAAGACCCTTAACATGGATGCTGCTGCCGTCTTAAACCAGAAGGCCACGCTGCTTGAGCGCTGCCTTCTGGCTGAGGTTCTGGAAAACCTCCAGAATGCCTATGATGTCACCATCGTCATTGGCACCACATCGCTTCAGGATTCCGTCCCCAGTATCCAAGAGCAGCTTGAGAGTGCAGTTCTGCGTGCTCAGCTCAAGGGTGTCCCCATCGTTCGTGGCGGCACTGCCACGTTCGCAGCAGCAGCAACCAGCGCCGTCGTCCTCGACCCGCCCATGCCTAGCGCCAACTATCGAGTCGTGGCAACGCCAGGCTTCGCCCCAGCATCGCTTAACCCTCCGTTCATCACGACCAAGACGGCGGCTGGCTTCACCATCGCCTTCGCAGCCGGCCAGACTGGTGATGTTGACTGGATTCTTGTGGCTGACTGAACGCTAACAGTCTAGCCCGTTGAAGGGCCTGCGGCTTATGTCGCAGGCCCTTCTTTATTGTAGTGCAAACGAACGAAAGCCCTAAGAGCTGTAAACCAGTTCCCAGGGCTAACGTTCGTCCCACCATCAACACTGAGTAAGTAATTTTTACTCAAGTACATGTAAGGTAGAGAGAGAGAGAAGAAACATATGCATACCATACTGATGTATATGAAACTTACTAAGATGACTTTGGACACACACGCTAAGAGCTAAGCTCTTTCCCTATGGGATGTCATAGCCATAGAGATGCTTGAGTGGTGGTAAGGTTGACGATACATCAACCCTAGGTTCTTATGAGTCTCCTGTTGTTCTAGTTTAAGGCCTTGTTAGAGTTTGACGGGCTCTAGTTCGGGCTCTACTTGCCGCATTGGCTTCCGATCTGGCGTTAGGATAGACCTATATATTGAGAGCGGGCAAGCGCGCAGTTAAGATTTATAGACGTGCAACGGTTGCATGTTTCATTCTTTGATGGGGTTGGGATGCTGAGTATTAGTTTTGAAGGGGAAGTTGTTGAAGGTGGTGTGGATGGTCTTTATCACCTTATGACTGAGGACATTGAGATGACTGGTGATGTCTTTGAGTTTGGTGTGTCTTACATAGTCAACTTCAACGCCGAGGGTGTCTCTATCTATCGAATGCCAGCCGCTGCACAGTGTTTTGATAGACATCACGTCTTGAATTTGTGTAAGTTCATTAGAGGGTTATATCCTACAGAAGAGTCCACTTGGACCGACCTACCTGATACCTATAAGCCGGGATAGTTAGCCCGCCCTTATTTGGAGCGCTTCATGACCAATAATGAGTCGAGTGATTATGCGTGGGATCATTCCATGCGACTTGTCCAACTCATAAGAGATGCCGACTTGAAGTCTGCCCGCAAGTCCACGCAGACCCTATCTCAGATCATTGAGGTCCGGCACATCAATGGATATGAGTTTGATATTGGCGGGTCTAGGGATAGTGACGTGTGGAAGGTGGTGATCACTAAGACAACCGCCGAGTGCAACTGCCCTAGCCGCCTCAATAGGCACACGGTGTGTAAGCACATTGTCGCAGCCGCAGCGCACCTACTCTCAAAGCATGAGTCAACCAAGGACTACTCACCGACACAGTGGGTTGCTTATGCGATAGGGAGGCACACATCAAGACAGGCAGCTTTCTACAACTACCGACCTAACGTCACCCCTGAAGTCGCTGAGGCCTTCGGTGTGGGCTTTGAGGAGTCCACCGTAGCTCATCGTAAGGTCTTGGGTTACAGGCTCTCAGACGGGCGCCTGTGGACTGGAGCGTTGCCTTTACCCGAGCCTGGCGAGCGTTGCTTTGTGCATAAGGGCGGCAGGTCTTGGGAAGGTGAGATATTAGCCCTTGGCTATAGCGTCCCTGGTTATCTCACTGTGTTCGTGATCACAAACGAGCTTATCCCTGGATACAAAACCAAGCGCATTGTCTGCTTTGGGAATGAGCTTGAAATGATGACCTAAAACATGCAACGGTTGCATGTCTGTTCTTAGAAGACTTGAGCCTTAGACACGCAAAGCTGATGTTCGGCTTTGCGTTTGGAAACAAACCCTTAATCAATGGATAGCATCATGCCTATTACGCGAAGCGAGTACACTAAGCAACTACCAAGCCAGCCAGTCACGCATCGTGGCGAACCCATCAACGGTCATGAGCTTGTTGATGAGGTGGACTACATGATCAACGCAAGTCGATCTGGCTTGCTTGATTGGGTTGGCCCTTATCCTTCAAACGTTGGCTTCACTTACACAATGACTAACGAGAAGGATCGCAAGGGCATTGGCTCCATTGTAATGTCATTCAACATCGCCACCCGCAAGTACACCTTAAGCGCCACTGATGTTGAGCATGGCCTGCGTTTGGCTGAGAGTGAGCGCTTCACAGCAGACCTTGACACCAATCTAATCAACTTCATTGCCAAGTGCTGTGACGCCTATGATCGCAAGCGCAGGTTAACTAGGCGTGCAACCCTTACGCTTGAGAAAATTGAGGCGGTGGTAAGGTCAGAGGTGTTCTCAATCACCGATGAGCTGAGATACCTTAAGGATTGAATGCTGAGAGATGCCACAGCTCTCGCTGGAGCAAGCGCACTCCCATCACAGAAGGCTCAGGGAGTCGCGCTTGTTGGTGGTGAAGTTAAGCCTGGTGGCGCTTGCGTCCTTGGCGTTGAGGAGATTGAGCGCGTTGAAGCTCTTGTGGATCAAGATGCCAGTGAGCGAGAGGCTTACAGGAAGCGCAGCAATGATCGGCATGATGCAGGGAAGATCGCCTCAGTCATTGAGAGTCTTGAAGCGTCTAAGGCGACTGGTGGTAAAGATGAATTGTGGATGCTGAAGCGTGACGGCACGCCTACGTACCATCATGCGCATGTGGGCCTGTTTGATGGCCCTGTGGGTGTCAAGACTACTGGTGAAGTTGACTCAAGTGGAGGCAGCGCGTCGATGTGGAGTCGCGACGAGTCTGATGAGGATCATCCCGATGATGCGTTTCATGGTGATGTCACCCCTAATGATTTACATCCTGGCAGGTTTATCCTTGGCAGCCTAGATCACCTACGGATGCCGGAATTCCTTAAAGACAATGATGATGAGGAGTAATCAGTAAAGACTAACGGCGCCTTAATTGGCGCCTTTTATTATGAGGTGTTGCAATGATTGGAAGTGCATGGCCAGGCGATCGATTCTGGCGTAAGAGTGTCGAGACTGGCCTGCAAGATGTAGCCAGGCCTACACCATTCTATCCATACTATGAGCGAACGCTTTATGGCCCTGGTCGCGCTGCGGATCTTCTGTCTTGGATAAGCTGGCTTTATGGCTTGCGTACTCACTTGGATGACATCTTCAATATTGGCTATATGTGGGTTGAGTCGTGGCCTGATGATGATCGTCTTCATGAGATGGATCTCTTGGCTATACTGAGCCTTGAGAAGTCAACCTCGGGCATCAGACTTAAACACTCTTCAATCATCCATAGATACGCCTTGGCGCTTGCTTCTGAGCTTAGGTCATCATTCACCAAGATCCCTGCCCTGTCTGTGTCCGGCTGGCGAGGTCTTTATGATGACCCCGAGTCTATCGACTACTATTACAACTATGCTGAGGTTCTTGGCGCGCTTGCGGCGGCCCCATTCTTAGGTGAGGAGAATCTTCACGGAGCCTGTCCTCAAGGTGGTTTTGATACGATCGCGGAGCACTTTTTCAACACGCTCAATCTCAAGGTGAAGACTTATCCGGCAGACTTTAAAGATCCGCTCGGCCCTACAAAAAGAAACAGGCAGATGCTCGCTGATAGTCAGTGTTTTGTGGCGCTTTGGAATGGTGACATGAAGTCGTCTGGCACGCTTAACTTCATCAAGGGCGCGCACGAAGATCCTGACTGGATTGTCTGGTCAGTACCATCCCCTCACGATCAGATCTTTGGTCGCGTCTACGGCTTGAGGCTTGGTTGGTTTTATGCTCAGTGTCTACACCATGACAAAGCTGCGTTAGAGGCTCCATAATGTCAGCGCGTAAGGACAGAGTGAGGGTTGACCTTAAGGGTGATACGGCCAAGCGCTTGAGAGCTTTAGCTGCTGAGCGTGGAGTTACTCTGGTGTCATTGGTGGAGTCAGCTATTCTTAGTGTGTATGGTCGCCCTGCGACTTGCGATGATGCCAACCAAGCCCAAGTTGACCTTGAGCTTTATATTCAGGAGATCTTAGATGTCGATTGATGTTTCAGGTTCGCAAGGTGTCAAGCTCAAGCCCTCTCGCTTCGACGGCGTGATTGACTTCACGAACGGGGCGGACACCGATCTTTACGTCGGAAGTCTTGCTGAGGGCTCCTACTTCATAGGCCTTGATAATGCAGATGGTGCTTCGGCAGCTCTTGTTGAGCTTGCTGAGTCTTCTAGCTTGGATGGCCCTTGGAGTGAGATCCTTGCATCGACCGCCATTGCCGTTGACGGCGTGATCACGAATAAGGGTGTCAAGTATGGCACTTTCATTCGCATCAGGGTCACGGGTGATGGCGGCGATGGCAGTCTTAGGATCACTGCTTGCACTCAGTGAGCAGTGTTGTTATAAACACTCTAGGCGGGTGCCTTACCATCATCCAACCCGCTCGCGGCCAAATACTGCCGTCTGAACTTAAGGCTAGGTTCTCCAAAGCTTATAGGATGTAGCCTTTAATAAAGGCGAGTGGTGCCCCAGGCTTCGTGCGCCATAACCAAGTTGGTTTCCAACAATGAAGTCAAAAAAATCCAAGTCTTTTCCACCTCAAGTGTTGACTGAGGTGGTTGGTGAACGTTTCGACCTAATATATTGCCCGTTGCTTATGAAGCAGCGGCCTTCTCTTATGTGTGCTGAGACTTGCGCATGTAGCGCATGGTCACACACCAAAAGAGACATCATGAGAAGTAAATGCGGCCCATATAAGGCCCATTTGGGGAGTGGCGTTTATGATCAAAAGCAAGGTGAGGATTAGCTGCGGCCATGTTGTGCTTGTGCCTCGCAGGTTAATCCCTGGCGAGCCCGCCACAGTCAATGTTAATACAAGCCAGTGTCTCAGATGCAGGCACCAGTGTGTTACTGACGGCGGCCACAAGCCAAGGTCTAGGAATGGCAGCCCATCCTCACCCCATGCAACCGTTGCATGTCAAGGTGTCGTCTTTGAGACGAGCGAGACATACGATCGCATTGTCAGGTTGGTCGGCATCAAGCTAGATCAGCGCGGCATTAAATATGATGACTTGAGGCTTGTAGATCAGCATGTCTGGATGGCATCATTATCAGGTGAAGATGTTGCCATGATTCTGCTCAAGGGTGCACCTGCCGAGCTGCTGAAGGGCCAAAAGATTCCTGTTCTGTTCCTTGGGATATAATGCCGCGTTGGAAAATTTGGAGAAAAATCAATGCTCACTCGAATGCAAACCATCCTTCTTGATAAGATCTCACGCAAGCACACCTGGCATAAGATGAGTGATGTTGGGGATGAGATAACCGCGCGCGCACTTGCGAAAGTCGGTATGCTTAAAATGGATGAGCATCAGAAGGTGCTCTATGTGGCAGATCTTGAGTGTGCCGAGCCGTCACCTAGTGACGTGGCGGACCTCCAAGCGCTCTCAGATCTGGACTTCTAAACACAACGTGCAATGGAGAATGTCGTGAACAAGGGTAATCAAAGGACGCTGCTGGTTGAGGATATGGTTAACCAGGCTGGTCAGCGTCGCCAAGACGCAGTGGTGACTGAGGAAGAAGCCGAAGCTGAGCGACTCAAGCTTGAGCAGGCTCAGAAGCCAAAGCAAGCCAAGGGTGACTGGGCGCCACCGACCACGCGCACCTTACTTCAAGAATGACAAACCAACCCGCCTCAACGTTTTGAGGCGGGTTTTTGGCGGTGATATGCGCAAGTTTGGCGACCAATGGATTCATAGTGTTCAGGGGTGTACCAGTTGCGTGCTTGGCAAGCCTTATAACGAGATCATCGAAAGCCGCATAGCGGTGATGTCTCGTCATGGTTTAGCGGCTCAGCGCGCAGTGGGTCATGGCGCCTTGGAGTCTAAGATTATGGTGCTCGCATCCAATGAGCTAACGTCTTTCAATCCGTTCCAGCTTGAGAGGTTGGCCGGAGAGCTTAATCTTGGTTTTCCCTATTATCTCACCTATGCCGTAAAGTGCGGCCTGAGTTATAAGCTTAGGGATCGGCGGACGGCGATGGCGTGTATCCACCACCATCTCGACTTTGAATTAGAGGCCTTACATCCTTGGGTGATATGGTCTTTTGGCAATATGGCGGCCTTATCTTACGATATGCTTTTCGACTACAAGCCCAAGGTTAAGCCTGGTGATTACTTTGAGGTTGAGACGCCCCCCTGGTGGTCGTTTGATAAGGTCAAGGTTTTGCACAGTGGCGCCTCAGTGCTTGAGGGTAGCGCACTTGCGGCTGACGCTGAGGATCTTATGATTGAGGAGCTTCTCAAAATCAAAGGTTGGATGTCTGAGCTTAGAGCTTCCGGCAGGCTTGTGGAGGTAGAGGATGACTAGCAGGGGCTCACGAGATGATAGCTACCTTTATCATCAGAGCGTTCAGTTCATGGTGACAGAATCTCAAGCTAAGCGCATGAGCCTATTTGTCACCATATCGAGCTTCTTTCTTATGCTGAGGTGGATTCCAGGCTTTACTTGGATAGGCCTGAAGCTGTTTGCGATCGCCTTGCGACCCGTGGGCGGAAAGATCCCAGTCAGGCGCACCAAAGAGCTTAACCGCGATTTCCTGGAAACTGAGATCGATGACACATCAGATCCATTTTAAGTAAATATGTATTGACACATAAAATGCGCGGCAGCGCTCGACTGAGTGAGGATTAGTGATGATCATTGCATTCCCCTTGTTCGGCGTCCAATGAAGTCAGGTTAACAGCCTGACCTCTTAAGTACATCCTAATCATTTTAAATATAGGCGCGGCCCAAATATACATCCTGAAAGCAATCCCCTACATGGGGAGGATCAGGCTGGTCGCGGACCCATTCTACATCAAGGGGGTCTGCTGGAACGAACAGGGGACGCAGTATAAGGTTGCATTTGATCTTCGCGGATCTAAGGCAACATGCGAGTGTCCCTGGTATACAAAGCATCGCAGCCCTTGCAAGCATCTAGTCGCGCTTGCTATGACGTACATTCAAGAGGACGCGCGTTGTACTGACAACGCGCGTCAGGTTGAGAGTGGTCAGGCCAAGACGGCCTAACTAAACAAAGCAGACATGCAACCGTTGCATGTCCTCACTTAAGCTTGAGCATGAACATGATAAAAGAGTCTTTAGGGCTCGTTGCGGCTATTCTTGGTCATTATGACAAGAGGTGGCTTGAGGCATCTTGGATGTCTTGGTTGGACCTTGAGGGGGTCGGGTTCCCTGAAGGTCTTGAACACGCCAGGAAAATATCTGCCAAGACGACTGAAGCCCCGCCGATGGATGTTGAGTATCACAAGGTTCCGTTTTGGCGACTCAAGGGGGAGTCTGATGTTGGCCTTGTTATCAGCCGCCACTTGGGCACTGAGGACATAGAGCCCACGCCCTACCTTACGGCAAGCTTCGGCGCCAACGGCCCTTGGTCTAAGATCAGGGTTCCAGCTACTGCAATGGAGCACTCTTTCTTCTCAAGCAAGATCACCATCGCACTCATAAGCTCAAACTTCTTTAAAAGTGACCACAGCTACAACCTGTCTACGTTGACTCAGTATGAGCTGATGAGGTTTATTATCCCGTCTGCCTCATTTGAGGTGAGGGTGTATAAGGCGATAGACATCTCAGATAGGGACGCACCGAGCTATACGGAGGCATACAGCTCGGTGCTTCATATCCCTGCCAACTGTGATCTCGATCAGCACATCTACGAGATGTCAAGAAACCAGTCTCTCCTCTACCACCTTAAGTATAGAGATGGTGAAAACGCGCCTATAGAGTCGAGCGATGTCAAAGTCCTTAGAGTTGTAGATCTGCCCAAGGATGTTGACGATCTTAGTGGTGGGCTCTCTATACATGCGGCGCCCCAAGATTTCAGGATCAGGGGTGAAGACTTTGACGCTCCAGTCCCCAAGATGATTGATGAGTTAATGGGCAACATGCACCAGTCATTCAAGAACGATTACTCTAATAGCCGCATGGAGTGGAATCTAAGGGCTAGGAATGTGATCAAATCTGACTTCATCTCAATGGGCTCGGTGCTTTCATCATTCAGGCGTTGCGGCTTTGATATGACACCAAGCGCTCAAGTTAGGAATCGCTGCCTTAAGCTAAGGAGTCTGTCTAAGATTCATGACATCCCATTTGAGCGTAATGTTATCGTTGATGATGGTGATGATGGTGATGACAGCGATGGAAGGTGGGATGAGCTTTACAGTGACGAAGGCATCAGGACCACCGAGCTTTACAAGCATTATAAGGCTCAATTCTATCGCAACGTGCCAGAGCGCTTGAGGGGTTGGCCCTTCCAGAATGACGACGTGATCAGGGCTATGACTAAGCCAAGCGTCGCCTACGCTGCGCAACAGGGTCTTGGTAAGACGCGCTTCATCTTGATGTACATCTTCGCGCGCGGTGGGAATCGTAACCTTGTGGTCCTGGAGCCTACACTGGTTGACGAGTTCATCTCGCAAGCCAGGGAGCTTGGCGTTTCTGGTGAGATCCATGTCATAGATAGCCCCGAGGCGCTCAAGTTCAGCCTCATGCGCAGGATCAATATCATCACCTATACAAGGCTGTGGCGCGGCATCGGTGATAAGTGTAGGCCTAGGTCGGAGAAGAGGTTTGTTGTCACCTATAACAACAAAGAGACGGTTTACAAGAAGCGCTGCCCCAAGAAATGGCAAAGCTACATCACCGAAGAAAGCTCGGTTGAGGTGCCAGGTCCACCCTGCAAATCCTACGCTCACGTTCTTAGGAGGTATCAGTTCAACTCAATCTTGGCTGATGAGGCTCACAAGCTGGCTGCGGGTAAGACAACCAATCAAGGCGAGGCCATGTTCAACTTGAGGGCCAAACACTTCGTCTGCACCACAGGAACGATCATCAGGAGCTACGTTCGTCAGATATACCCCATCCTTTGCCGGACCCTTGGTGAGAGCACGATCTATAACGAGTATGGCTATCGCTATGCCGCGATGTCTGTGGATGGTGATGGTCTGGTCGCTGCAACTCGCAAGTTTAGCTCCCTGTTCATCAACGCAGATCAGAAGTCTGAGCAGTTTGAAGACACGCTCGCGAAGGGGATGCGTTCTCGTGAGCGTCCCCATGTCAACGCTGATGCCATTGAGGAGTGGCATGGGATGACTTCACGATTCATCATACGCCGTCGAAGGATTGAGCCTGGCGTTGCTGAGTTCGTGAAGGTTCCTGATGGTGAGCTGAGCGAGGTCTACTCCGGCATGGATAAGACTCACGCATCGGTTTATCGCTGGTGGCTTGATAGCTTTGCGTCTTGGTTTGAAGATGCACTTGAGAAAGAGCGAATTGAGAGCATCCCTGTCAATAGCGCCGAGGTGCTTGTTCAGCTCACTAAACTTCGTCTCGTCTCAACCATCCCACAGCACAAGTCAGCTCAGATCCCTGGCGTCATTGAGTATTCAGGCGGCCTAACATCAAAGCAGCTCAAGCTCATTGAGATGGTGTCAGCTCAAATCGAGGATGGCCAGAAAGTGATTGTCTTTAGTGAGCACCCGGAGTTCGTCCAGCTCATGAGTCAGCAGTTTGACGATCATGGTGTGGAGAACGTGGGCATCTTCGGTGGCGTGACTATTGATGAGCGAAACAAGCGCATCAGGCTGTTCAGGTCGTCAGAAGACGTGTCGCTGTTGATCGCCACTCGTGGTGTGGCAGCTAAGGGCTTCAACCTTCCCCAGGGCGACAGTGTTCACAGCATTGACTGGTGCTGGACGCCTTCAGATATGGAGCAGGCCGAAGCTCGTATTCTGAGGCCGTCTTGGATGACTGCTGAGCGTGTTGCCACGGGTCAGAAGCCTCAGCTTTATCGGCACGTCCTCAGCGGCTCTATTGACGAGTACATGCGTCAGTTAATCCTTGCCAAGGCTGACGGATATGGTGAGGCTATTGACCACAACTCAGCCCAGCACAGTGATGAGGCTTGGCAGACCGTTCGGGAGTTCGCAGAGAACATGCTCCGCGATCTTGGCTATTTGGAGGTAGGGTAATGGAAGTTATCTTTGATGAGTCTGACGATAGCTTTGCGCTTCTCGTGAATCGAAACATGGGGAAGCTGTTGCGCGTTCGTGGGTATAGAATGGGTGGTGATGAAGCTGAGGATAGATCTGGCTATGAGTCGATCATCGTGAAGCCTTACTCCCTGTATCTTTTTCAGGACAATCAGATCGTGGTTAACATGAATAGCAAGGGCGCCAAAGTGGCTTATGCTGTCATACCTTCGGTCGGTGATGAACAGTGGTGGCGCGAGGCTGAGGGCACCACTTATGATGTCTACACGTCAAGGGGGTGGTCTGTACTTAGACATCGAACGGTTGTCCCGGTATCACCAAACATAAGGTTTTCTAAGCTAAATCAAAATGCAAGTAATTGGACGGTCTACCCTGTCCATAGTGCTAAAATGGCAGTCGCGTTAGCAGTCTTGGATTATTGTGGGCACTCCCAGTTGTTGCCACATCAGATACTCAACCCTGAATGGGATGAGTTTGATGAGGAATCTCTAAGAGGAGAAAGGTCTTGGTGTATCCCGATACATGATCAATGCGGCAGAAAGCCACCTATTTACGCGGTCTGTCGCACGTTCTTGTCTGGTCTTTCGACTGTTAAGGACATTCAGGTCACAAAGCACATCCCTAAAGGTGGTGGGCTTGTGATGGCCAGTATCCTCAAGCAGAAGCAATTTCCAGCACCAAGCCTGATCCTCCCACAAGGGAGGTCCACGATGCGTCACTTTCGTGTATCACAGACGTTCAATTCGGCCCGCTTATCTTTGGAAACTCAGGTGGTGCGGGATCACGGCTATCAAGACATCGAGGGGAAGGTTTTTAGCTATCTGTCAAGGGACTGGACCGTCATCAGGGCGGCAGGCAGTGTTAGTGACAGGCAGGGTGAGCTGTTCCTTGTGAAGTCTAATGATGGCGTCTGGGCGGGCGCCACACAGGCCCTGGTTGACCGTATGCTGTATGGCGCTAAGCTTACTGATGAAGTTGTCTGGCACCCTGTTCGCTGCACCTATGGGGATCTGATGGGCCAAACGCGACTTACTTGGTGCGACCTTATCGAGGCTTCTGCACTCAGCCAGTATCGCACCCTTGCATCTGATGAGCTTGCGATGCACTATCATGATGGCAAGGACATGGTTGCCGTCTACGTCAAGCTCAGTGGGATCAATGGTTCTAAGGGCTGGCATCTCGATCGCAAGGTGGAGCGTTCTGCATGGGATCTGGAGCAAGAGGACAAGGTGATGTTGGCAATGCTGTTAGACCAGTCAGCCCGCCAGTCAAAAAAGGAGCAGCAAGAGCTTGTGGAGCAGTTAGACTGGCTGCTGGACTTGGATTAACTGGTGTACCTGAGCGCCTAGCCGCTTGGCGCGATCTCGGCTTTGATGCGGTCCGCCCACCTGTTGCAGGGGAGTGGGTGGACCTACCATCAGGGGTTAGGGTTGTGGTGCGCGAGGTCTACCGATATGATGACCTCAGACCATACGCTGATGGGGATGTATTCTCTGCGTGTATGCGCTCTCATCTCGGTGTTAATTGGAAGAAATTACTGGCTGTCGTGATCGTTAACTCGGACAGTCTTGGAGATTACTATGCGTGGGAATTGGCTTACCCGTACCTCATCAGTGCGCCGCCTGATTGGTGGTCGTGAACGATCGGTGATGGTGTCTGTAGGAGCTGAAGCTGCTGTGTTGCTGCTTTGGATTTTGGAAGTTTCAGAACACACCCTTCATGGTGATAAGATCCTGTCTGAGCTTAGGCCGGATCTTGATGTTTATCTTGGCCTCGCCGGAAACTCACAGAGCCTTGTTGGTGTGCTTTGTGCTGAGGGCTGGCTGGTTGAGACTGAGTGGCCTAACTTTGTTGAGGTCGGGCAGCTCATGGATGACGGCATGGTGAGGATTCACTTTGACTGCGTGTTCACAACATCAGTCATGGAAGCCCAGGCCAAGGCCAAGCGTGATAAGATCCTCGCTGATCGCACGCAACGGTTGCATGTTAAAAGCTCAGATAGTGAGGCGAAGACTGATCAGGCCAGTGTTGAAGAGCCTAGGTCTGCTGCTGTTTCTGACCTTATTGATGCGATCACTGCCAAGTCTGACAAGGTGGCCAGTGAGAGCATTGAACGGCGCCGCAAGCGCGCTGCTGAGAAGCCACCAAAGCCTAAAGCTGAGCCTAGAAAGACATCGGCAACTGTCTTTGCAGAATGGAAGGTGCTTTATTCTGCCCAATATGGAGAGCAGCCGGAGTCAATGTTTAATGGTGGTAAGCTTTCTGCCGAGGGTGGCCGTATGAGTACGGTTGTCAAGAAAGCTGGCAGTGTTGATGCGGCTCTTGCGTTCATCCGAGAGGTCATGGGAAGGCATGGCGATTACGCCAAGCTCTATCGACATGCTGGCGTGTTTGATGGTGCGTTTCTCTTGAGGATAGTTGGCGAAGTGACATTTGCTCAGTCCCGCGACCTTGATCCCATCAAACACATACAGTCAATCAAGTCGTCTCCCAACGCATCAGGCGCGAAGGATAAGGCTAAGGGTGCTGAGTTTAAGGATGACTTCTAGGAGATGAATATGATTTATCGACCCTGGATGCCTAACCCGCGCGAGCTGGGAGAGGCAGATATGCAGGATATGCTGTTACCTAGGCGTTACTGGGTGACTGACCCGAGCTTGTTTCCCGATGGTGCCGTTGAGACTACTAGCGGCGTCAATAACCTCAACCGTGGCAGGAGCGCTAAGGCGGTGCTTGAGTCCTACATCTCAAAGCTTGAGATGGCGCGCCTCAACGGCCTTAACCTTTGGCTTGCTGGAAGGAATGGCGTTGGCAAGACAGCGGCAGCCGCCCACCTGCTAAAGCTCTTTAGGTCGCACGGTCAGACGTGTCACTATGTCCACGCTGAGACTTATCGATCTATCAACTTTAGAGATCGTGAGATACCAGACCAAGGCTTGCTATCTGCAATCTGCATGACGTCTGATGTCCTGATGATTGATGAGGTAGGCAAAGAGGCTCCTGACAATAGCGGCTTCTTTGCATCGCGGCTTGAGTACCTCCTGCGAGAGCGCTATGCAAATGGTGCTGTAACTATCGTAACCGCCAACTTTGGGGTCCATAGGATCTGTGAGGTCTATCCAGACAAGATGAGCCTCGCGCACCTCCTGAGTCAGTCTTATGGTCAGGTAGCTTGCAATGGCAGGGATCTTCGGGAATCCATCGATCGAGTGGGGTTTGATACAATATGAGTAGTGATAAGGTCAGGGTTCCTACACTTGGTGAGATCGTTCTTAGGATGGCATTGTTTGAACGCAAGGCCGTCTATCCTATCTGGGATTTAGGTCTTAGGATTGAGCACTTCGATCCTACGGTGCAGGCCGCATTCAAGTTCATTGAAAAGTATCGATCTAACAATGAAGGCAAGCTGCCTGGCGATGCCATTCTTGCTAGTGAGATGGGTTGGGGTGACTATCCAAGCGTGCGCGACTTTAGAGAAGAGGCCACCTTTACCTATTTCGCAGAGATGATGCGCAGGAACGCGCTCTATGAGATCTTTAGGCGAAGGATGTCTGAGGTTGAATCAATGCTGCGCCAAGGGCCTGACGAGGTAGACAAGGCTCTTGAGACGTGGCTTGATCTACCTGATGACATCGTTGGCCTTCGGGGTGGCGTGGGCTCTCTTGTGGTGCCTGTCAACTCTCTATATAAGGACATGATGGGCAGTTACGATCGATACAAGGCTGGCGAGGTCGGCATTGATCTTTACTGGAAAACCCTTACTGATGAGGCGCTCTTGCAGCCTGGCCAGAATGCTTGGATTGTTGGTCGCCCAGGAACAGGCAAGACGTGGCTCATGCTTATGCTCGCTGAACACATGGTGGATCAGGGCCTCAAGGTCTTATTCGTCTCACCAGAGGTTAGGGGGGTTTCTTTCGCTGAGCGCCATGTAGCTCGCGCGCTCAAGCTCAATTACCTTAAGCTTATTCAGGGTAAGCTTGACCCGCTCCAAGAGCAGTTATTGCGCAACCATGTTGAGAAGGTGTCGCTTAGTCCTAATGAAGGTGTCCGTGTTGCATCGTCAGACTTTCAACCTTCGCGTGAGAAAGTTGAGGCCATGATTGAGCGTGAAGATCCTGATGTGATCTTTCTCGACTCAGTTTACCTCTACGGCAAAGGTCGCTCTCGCGGTGACGTTCTGGCGTCTGTGGCGCCTTGGATTGTGCAGTTGTGCTCTTGGGGCAGGCAGCGCAATGTGTTTGCCACTGCGCAGCTCAACCGCGACGCTGGCGATGAGTCTTCCGTTACTGGAGATAACATCTACGGCACTGATGCAATCTTGCAGGATGCAGACGTCATCCTTGGCATGATACAAAGTGAGCAGATGCGCAAAGATCACCAGATGCTCATAAAGTTCCTGAAGCGAAGGCGCTCCACCTATAAGATTAATGAGTTCATGATCGAATGGGATATGGCGCGCATGTCTTTCGAGGAGATCATCAGGGCACCAAGGGTTACTCAGCCTAACTTTGCCAACGCAGCCACACCAGGCTTTGACACTTCTGTCCCATTTTAAGACCGCCCACCAGGGGCTTAAGGAGGTAAAATGCTAGAGTTGAAAGTTATGAGGGTCACTAATGAGCTAAAGTCGCGAGGCTTTGAGACGAAGATTGATGATGAGGTTGAAGGCGGCTTCGGCGTCTTCATCCTTAATATTCTCATGGTGCATGTGGTTCTGGATGAGTCGGACTTAGATAAGACTGACATGGAGATCTGTGACAGCATCGCCGCCTCAGTGAGGTCATACATTCACGGTGATGAGAATGATGATCTTGAGGGTAAGGCGCGGATCGATCCAAAGCTAGGGGCACGCCTTCGTCAGCTAGAGGGCGATCTTTACACCAAACGTCTCCTCAAGGCCGGGGTCTAAGATGCTCTCAGGTAAAGAGATTAGGCAGGCTATTGAGGATGGTGTCATCATCTTCAGGAAGAATGTGGACGGCGAGCTTGTGGACTGCGAGGGTGTTGATCTCAACTCAGTCGGCCCAAACTCGCTTGATGTGCGACTTTCAGATGAGCTGAAGGTGCATGTTGATAACGTTGGAAACGTTTTGTCGTTCAGGGATTGCGGCAAGGTCGTTCTTGGTCAGGTATCACCAGGCATTGCTAACGACAATCTACGGTCTGGATTCAAAGAGGATGGCTGTCTCTTTGACCCTGGAAAGAAAGTTAAACCTGCCGAGGCCGCCGTTAAGATCCCACCTTCTGGACTGCTTTTGATCCCAGGTGTTTGTTATTTGGGTTTAACGGTAGAGGTGGTGGGGTCTAATGATCTGGTTCCAGTCATGCACGGCAGGTCTTCTCTTGGCCGCACGTTCTTTGAGCCCCATTGCGTCGCAGGCTTTGGCGACCTTGGGTTTGTAAACCAGTGGACGCTTGAGATCATGGCCAGGCTTCCCATAGTGGTATATCCAGGGATGCGCGTTGCGCAGTTGGCGTTCTATCGAGTAGGAGATCTTCGCGGTAACGATAGCTATGCAGATCGTCCTACCAGTAAATATGCGAAGACTGTTGGCGCCACATCATCGCTCTTACATCGTGATGGCGAGTTCTCAGAATAGCGCTTGCAACGGTTGCATGTCTGATCTTAATATCCTTGCGTGGCCTTGTCGGGTCACGCTTTTCTATTGGAGTTAATATGCGTTTTCTTGGTGGTACGATCCTGCCCTTGCAGGAGGGCGACTTTATGATTAGGAGCACTGATGATCCTAATCCAGAATATCTGCGTGTCGTTGAGATTGTGAGTGTTGAGGATGGTGAGATAGAGATCGAGGCCATTGACAGTAAGGGCGAACGCGTATCGTTCTACTGCCTGGTTAGTCGAGTGGCCGATCTCGTCATGATAAGGCATGAGGACGCATCGAGCGTACACAACCTTGAGCTTAGGTGCCGTGAGGTTATGCTCTTGTGTGAGCTTGAGCGTTGTCAGTCTAACGTGCTCAAGCTTGAGATCATGAGGGCTCTTGGTGCGTTGAGGTCTGTGATGACCAAGTTGGGCATGCGGCGCTCTGAGGTGGGTTGATGGATACGGGTAAGGTCATTGATGTGTTGAGGCTCCTTGGATGCACCGACATTGACAGCCGCCCATCATCATCAGGATGGCTCAAAGCGAGCTGTCCTTTTGCTCGGTGGAATCATTCTGGAGGCACTGACTCAAGCCCTTCATTTGCCGTCAATGTCACTGGTGAGCGCGTAGGCTACTGCTGCTTCTCTTGCCATGAGAAGGGCGGCTCTCTAAGGGGTCTTACGAACAAGATTGCCAAGCGAACAGCCGTTCCTTGGGATGTCCAAATGCTTGTGCAGCAGATTGAGGGTAGCTACAGTCCAAAGCCGTTACAGTCAGACCCGGCCAAGGTTGGCTATGACATCAAGATGCCGATCTTTAGCTCTGCTGATGAGTCTGATCTTTTCCAGCCGTCAATCTTTGGTGAGTCTGAACCTGCAACGGTTGCATGTCTTGAGGAGTCAGACCTTGCCAGTTATAGCAACACCATACCTGATTACCTTGTAAGGCGTGGATTTGAGGTTGCTGAGCTTAAGCGCTGGGGCATCATGACTGATAGTTACAATCCAAGGTTTGAACGCGCGGTGTTTCCTGTAAGGGATGCTCAAGGCAGGCTTCTGGCCTACTCAAAGCGAGCGACATGGGATAAACCGATCTGTCAGAATTGCGGCTATTCATCACCGCCTGATGAGAAGTTGATGTTGATGACTCCCACGGACGCTAAGCGTGTGTCATGTAGGTGGGGTCAAAGACACTGCCCGTCATGCAACCGATGGGTTTGGCCTAAATATCAACATTCCAAGGGTTACAAGCGTAACAACTATCTCTACGGTGAGCATCTTATTGACCCTGCGCTTCGAGCGGGTGTATTGGTTGAGGGTAATCTTGATCCGATAAAGCTCAGTCAGTATGGCGTGAAGAACGCTGTGGCCAGTTTGGGGTCAATGCTTGGCACGGGTTGGGGCGACAAGTCTTCACCTGGCGAGCAACTTTGGAAGTTAAATCAGCACTTCGATCTAGTCTATGCCGTCGCTGATGGTGATGTGGCTGGTAAGGACTGGCTGTCAACGTTGACCAAATTTTTCGCCGGAAAACCACAGCTTTTGACTGTGATCCCGATAGAATTAGGTCGTGGTAAAGACCCTGGCGATTTGGAAAAACATGATGTAGATTATTTGTTCAGTGGAACGAAAGTTCTAAAATAACTCAGGTGAGTTTTTGGAACAGAAAGGATGCGATATCAGCATCCCACAATGGAAAGGTGGACTATGAGTTGGGTCAATCGCGAAGCCCCACCGTCTGTGAATACAGGCTTTGATCGCTGGGGTATCTGGTCTTGGTATATTGGCGGCAAAGACGCCAGGGTGCCCAAGAAGATCATGTTTGTGTCTGAAGAGCCCGTGCAGATCGAGATGCACAGCTTCAAGGCTGGCAAGTCATACGGCAAGATGACATGCCCAGTCAGGTATGGTGTGGATAAAGAGTGTCCGCTGTGCACCGATCCTGATAGCTCTCGCCAGGGGTCATATTACTGTTACACGGTGATTGATCTGGATGGCTATGAAAGGGATGGCGTTCACCAAATGAAGCTCATGCCGTTCCTGGCCTACCAGAAGACGCGGGCGCTTATCGACCTTGAGGCCGCGAAGTTTAGCAAGCCCTCCATTCAAGGCGCAGTCTTTGAGGTTGTCAGGCTTGTTGATGGCAAGAAGGGTTCATCTCAAGGTGATGTCTGGAAATACCTTGGTCATGATGACGTCGCGCAGTTCTCGGCCAAGTATACTGAGAGCCTTAAGAGTAGCTTGTCATACTTCCCAGAAGAGTATGGCATGATTCATCCTAAGACGGGCGCACTGGTGGCCAGGCCGATTGATTTTACAAAGCTGCTTGAGCCTATGAAGGCGGAGCATATGCGTCAGTACCTCGCCATGAAGGGCTGGGTGTCACCAGACCAGCGCCGCCCACAAGCCCAGGCGTGGGGTCAGCCTCAGCCAGCTTATGGTCAGCCTGCCTACGCCCCACCCGCCTATGCTCAGCCAGCTTATGGTCAGCCTGCCTACGCCCCACCCGCCTATGCTCAGCCACAGGCACCTGCTTACGCCCAACAACAAGCCCCCACTTACGCCCCACCTCAAGCGCCACCTCATGCGCCTAATCACAATGCTGGTTATGGCCCTCCCAGCGCCCATCCTAGCAAGGTGGCGTTTGATGATGAGGACATTCCGTTCTAGGGTTAAGCTCGCTGGCTAACGTATGGGCCACCTTGTGAGGGTGGCCCTTTATCTTGGACTTTTAGACTAGGTATAACGATGAGTTATCCAATTCATGATTGGTGGCCTGACGAGCATAAAGAGCGTGTCAAGGCTTACAATGAGGCAGTCGAGCGCAATACAGCACTAGCTGACAATATCAGGATCAACCCTAACGTTGTCTATGCCCAGCACTCGCCTGAGATCAGGGCGTCAGGCAATATCCTTATCAGTCAAAAGAACATGCTGGCTGGCATTGAGACTGTTAGGCTTGGTTATGGTGTTGTGCTTAAGGTTGGTGATCGCGTCCAGTCTAGGCTAGGGATAAAGGCTGGTGATGTGCTCGTGTATAGCGCCATGTTCGGGATGAGATTCTTCGGCAGGTTCTCGTCATACAAGGGCCTTGGTTGGCATGAGCACGAGAGTGATGAGCATCGCATCTTCACCTGCTTTACTCGCAAAGAAGGTAAGAAGCTCCACATCTATGACGCCGAAGCTCTTGGGCTCTGGTCCTCCAGTAATGGCGAGACAGCCAAACTTAAGTCCCCCCTAGATCTTGGTGGTGTCATGTATCGCCAAGGTCAAGAGGTCTTGATCGTCGATGATCACTACCTGAACGGCAATAAGGTTATGGTTTCTTTGGACGGCCAAAGTGCTTGGCTATCCAGAGAGGCCTTGGCGATCTAACGCAACGCAAGTCCCCTTAGTTGGAGAATGAGATGCCCTTGAAAAGACTTAATAAGAGCACGCTCTATGGTGAGAGTTTGCATCCTGATGTGGCTGCAACGCTAGGTGCTAAGATGAGCCGTGCTTACGATCTCATGGCAAAATGGGATGACATTGTAGACAAGTCACCACCCGAGCCTTGGGATGTTAACGATCTGCCGCCTCCAGTTAAAAGCTTCGTGAGCACAAACCTTGGCAGCTATGGTCACGCATCTATTGCTGAAATGGCGCATATCTTTGTGGCCGTTAATGACATCGGCTGGCCTGCTTCATGGTTGATGCTGGATACGCCGCTCTTTGTTGGCCAGGAGAACAGCTCGCGAGTTATCGATCAGACTAACTTGGGTTCCCAAGGTCCGTGTCGCTTTGCACCTCAGCAGGCCCTTGATCTTCATGATGAGTGGATGGAGCTTTACAACTCCACTGAAGGCGCAGGCGTTAAAGGTGCTTATAAGTTTGATGACAGGCGCTTTGTCTTGCCAGGCACGGCTAAGACTGGCGTTGTGCTCGCAGGGATGACAACTCGCGCAGCTTCGCGCCACCTCCAGCGACTGTCTGGTCTTGGGGGTTGGATTAAAGAGATGACTGCTGACTTTAAGGATGGCATCAAAGCCTGCGCCCCTAACGTGGCGGCAGCGCTAGACATCGACAAAGACCGTAACTCAAGCTCTTCATTCTTAAAGAATGGGCCAGGCATCATCACGGTGCGTCAGGATCGCATCAACGCCCCATGTGAGATTTACGACCGAGAGAGCCATACATATCTTGAGCACCTTGTGAGTATTGAGCTTAGGGATGATGATGGTTCTGATGAGCTTGACTACATCAGCGCTGGCGCTGACCACAGAAATGGCCGTGGTGACTATCTCGATGAGGCGTACCACCACGGACCAGACTTCAAGCTGAAGCAGATGTTGAGCGTGGGAACAGCTCGGGATGAGCATCGCCACCGCCCAATGATGCCCTATAAGCTTGATGTTGTGATCGATCGCCAAACCGATCTTCTCGCCAAGATCCCATACTGCCCGATAGAGATCCCTGACGACTTGTGGAGGCGTACTAGTGAGGCGTTCCATGACATCTATCGAAGCGGTGATAGATGGGGTGCGCTTTATGCCCTGCCCTTCTGTGCGATGCTCAACATGACCTCAGTGTCAAAGCTTCCAGACATCGTTTACAAGCTTGAGCTTAGGGCATACGCTAAGGGCGCTCACTGGGAGTATCGTGATCAGAACATGGCACTACTTGAGCAACTTAGGGAGATCTTATCGGATGAGTTCATAGAGCTTGAGCAGATCTAAACGTGCAACGGTTGCATGTCATACGCTGGAGGCTTACACCTCCAGCTTTTCTTTGGAGCCTATGTCATGACAGAAGACTTTAGACCATTTCTTAAAGAGGCTTGGGCACAACGTGTTGTTATAGATGGCATGGCGTGGATACCTCGCCACATCTTAAGCGACATAGCACTCGCGGCCATAAAAACCCAACTCACCGTGTCGATCAAGGTTAGAGAAGGTAGGAAGACGCGAACAAATAAGGTCGAGATGTATATCATCGAAGACTTCTGGGTTGGTGTCCCGAGGGCTTACTTTGAGCGCACATCGAGAAGCAAGCTCCCGGTTGAACACCTCGTGAGCGCTGCCGAGAGTGAGCGCATCAAGACTTGCGGCATTGAGCCTAGAGATGACATGCAGATCGACGCTGTAAATGTAATTACGGAGAGGCTTAAATCCAGGGAGGTGACGCAAGTGATCATTTGCGCTGCCACTGGTGTTGGTAAGACTATCCTGAGCCTTGTGATTGCGAGCAAACTAGGTCTTAAGACGTTGATCGTGGCACCTCTAACCAACCTGCTTGACCAGTGGGAAACAAGGATAAGTAGCACGGTAAACGATGAAGACCCTAGCGCCCCTTGCGTTCTGCCAGACGCTAAGGTTGGTCGTTTTAGTGGTGACAGGCGCGAGTACGGCGCCAACTATGATGTTGTGCTTGCGACAACCCAGACGCTTTGTCGCTGTGATCCTTCTGACCCTATATTTCAGTGGCCAGGCCTCTTGATTGTTGATGAGGTTCACTTCATGGGTGCTGCCCAGTGGTGTACAATTAATCACCGATTCAACGCGACAAAGCGCCTTGGTCTGACAGCTACACCAAGGCGCGCTGACGGGGGAGAGCGGCTGTTCTTTGAGCATCTTGGCGCGGTAGGTTGGCGCGGCGCTAAGCCTATGATGGGTTTGGATATACGAAGGATAGATACGGGCTGCGACTATAATGACAGCCTTATGATCAATAAGGTTGAGGGTATGATCTCAAGAGATCTTAACCGCTCAATCATTATAGCTGATGAGATATGCAAAGCCTTGGTTGCTGGCCGCAAGCCGCTTGTCCTATCAAAGCAGATCAATCACCTTGCCGTCATTTGCAGCATTGTATCTCACCGCCTCGGTGATGCTTACACCTATGGAACATGCTGCGGCAGGTGGCCTGTGAATCCGGTAGACGCCTCAAAGTATCACCTTGATAAGAAGGCATGGCGTAAGCTTTATAAGAAGCGTGGTAAGTGGGCATTGCCTGAAGGTGCCAACCCTGATGACTATGACATCAAGTTGAATTCGGATGGTAATATTGAATCAATTGAGCCATCATATATAAAGATAACTAAGGAAGTGTTTGAAAGCTCCAAGTCTGACAGCATAATTTTTGCCACATATTCAATGGTAGCTGTGGGCTTCGATGTCACGTCATTAGATACATTGTTTGTCACCATGCCCATGTCTGATATGGAGCAATCGGTGGGCCGCATCCTCAGAAAGAACAAAGAAAAGATGAAACCGCTCGTCGTTCACTTTGTAGATAACTACAAGATGTCTTACATCTTCTGGGGTAAAGCTTCCAAAACTTATGACTTGCTAAGTGAGCTAGGATCGGGCGAAGATTAACTAACGACATGCAACGGTTGCATGTCTAACTTTGGAGATAGTGAATGGCGACTAAGAAGGCTAAGAAGTCTGCTGATAGCGTGACGCGACAAGAGCGTCACAGTGTCTTCCGTAACCAGGCACAGAAAGAGTTCGGCCCTCATTCCATCCAGCGCGCTAGCGAGGTTCGACCTAGGCGCTCGGTGTCTAGCGGGTCATGGCAGCTCGATAACTGCCTTGGTGGCGGCTTTACGCTTGGCACAATGAAGCTGCTATGGGGCTGGGAGCACTGTGGTAAAACGACGATAGCGCTCAAGGCTGCGTCTGAGATTCATCAGATCTGCTCGTCATGCCATACCTATATCAATGAGACACCGCTCTTCAATCCCCACGAGTTTACTGGTGACTGGGATACTGGCTACTGGTCGATCGAGAACCTTGATACTGATGCGAAGGCGGAGGCCGCGTATTGGAATCAGGGCAAACAGCAGTGCATGGCTTGCGGCTCCCCATATCATAAAGAGGACAGGCCGTGCTCTCACTCTAGTGAGATGGGTGAAGATGACGATGAGATTGATGACTTCATCTGTGGTGACTGTGGCACCGCTGCAATGGTTGTCGATCTCCATCCCGATGATGATTACTACTCTCCAATGCCAAGGTCTGGGAACACGGCATCATGCGAGTGTGGTAAGTGCGTTCCCACCATTGTGATGTGGGTTGATCTTGAGGGCAAAGGCGACGTGAAGTGGGCTGAGTCTCTTGGTGTCGATCTGGAGCGCCTGGATTATGTCAGGGCAAACTACACCGAGGCGGCATTTGACATTATCAAGGGCGCAATCAAGGGCGGTCTTGTTGATGCGATTATCGTTGACTCTTTAGCTGGAGCCACGCCAGCCGTAGAGCTTGAGAAGAGCTATGGCGAGAATACGATGGGCTTAGCAGCGCGCCTTGTTAATCGTATGACTCGCGAGATGCCTACGATCATCACTCAGTCTTATGAGGAGCATGGTATTGAGCCTACGGTCTTTCTGTTGAACCAGGTACGCAATAAGATCGGTGGATATGGCGGTCACACGCTCTATGGTGGTGAGGGTCAGAAGTTCGCCTGTGATCAGATCATTAAGCTTACCTCGGCAAAAGGTGAGATTGATGAGGTCGTTACTGGAGCTAAGACTCGCAACGAGAGCATAGGCTTAAGCTCCACCGTCGCGCTGAAGTTTATGATCGATAAGAACGGCAAGGCCCCGACTCGCAACATGTCTGGTCAATGCACACTCGTGACAGTGGACACGCATGGGCTAAAGAAGGGCACCTTTGATGACATCGACCTTCTGACTAATGATGCGTCGAAGATGGGTATTATCTCTTCTGAGGACGGTTGGAAGATACAAGGCTGGCCAGTCAAGTATCGGATCAAAGCCGATCTTATGACTGAGCTTAGCAGCAACCGCGCGCTGAAAAGGTTGGTGCAAGGCATGATCTGCGACTCACTGATGAGCAACTTCGATGAGATCACCAAGATGTTGTCGAGCTAGTTAGATGTAGCAGGCCAGCCAATGAAGCTGGCCTGCTTTTTGGAGGTAGTTATGAGGCACGTTAAACCCGGCAAGTCGGCCAAGGGCGACAGCCCTATCGGTCGAAAGAAAAGCAGCGCCAAAGTGAGGCGATCTTTATCCATCAAGCAAGAGGATAGGATTGCACACAAGGGCGGTGGCAGAAGGGTTCCTGGCAGTGGTGCATTTGGAGGTAATCTCAACGGCGACGTAAGCCTTGATGATTGGCTTATTGAGGCTAAGAGGACTGAGAATAAGTCGTTTAGCATCAATGGTGCTGTCATCCATAAGGCTTATGCTGAAGCGGTCATGGCTAATAAGAAATTCGCCATGTCTATAGAAATAGCTGGGATGGATAGCAGTCTTTTCCCGTCTCGCTTTATGCTTGTCCTTGAGGATGACTTCTTCGCTGCAATGAATGGTGTTAGTGATGACGATGACGATGACGGTGATTAGAGCCCCATCCCCATTCAACAACTCACCAAGAGATCATTGGCTATGGTTGGATGAGTCGAAGCGTCTTTACTTGAGGGCTGAGTTCATCGAGTGGCTCAATAGAATCCCGGCGCCCCAACACCGTGTGGGCGCTGTTGGTTATTACACTCAGGTCGCGTTTCTTTTAAGGCGTGTTCTTGACTACTGTGATGATAAGTGTGTTTGTCCTGCGCTGGTGATTCTTTACCTTTGGCCTTATAACTCTAGGGCTGACGATGTTTTCTTCGGAGTCTACTCCACCATCATAGAGATCTCGGAGCTTAACAGGCTTAGGCGCTGGCTTAATGCTGTTGGTGATGATGTTGATCTTTCTGGAGAGCGGAAAAATCTTTTCATAATTGAGTCTGGAGCATCGACAACTCACGGGTTGCTTGATGCGATCCATCAGAAGCTTAACTGGATTGGCCTTGCTGATCTGTGGCAGGAGGAGAGTGATGAGCGACTGGATTGGTAAGCCTGGTGAAAACGTGTCTCTTGCTAGTCTTCTGGCAAGCGAGGGTGACTCATGCAGGGACATCGCACCATACGGACCTGATAGCCCCATCAGGGGACACGCTATCGCTTCGACATGCACCATGCTTGAGGGCCTTTGTCTTAAGCATGGCATTGTCAGGCAAAGCTCCACGGTATCGCCCCATCTGAGGATGATCTTTCTTTTGGGCACTGGCATACATCAGGCCATGCAGGATTCAATTCTTGCGCCCTATCTGGTGGGCGCTTGGAGGTGTCGGGGCTGCTCCAAGCAATATAATCCACCCAAGGGGCAACTCATGAGGCGCCCTTCAAAATGCACGAAGTCAAGCTGTGCGAATAGTAACTACAGCGAAGACGTAAAGAGTGACTGGCACCTTCCCGGTTTCGCTTATATTGAGCCTGTTCTTAATAGCGAGAAGCCTTATGTCCAGGGCCACGCTGACGGTGTGATGTGTATTTCAGATCTCGACAAGGCCACCATCCCTGAAGGCGATGAAGGCCTTGAGGTGATTGAGATCAAGTCCACATCATCACCTGACGCGATCATCCCCTTAAGCCCCGACCACGAGACTCAGTTAAACATCTATATGGGCTTAATGGGAATCCATAAGGGCAGAGTCATATATGTGCGCAAGACCGGCACACACTTACATGGCATCTTGAGCGAACATATCGTGAGGTTTGACGCCGAGGCTTATGGTCGCAACATGCAACGGTTGCAGGCCATAGAAGATGCTGTCGAGGCTGATGATCTTAGTGTCCTTGAAAGGTCTTGCAGCAAGGCGGACTGCGCCCGATCGAAGAAATGCCCGGTCAGCGATCTTTGCTGGCAGATCGGAAAATAATGATTTTGTCTAAAAATTCTATTGACGTTTAAGTCTTCAATGTTGATAGTCAGATCATCCAGCGAGTGGGTTGGATGATCATTTTGGAGATTAAATGCAGAGCGAGATCTGGGCTTGTGATCATAGCGGCATAGGCGTGTCTGTCCCTAGTCTGGACTGCGCCAAATGCTGGGATGCTTATAACAAGGCTAAAGGTCTGCCCTCATTTAATAGGCTTGATGCAAAGCGCTTTAAATGGCGCTCTAAATCAGGCTCAAAGATGGTCAATGTCTATGAGAAGTCGGGCGAGATCGCTTGGCATCTCAAGGGCTTGAAAGCGGTTAGGGTTGATATGGTCAATGTGTCTGATCAGTCTGTCATGGGCATAGATCTATCGCTTACATCAACCGGGCTAGCGTTCGTTGAGATCGTCAATGATGAGCTTAGGTATGCCGTCTGCTCATACGGCATTCAGTACGGCAAGAAGGCATCATCAGCACTTAAGATGCGAAGGCTGCACGTCATAGCATCGTGGGTGGCTTCTTTTGGCCACATGGCCAGAGAGATCGTCATTGAAGATCACGCGCCTTCTCGGGCGGCTTTTGGTGGCCTCCATCTAGCTGAGCTTCATGGTGCGGTTAAATTCGCACTCCTTGATCTTGGCTATGACTGCGGCTTGGTTGGCGTCAAAGAGGCGCGAGCAAAAGTTGTCCTTAATGGCGCTTGTCCTAAAGATGATGTGACCAGTATCATCGCTGACCACGGATTCAGATTTGATAACGATGACGAGAGTGACGCGATAGTGATTGCACTATCCATGATTTAAGGCGTGCAACGGTTGCATGTCTGTCCAAACAAAAGGGGACGCGATGTCTGAGAACACTGAGAACACTGAGAACACTGAGAGCAAGCCCAAGGCGACTCCCAAGCCCAAGGCGACTCCCAAGCCCAAGGCAGAGGCCAAGGCTAAGGCGGCTCCAAAGGCCAAGGCGGAGCCTAAAGCCAAGGCAGCCCCAAAAGCCAAGGCAGAGCCAAAGGCCAAGGCGGAGCCTAAAGAGGACAAGGCCAAGTCTGCTGAGGAGCAGAAAGGCCTTGAGGCCCAAGCTCAGGCCACAGCAGAGCGCGTGCGTGAAGTCCTGCTCAAGGATGGTGTCCTCTTCTGGGATCTAGCCCGAGAGCTGCACCGTATGCGCGAGGGCGGGCTCTATGCTTACATCGCCAACCCTGAGACCGGACTCCCCTTCGGCTCGATGAAGGATTATATCGCTGTCGAGGTCGCAGGATCTGAGCGCAAGGCGCGCATGGCGATGACCCTGTGGGATGCGATCTACATCCGATATGGGGAGGGCATGTTTGAGGCTGTCAAGCATCTTGGGCCGTCTAAGGTTGATCTGATTAAGGATCTTCTGGATGACCCTACTGCGGCAGCAGAGTGGATCGAGAAGGCTGGCACATTAACCAGAGCGCAGCTTGCTGAGATGGTGCGCCTCTACCTCAACCCAGGCGATGCTGGCGATGAGTCTTCCCCCGATGGTCCGACAACTCAGACCGTTCGTAAGACGGTCGATCTTCTGCCCGAGCAGGAGAACATCTGGAACGAGGCCCTCAAGGCTGCCCAGCGCCTATACAAGACTGACAATCTGTCCAACGCTGTCGTCAACATCCTTGCCGACTTCACTGTGTCTAACAGTGACCTTGATGGCGAGAAGAACCTTGAGTCGCTCGTTCGCCGCATGGAGACGATTCACAATGTGCAAATCGTCGTCATCGACCTTGAGGCAGCCAGCCCGTTCATCATGGGTCGCGAGCATTTAGCTACGCTTAAGGACATCCAGGCCGAGAAGGCCAAGTCGGCCTAAGCGCATACAGTCCAAAAAAGGCGCATTGTGATTACACAATGCGCCTTTTTTGTGTCTATAATCAGGCCGTATTAGTTTTGGAGTACACCATGCCAAGAAAGAGACTTTCTCCAGTAGAAAGAATAAGAGCGCTCCCATTTGCCGATCAGATCGATCGACTGTTCATGAATGGGGTTAAGTACGATGAGGTTGTCGATCTTATCAGGGGTAAGCATGGGCTTCATAAGAACGTAGCATCAGCTACTGTCAAAGACTGGCTTAAGAAATACTGGGCGATTCGTAAGGTAGAGCTTGGGATTGAGAGTAAGAAAGCAGTCGGGGTTACTAAGAGCATCGTAAAACAAGCTGAGGAGTTCTCTATCATTGATGAGCTGACTTGGCTTTATGGGATTCAAAAGGCTAGGGTTACTAGAGCTTATGAGGTTGAGCTTAAGAACAAGACTCACGATCCCAACCTAGTCAAAGAAATTGCGATGGCGGCCAACCTTATCAAGCAAAGCGCAGACATCCATAATAAGTTGAACATCCTGACAAGAGAGCTGATAGGTCATCCCACCCTTAATCATAGGCCCATAGACATTAAGCCTGGCGATGATGATCAGGAGTCAGACGATAATGTCCCGGCAGATAGGCGTCTAGCTGCCTTTATCGGTGAGGAGCTTTCGACCAACCCCAGACAAAGGCAACGGATCGCGGAGTTCTTACAGGTGCTCAATCAGCACGGCGGCGTCATTCCAGAAGATCTAACTAAGGCGTCAGATGACGATATAGAAGATGCGCTCATTTATGAGCCGCTTAGTGAAGAGGAGTGAGATGGCGACGATATTTGACGGATTGAGGGCGAAGACAACACTTAGTGATAAGGAGCTGCTGGAAAGGCTGAGCAGTCTCTGGAACGTCATGAGCCCTGAAGAGCAAGCGGTGGTGCTTGATGTTGTAGGTCAAGGCGGCTCAACAGACGGCATCCTTGACTCTCTTACTGAGACTCATTACTGGCATAAGCCGTTAAGTATGGCTGAGTTCCTTGAAGACACCTCAGTTGCAGGTCCGGGCGTTGAGAGCATGTTCCCCCAGTTGAAGAAAGATCTTATCACCATAGTCAGCGGCGGCTACACGGAGGCCGTGCTCACTGGTGGCATTGGATGGGGTAAGAGCTGGTCGGCAAACTACGGCCTGATGTATTTCATGCACCGTATCATGTGCCTTCGTGAGCCCCAGGAGTCTATGGGCCTTGCTGGTAACTCTGCTCTAATTGTGGCCATGCTTTCCACAAATAGAGAGCAGGCCCAGAACACCATCCTTAAGGATCTTGGCCGATTCATTGAGCAGTCAGATTTTTTCAAGCAGGTAGGCTTTAAGATCACAAAGAAGATGATCACCATCGGCAAGTGCATTGAAGTCCACCCATCAGCCGCCAATAACGGCAACCTAATCGGCACCAACGTCATCATGGGGATGCTCGATGAGGCTAACTTTGGTGTTAACGCAAAGCAGGTCAAGCGCACTAACTCTATCAATGAGACTGGCCAGCACCTTACGGCTGCCGAGAAGGTTTACAACAGCCTGATGGCTCGTATTAAGTCGCGCTTCATGGATAAGGGGCACTTGCCTGGGGTGTTCTTTGTGGTGTCATCGAAGAATACTGAGCATGACTTCACGACAAGGCGTATAGCTGAGGCTCAGAAGGATAGGACGATCTTCGTGGCCGATTATCCAGAATGGGGAACCAAGCCTAAGAAGTTCAGGACTAAGGAGACTTTCCGGGTTTTCTTTGGTGGCCAGTCTGCTCAGTCAAGAATATTGAAGCAAGGTGAAGATCCTCCTGACATTGAGGATGAGTTCGCGCGCGTGGTCGAGATCCCGGTTGATTATCGTAAAGAGTTTGAAGACGACATTGTAACGGCCCTTCGTGATATTGCTGGCGTCGCAGTCCCTAAGATCACGCTCTATTTCACCAATAGAAAGTCGATCATCAAGTCAGCTATGGGCAGGAATGAGAGTGTCCTTATTAATGGTGGTTGGATCTGGCCATGTGTCGCGGATCAGGTTCCTCTTGATTGGACTAAGCTGGTTAAGAAACACACCAAGAATATAGGTGGAGAGCTGTTGAGTTTCGAGGGGCCTATTACAAACCCAGGCACACCGAGACACATTCACCTAGACCTTTCATCAGCACACTGTCTCACTGGTTTTACGATGGCTCATACGGTGAGATGGGTCGATCGGCCTTATGTTGATGGTCAGTCTGGGGATGGTGTTGTGAGGACAATGCGTGTGCCATTGATCTATGTCGATGCTATTTTTGGCATAGCAGCACCACCTAATGGGGAGATCAACTTACCCACCGTTGCCAGGATCATCCTTGCGCTTAGAGAGCGGGGCTACACCATAGGTCATGTGTCTGCCGATCAGTGGCAGAGTAAGTATCTACTCCAAATGCTTAGCGGCACAGGCATATCGACGTCTGAGGTGTCGATGGACACAACCACCCTGCCTTATGATGGACTTAAGGATCTCTTTAACGATGGCCGCATATCATGCCCAATGCCTTTGATCCTAAAGTCTGAGCTTTTTGGCCTTGAGCGTGACAACCTTAATAACAAAGTGCAGAAAGGATCACTCACATCTAAGGATGTTTCAGATTCTTTAGCGGGTGTTTGTCACACGTTAGTAAACAAGCCTTCTTACGCGATGTTCGACCTCGGTGATGCTGATAGTCTAAGCGGGATGTCAGCACCTTCTGTGAACCTTGAACGCTTTGATGAGGCGGGATTATCATCGTCTGGTAATGTAGGTCGTGATAACAACGAACGTAGTGCAGAAGCCGTGGTAAGTCGCGGGTTCTTTCACGATCTTTGATCTTGGAGGTGAGTTGTGGCGCTAAGAGATGTTTGGGATAACCTCAGTGGTTTTTTCGATAAGAAAGACGATCAGCTAAGGGATATAGATCAAGAGCGCTTTGGTGATATGGGCTCTTTGAGTGGTGGCTCCTATACGTCTTGGGGTAAATACTCTAATCAGATGAATAGTCTCACCACGATGGACCATGATCTATACAGTAGGAATCTCGAATATGAGCAGATGGATGGCCACACCGACATCGCGGCAGCCTTGGACATCTATGCTGATGAGGCTACACAGCCAGACTTCTTTAGGCGCGTCCCTATCTGGGTTGAGAGCACCAATAACAACGTTGCCAGCGAGCTTAACGCGCTGCTTCATAAGAGACTGAGGGTTAGCTCTTGGTTGTGGGAGTTGACCAGGGGCGTCTGCAAGTACGGCCAGCAGTATCAGCGGTGGTATGTTGGTGAGGATGGCATCATTGCTTCTGAGCCTGTACCAGCGCCAGCTACGCGCAAGGTATACGATCAGTATGGTCATGCTCTTGGTTATTTGGTGTCGAAGAGCGGCACAGGTGCTGTCAATGCTGATGCGTTCAGGCGTGTGATCAGGAGTCAGTCAGACTTTGCGGGCAACAATGTCAGGTCGCTCTTCTCGCGCAATAGTGAGATAGCGTTTTATGACTGGGAGCTTAGCCACTTCAAGCTTCAGGGTCGCGATCGCATGTCTGATTATGGGTGGGCTGTGACCGAGCCCGTGCGAGGTTCTTATCGTCGCCTAATAATCATGGAAGATAGCGCGTTGGTTTATAAGCTTACTCGCGCGCCTTCTAGGCTGGTGTTTTACGTTGACACTGGTGAGTTGACTGGACGTCAAGCGATGGCGCAGGTCAATGTCGTAAAGGATGCCTTGAGAACCAAGAAGCACCTATCCAAGAATCAGCCAGGCAAGATGGAGCTAACCTTTGATCCCACCTTCTTAGACGACTTCTTTCTGCCCGTGCATTCGGTTAAAGGTAGGAGCGTCGAGATCGACACCCTGCAAGGGCCGGATTACCAGGCCATGATGGATGTTGTGTACTTTAAGGATCAGGTTGGTCGCGGCTTGAAGATTCCCGACTTTGGGCGTTCTGAGAATAGTGGTGGAGGTACTGGCTTACTTTCCCAGCGCGACTTCAGGTTTGCTGCGATGATCATGCGCATTCAGCGCGCAGTGTGCGAAGGGTTCAGGTTTGCTTGTCATGTTCACCTTATCGCCCTGGGCTATGATCCTTATGACTTCGACTTTGAAATTGTGATGGCAGTGCCTTCTGCAATCCTTGAGCTTGCGAGAATGGAGGTTCTATCTGCAAAGTCGGACATCATCTCGCGTCTTGGTGAGAATATCTCGGTCAGGTGGCTAATGGTCAACCTGCTTGGGTTGTCTGAGGATGAGGCTGTAATGCTCATGGTTCAGCGGCAAGAGGAGCTAGACTTCGTTGCTGGTGGTGAGCTTGATCGTGAGTCTGCCAGAGAGCGCATGAGTTCGCTTATGCGTGAGGGCGCTGATATGAGTGATGCGGCTGTCACTGAGAGGGCGGAGGCTCACATCAAGCTGAAGGGTAGTCGTGGAGCTAGAGGTGTAACGCTTAACGAGTTTTACGGCGGCTCTAATGATCACTCACCAAGTAAGATCCTAAAAGAGCTACAGACAAACCACCGCGATCTTCTCGCTCGACTGAACAATCTTAGCACTGTTGTGGAGTCCATCAGCTCTCACCACGGCATGTCGTCATTCGCACAGTCGCCACCGAGTCATAAGTAACATGCAACCGTTGCATGTATGGAGTTAGAGATGAGGCTTTTGAATATCGAGAAGCTTGACGGTTTAACTAGCGGCTCTTTTGAATCGATCATAGCTATGATCAGGGAGTACATGGCTACATCATTGCCAGACCTCCACCTCCTATCGACCAAGGTTGACACATTCATTGCTAGTGATGGTGAGAAGATGTTTACCTATGGCTACTCTATAGGTGAGGGTGTGCTTCAGGTTGAGGCCAAGTCTGTTGACACTGTTTTCATTGAAGGCTTTGAGCTTGGCCTGCGTCAGCTTGAGGTTGAAAGAGCCTTCAACGAAGCTCTTGAGCGCTGTGACTACGATCGAACGATCGACCTGGCGTCTGATATGAAGACGATGAGGATGTATGCTGGTGATGATTTTTGGATTGATAGGGTTTTGCTTTTCTTTGAGCAGTCACCTGTCGTCAATAAGTATGATGATCTTACAGAGGCTGTCTTTAGCGCTCGTGCTGAGCGTCTAAAGGTCTTCGCAGGCAATACAAAACCATCATTTTTAACGTTACGAGATGACGTTGTTGAGATGGTGAGTTCTGGCGAGCGCCGTGGAGCTTTAGCTTTATTGCGCGAACACTACGACTTTTTTGCAAGTAAGCTACTTGCTCAGATGTCAAATCAAGATAGGATAGCAGTGATTGAGTCGATCGGGTCGTTCGTGATCAATCTTGAGTCTTATTGGTCATTGATTAATGAGTCTAAGGCTGGTCAGGCTTTGGTTGAGATCTCAGACACCATGCAATCATTGCATGAGTCATTATCAAACACAGAGGTATCAGATGAGCGAGTTGAATGAGGTCAGGAAGCGTCGCAACTACTCCAAGGGCGGCAAGCAAACCGTGGTGAAGCGCGGCACCCCAGCAGAGCGTCGTAAGTGGAAGATGGCCAGCCGTAAGCGTCGCAAGACAGCAGCCTTCAAGCAATACCAGCGCCGTCAGAAGACTGACCCGGCAGCCAAGCGCCGTGAGCGTGTGAAAGCTCGATTTGAGGGTGCTGGTAACAGCAATCCTTATCTTGAGGCTGTCATGCGTCAGCACAACCTCGCAGCCAACCTGGCTGAGAGCTTCTCACCACTGGTTGAGAGTGGTGATCTTCATGAGTCGCTCACCGAAGCGCTTGATCGCATGAGTTCTCAACTTCTGGAGCTTGCCGAGGGCATCGCAGAGGGCGACTATACGATCGAAGAGGCTTGCTCGATGTGCGCGCAAGCAGCCAAGAACCTCGCACCAGCTATCGACATGTATCACGACCTCGCTGAGGGCGATGAGTATGACGATGAAGAGGATGATGAGGACTGGGACGAAGACGAAGATGAGGAGTGGGATGACGAAGATGACGATGATGACGATGATTGAGAATTATGTTGAGGGCCTATCTGAGTCTGAACGAAGTAGGTTCCTCAACACTCAATCATCCAGAAAGAGGACTGGTGGCAAGCGAAAACGCCGCACAGCCTATTCGTCAGGTCGTCGAGAGGCCCTTGGTATGCGAAGAAAGAAGTTTAGCAATATCAAGAGCGACACCAAGGGCCTCACCAAGCGCCGCAAGCGGAAAGAGATTTTCGCCCAGAGTGGCATCCGTAGAAAATCAAGATTTAAGCGCTACTGAGGTGCTCAATGTCGCAGCAAATACTTGTCGAGGCGCCCGTTGAGGAGATTAGAGTTCAGCTCGCTGAGGGTAGCACTCCAGGCCGTAAGGTGATCTTTCTTGAGGGCGCTTTCGGCGTGGTGGATAAGCTTACCGCTAACGGGCGTGTCTATTCTTCATCAATCATCCAGGCTCAGATCGATCGCCTTGGCAAGTACATGAGCCGCCGCGCATTGTTTGGTGAGGTCGATCACCCATCTACGGCTCAGGTGAGTCTGATGAATGCGGGCACGCTGATCGAGTCGCTAAGGATCGATCCAGATGGCATTGTTCGTGGCAAGATGCGCATCCTTGATGGCGACTATGGGCCTGGTGATAAGCTTCGCTCACTTGTTGATCACGGCGTGTCTCTTGGCGTCTCGTCAAGGGGTACTGGCAGTGTTGTGAAAGATGGCTCTCGCCACATCGTTCAGTCTGACTTTTACCTGTCAGCGTTTGATGTTGTCGCGGTCCCTGCTTTTGATGGCGCCTACCCTTCCGTCCGCACCGAGTCTATAAATGGTGGTGTTGAGGATTTGAGGATCGAGGCATTCAGCTTCGATCGCATAAACAATCATGGAGACAGTATGAGTAATCAAAACGCTCATAGCAACGTCAAGCCAGACTCTCAAAGTGAGTCAAATCGCCACCAGCAAGCACTAAGGGCTGATGAGGCGATTGAGGCAGCGCGCATGCGAGGCTATGAGGCAGGTCTTAACGAGGGCAGGTCTAAGACACTTGCTGAATCATCACAGCAAGACATGCAACGGTTGCAGGCTGATAACAAGGTTCTGTCTGAGCAGTTGTCTGGCGCCAACATGAAGGTGGAGATCATTGAGTCTGAGCTTACCCAGATTAAGGCAAGCTCGCTCAAGGGTATGGTGGAGTCTGAGCTTCGCCGTCACCTTCCATTCGTTGTTGAGTCTGACCGCGAGGCCTTCAAGAACCTGATCCCACAATGGTCAAGCGTCACAGACTTTGATTCTTTCAAGTCTGCTTTGGACTGTGTTGTTGAGGACTTCAAGCGCACTGACAGATACCTTGATCTTGATGAAGATGGTCTTGCCGAGAGTGTCATTAACGCCTTGGATAATGAGGCGTACTTGAGTGAGTCGGTTGAGCTTCTTGAGTTTGCACGCGCTGCTATTGTGGATCTTAGGGAGCAGGCAGCCTACGCAGCCAACCTCGATGAGTCGCTGGACCTTCTGTCTAATGCTCATGCTCACATCTCACTCTTGTCTGTGGAGCACCTTAAGACGCAGACGGCCCTTGATGAGGCTATTGATCTTATCGAGTCGCTGGAGGCAGATGTTGACACTTTGAAGAAAGAGCGTCGAAGCCTTCGCAATGAGGCTAAGTCTGCACTGTCTGACCTTGAGGCTCTAAGGCTTGAGAACGAGCAGCTCATTGAGAGTTCCAAGCAGTATAAGCACATGGTGTCAGAATCTAAGCTTATGAGTGAGAGTGTCAAAGCTCTTGAGGAGAGCGCTCTTGAGTCCAAGAACCAAGCGTTAGAGCTTGAGCTTGAGAAGTACAAGGCTGTGATTGGATCTCCAAACCCGATCACCATGCTAGAGCACCTCTCTAAGGCGTCTAACGCTCAAGAGGTGCCTCTGCTTGCCGAGCAGTACCGAGGGCAAAGGACAAGGCAGCATAGCCGCCCAGGTGGGCTGACATCTACGGGTCACAGTATCCTCAATGAGGAGAACATGGGCGACCTTGGTAACGTGATGCAAGCCTTGAATAGCAGGTCGCCAAAGGCGCTGAGTGATGAGCATCAGTCAACGCTTTCTGAGGGCTTTGGCAATAATGCAAGGCTTGAAGACACCTCCAAGTATGGTGCATCGCTCAATGATCTGAGTGCTATCATGAGGCTCTCAGCCAAGAATTAGTCTCAAATAAGTGTGCAAGGTGTTTAATCACATCTTGTGCAGTTGAAAAAAGCCGATACTGTTACTTAAGACAAGCTAACTTACCTGATAGAGAGGAGATACCGTGCAAACTCAACATTTCAGCCCTGCAAACCAGTCGGTCCATAACCTTAGCTACCGCGACCACCTCATCCAAAGCCATGCTGAGATCCTCAATCTCGTGAAGTGGAAGGATCTTGGTCTTAGCGAGAGTGAGGAGCTTTATCGCCGTGGCGTGATGGCTCAGATCATCGAGACGGTGCTTGAGAACAGCCAGTCTGGCGCACTCAGCTCCGGCATGGTCATGGAGTCTGCTGGCACCTCGACTGCCAACCTGCAAGGCTACGCTCAGACGATCCTGCCACTGCTTCTCAACGTGTTCCCCAACCTGATCGGTCATGAGCTGTTCTCGATTCAGCCTATGAACGGCCCCCTTGGGCAGGTCTACTACTACGATTGGGTCTACGCATCCAATAAGGGATCTGTCAACGCTGGCACGAAGGTCATGGGTTCGGGTCAGACCTACGCTCACCAATACTCCTCAGAGGAGATTGACGGCGAGTCTCTTGGCGCTGGCGACGGCACCAAGTGGGGCGGCGCTGGTAGTGCGATCAACTACTCGACAGCCTACATGCCGATCTACCCCAACAACAACACTGACAACTCCAACCCATCACCTGTTCGTCAGGTCAGCATGGTTGAGTTAAACAGCGCTGGTGCTGCTGTTCAGACTGCTGTTGATAACGGCATTGGTGGGTTCACAGGCGACGCAGCTTCTGGCTCCATCGACTACGCCACTGGTGCTATCACTGGCTTTAAATTTACCGCTGCCGTTGGTAACGGTAACATCGTCAAGGTCTTCTACTGGTACAAGTCGGAAGGCAACTCGAACATCGGTGACATCTCCTTTGAGACGCGCGCCGCTGACATCCGTGCTGAGGACCGCGAGCTTCGTGCGACGTGGACCATGAATGCCACCGAGGATCTTCGTCGCCAGCATGGCATCGACGGTCACGCCACCATGATCGCTGGTATCTCCAGCCTGATTGGCTACGATCTTGACCGTATGATGATCGATCGCACTCGTCGCGCAGCCGCTACGTCTGCAACCTGGGATCAGGCTGGTGCAAGCGCTGGTGAGTCTCAGATCGATTACTACGCCACGCTCGTCACGACGATGCACCAAGTCGGCGCAACGATCCTTACAAAGACGCAGCGCTCTCGTCCTCAGTGGGCTGTCACGTCGCCTAACGTCGCTGCGATTCTTGAGCAGCTTCAGAAGCATGGCGATTACGCTCCTGCCGCACCTACGACTGAGCGCGCTGGATCGTTCGGTGGCATCTCGTCTGACCTTGGTGTCTCGCGCGTCGGTTTGATCTCCAACCGCCTCCGCCTGTACCAAGATCCTCACTTCCCAGCCAGCCAGATCCTTCTGGGATTCAAGGGCAGCAACTACCTTGAGAGTGGCGCCGTCTACGCACCATATATCGCACTCTCTATGACTCCTGCCTTCCATGACCCCAATGATGGCAAGATGAAGCGCCGCTTCACCAGCCGTGACGCCTTCAAGGTCATTCGCCCAGAATACTATGGCCTGGTGAACATCTCTAACCTCAACGCACCCGTTTGATGGTTGAGAGTTAGGTCGGGACTGAGTTAAGCTTAGGGGGTCTTTCGACCCCCTAAGCTTTGTCATTTACAATGAGGTGAAGTCATGACTCTTAAGAAGATCAGAAGGTTCAAGCTGCGCAGAGAGTTCGCTGAGAATGTGCGCAAGGGCGGAGTGTTCAACCTAGGTGGCTATCGAGTGCCAGTCTATCAAGTCACCAGGCATGATGAGATCATTGAAGGTGATCTTTACGCCTACTTAAGCCCAGACATTTTGGCGGAGATTGCACCCCGCTATGTTGATGTTGATGACTCGGGCAATGAGTCACCTGTTGACGATGTTAAGGCTTTGGAGTCCAAGGCCTCAGAGCCAGTAGTAGAGCCCAAGGTTGAGAAGGTGGTTGTTGAGGCAATCCCTACACCTCCGACGCCAGAGCCAGCCCCTGCTGATGACACTGACATTCTTGACTTCCTTGAGGATGGCGAGGATGAAGAGGATGGTGAAGATGACTCCAAGTCCTTGCAGTCTTCACATTCCTATGTCCCCTCGAACCTTGAGGAGCTTGAGAAGATGACGACTAAAGAGCTTAAGCTTCTCACGCAAGAGCTTGAGGTCTATGACAAGGTAAAGACCGCCGAGTCTGGACATCGCAGCAAAGGTGCATATATCGAGGTCTTGTCTGACGAGCTTTTTGGCAAGTAAGACATGCAACCGTTGCACGTTTGAATGGGCGCTAAGGCGCCCATTTTTTATGCCTTGCGAGTCTCAACGCTGCTACACTTGGCTAGTATCCATAGGAGGTTGATATATGGCCATTGTCTTTAATGCTCTTGAGCCAACGTTTGCAGATGTGGGCTCAGCTCCAGAATATAAGGTGAGCTTCATTGATGATCTCGCGGGAGGGGTGTTCATAGATCCTGACAGTGTTGATGCGCTTGAGATTGTTGACTCACTTGGCAATGTGTTGAGGACATTCTTGCCACCAGATATTGTCAATCCGTCCACCGGGATCTATACGGTACAAGATACACCTCTTGTCGATGCTGGGATCGTCTTGCTTCGCTGGACTTACACGGTGTCAGGAACGCAGATTAAGAGCGGCGTATCTTTTCAGGTCATAGGATCATCATCCTCTCTAAACGACATCAGGATTAAGAGAGACATCTTGACCGCTCTCGGTGCTGGCGTCATGCGCGTTGAGCTTCCGGCAGGATCTTTGGACTACTGCCTTGATCATGCTAAGCGCTGGTTTGTGATGTATGCGGGGCAGACTAATGAGGTGACTATTGATCTTGTTGGTGGCCAGCAAGACTATGATGTCACCGATGATTGCCAGGCTGTTTATGAGGTGGCTTTTGAGCGCAATGTCCCCACCCCTTATGACTACGGCAACAATCAGCCCTACGGCGTCAACCCTGCGAGCCCAGGTGGTTACAGTCAGTCTTCGTTTGTCCAGACGTCACAAGACAACGGCCCATTTAGTGCTATCGTGATGGACATAGCTTACAATGAGATGGCGACGCGCATTCTTGGTGGTGAGTGTCGCTGGACATGGCTACCATTCCAGCGAAAGCTGAGGATCTTCCCTTGTCCGGCGACAAGTTCTAAGGCCAGGGTTGAGTATGTTCCGGGCACGCTCAATCTAAGCAATCCTCACTCGTGGGAGTATCACTTCGTTCACCGTTACGCCCTTGCATTGGCTAAAGAGACGTTGGGCCGCATACGCTCAAAATACGGCTCTTACAGCATGGCTGATGGCGAGCGCAACCTAGATGGTGATACGTTGCTTGGCGAGGCTTCCGAGGCCAAGCAGGACGTCCATGATAAGCTTATGAAATACATGCCTACGGGCTGGATTATCCAGGGGTGATGCAATGCTGATATTTAGACGCAAATATAACGACACGATCGACTTCATTATCGAAGGTGAGAGTGTCAAGAATTACCCACCAGACAAGATCAGGTCGTCATTCAAAGAGATTGGCCACGTCGTCGAACACATCCATTATGGATATAATGCTGATGGCAGGCGGTTGATCTCGGTGTCGTTATATAGGACGGCTAATGACCTTGAGCTACAGCTTGAAGAGCAGGGCTATCTGACGGCTGGCGAGTACGCCATTGCATCGGATGAGGTTGGTTCAACTGAGCCTAAGTCGCGCCCTGATGAGGGGTCTTACCTGATGCTTAAGAAGAAGATGTCGATCAGGTATTGGACTAAGGTGGCACCATCTCCTATGAGTCTTAATGCTGGCGACTACATTCAAGTCATCGCGGTCTACCCAACGCAGGAGATCGTATTCAAGGTTATTGATGGTGAGTATATGGGCTCGTTTGGCTTCTTTGCTGCTCATGAGTGGCAGGACGTCTCGCAGCACCTTAAGCCCATGAAGTCTATCCCTGTTCAGGCCACGTCTAGTGAGGTGGTCAGGACGGACAATGCGACTAAGCCTACAAAGAAGCGAGAGCTTGGGGCTAAGCGTGATGAGGATGGCAACACTGATGATGCGACGCCCTATGTAAGGTCGGGCTCATTCGCTAGGATTAAGAAGGGCTTTCCATCATTCAAGTCATTTAAGCGAGAGAAGCTTAAGGACTTTATGGCCACAGATCTTGATGATCTTGAGGCAAAGAAAAAGAAAGAGCGTAAAGACATGATGGACCGCTATGACAATGACGGCGGTGGTGGTGGGAGGTTTGGAAGATGAGTTGGTGTGATGCTGATGGTAATTGTAGCGTGATCGTGATGATCAGGTTGCCAGATCAGGTTAAGTCCCCCCTTAAGGATTCATGGCCTAAAGACGACTATGATAAAGCTCACATCACGATGCTTTATCTGGGCAAACGATCGCCCGCTGACATTGAAAATGCAGTTAGGGCCTTGCGCTCTTTCAAGTGGAAGCCAATGCTGCTGACAATTCAGGGTTGGGGTGCATTCACGTCTGGCGAATCTAACGTTGCCTACTTCTCACCGAAGGCGGCAAGATCAACGTTTAGCGGCGTCGATAGAGAGCCTGGCCTGCAAGACCTTCACTACGCCTTACTGCATCACTTCACCAAGCATGGCTTTGAGGTGTCAAGGGAGCATGACTTTGTTCCCCATATCACCTTTGGCTATTTTGATAAAAGCGATGTCATCCCAGACCTTACAGCTAAGGTTGGCAAGATCCCTGGATTTAGAGTTGGCGAGCTTGAGCTGGTTGTCGCTGACCATATCCGTGCAAAGCTGGTGTTGTGATGCCTCAGTACAGCCCTATATTCGATGTGATACAGAACGCGCCGAAGCTTATCCAGTCGTGGCCTGAAGAGGTCCAGCTTCAGCTCTTTTGGGCCTATGAGTCCGCCTATCATGAGGGTGTATCACCAAGGGGAGGACTCTTTAAGTCGTCGATCCCAGATGCAGATAAGGTGGTGAAGGGTGAGGGCAGATCCGACTTCGGCGTAGGGGCTGGCATAAACCCGCAATCATCACTCGCCGTAAGGTGGTGGAGGTCTTGTGTTGTAGAGGTTGACCCGGTTTATAGGAGTCCTGTTTCGTCAGAATTTGAAGCTCCAAGACCTACAATGGGGGTGCTCAAGTATTCTGACAGTGGTGATAGGGACATCACGGCATCCCCTAACGGTCGCCAGCAATCAAAAACAGCTCGACTCTTCGTGCCTTTATGGCATCATATCCTTAACGACTACCCTGAGCCGGTCGAGGGTGATCTTGTTGAGTTCTGGGCTAAAGACTGGCATGATCTGGGTACGTTCTATGATGTCGTAAAGGTGTCAAGGCATGGATACTTGGGGAGCAGCAACTATCACACAATGTTTCTGCTCGATTTACAATCCAAAGCTGAGTTCCTGCCGGAACGAAGGCTATTAGGCAAGAGAGGATAATATGAGCGCTCGTGAAAAGATCCGTGAGTTAAAGCTCCAGCTTGAGGAGTTAGAGATCGAAAGGGATCAGTACGCTGAGGCCCTTTACATCGCTGAGTCAAAGCTGTCCCTGGTGCGTGTGATGGAGAAGATGCCTGAGTCGATCCATGAATCATTCGTGGCGTCGCTCACACCTGTCGATGACTTTGAGTCGCATGATGATTTTGACAACTATGTCAAAAGCGCTGCGCTTGACTTCATCTCTGAGCACCAGACCTTCACGGGCGGCACTCAGATCCAAGAGTCGTTCAACCCTGCTGCAAGCATTGGTAGTATGCCAAGCTCTCTGGAGCGCTACGGCCTTGGCGGCTCGGTGCTTCAGAATATGCAGCGATACGTCGGCAAGTAACACCATTGCAAGCCTTAAAGCCCTCTCAGTGAGAGGGCTTTTTTTTGGAGTTAAGCATGAAGGTCATGAAGCAAGGTTTTGCTGAGGCAGCAGAGCGCATAAAGTGGTTCGCTGAAAACTTTGACAAGGTGCGCGATTACATCCTCATGAGGTGTGTTGAGGATGTGCTTAAGCAGGTTAGCGCGGCAGGAGGGGCGGCCTTTGAGGATTATGTTCACCGCGTCAGGATTGATATGGGCAGTGGTAATCTACTTTACGGCATATCGGTGGAACCAATGTCTGAAGAGTACAGTCTTGATGGTCTTGATGACTGTGTTTTGTTTGCTGTTGTAGACCCCGAACACGCCTCAAAATATGGGAAGCTTCTCCAGGGTGAACCTTGGCTGCCAGACCACCTGCCCACCAATATAGATAAGGATCATGGCTACTTTCTTAGACGCGAGGTTAATGACTTAGAGCGTGAGACGGTGGGGGCTTCTAACAGAAGGTCACTGGGAAGGATGCAACCGTTGCATGTCCAGACCAAGATCATACTCCAGTATGACTGGCGCTATACCCTTCTGAGGGGTGAATATGGCCTTGGTGATAAGCCGTCTGCCCCCATCTGGGTGCCTGCGATAAACAAGATGTTTTCAACTTATACTGAAGACATACTCGAAAGCATTGCAGATATGTTAGTCAGTGGTAAGCTCATGGAGGTAAACGAGAGCGTCTACGAGGATAGATCCTCGGAGTGGTACGAACAACACGCCAGCAGCATGATTGGCCTCCTAGTATAGGTGTTTCAATGCAAGTCACTTACAAGATCGTTTCAGCTCAAGAGAACAACGCTTCACTGGTGAGGACGTGCATTCGTTCCATCGGTGGATCGATCAAGTCGCCAACAACGGCAAATGGCCGCCCAGCCTTCATCGCCATCTTTGATGAATATGACGGCACACCAGGGCAGGTTCAGATGCGAATGGCTCGCCTGGGTTGCGAGGTGTCTGTCACTCAATATGGTCGAGATGATGATGCGCTCGGAGTGCGCCACTATCACCCTAACCAAGACGGCGCACCTGCCGATATGGGTGATGGTGATGAGGTCGATATGCTCAACAGCTACTATGGGCAGCTTGAGTTCTACCTGTTAGGCCCTAACAATCTTAGGTCTGATGGTAATGTTCAGAGCGGCGCGCTCGGTTTGGAGGCCTACGAGGACTATATTGACAGTCTCGCCAACGTCCTTATCGGTGGTGGCTACCCCGAAGAGGAGGCTTACGTCATGGTGTATGACTTTATCGCCATGAAGGTTGAGGATGGTCTTCTCGACGCGCCTCCTGAGTTTGAGGATGAGGGCATCGAAGTCCCTGATGAAGATTACTTCACCTGGCTTGCTCAAGCCCAAAGCCTTAACCTTAAAGGCATGATGTCTGAGGCCTAAGATGATCAATCCGGCAGACTGCAAGCGTGGCGAGCTTTGGCTTTATCATTATGATAAGGCCATGCTTGACGTTCTGGCGACTGATTTTTTGCCGATACCAAACCCCAACAACATCCCGAGCCTCAAGGCGCCTTTTCATCAGGTGAGCATTGATGGGGTTAGGGGTGCTGGGGTTGACGATAAAGTGGTGGTCGCGTTTGGTCTGCCGGAGTCGATCTTTAGCGCTTATGTCTTGCCTGGTATTTGGATTAAGAGGACATCCAGGGTTGAGAGCGACAATAGGCGCACACCCGAGGCGGTAGGCTATCAGTATAGAATCCCTGCACCAGACGCCATCCTTCTGGGTGAGATCGACGGCAGGCCATACTATGACCGCTATATCAAGCGACCTCATGCTGATGAGGTTGACATCAGCTACACCATTGAGGTCAGGGCTCGTGATGAGAGAACAGCTCAGCTCCTAGAGCGATATGTGCAGCGTCGCTGTCACTCTAGGTTTACCCTGATGGTGACTGACACGCTTGGCGCCAAGTCAGGCTTTAGTGTGTTCAGGGAATCCCATGATGAGGGTAGTGAGCTGATGGGGGTTTTGGATGCCTATTCTGGCTCTCTCTTCACCTATAAGGTTCAGGGCAGAATCGACACCTATGATGAGATTGAAACGTTTGGCGTGAGCAGCATTACAGTCAACGGGAGTACAATATGAGTCGCGAATACTTATGGCAGGTCTTTGGCCCTAGGCCGTATCAGCTCACTCGCATGAGCGGTGAAGTGGTGTCGGCAGACTACTCAACACCACCTGATGAATATAGGAAGGATGGTCTTTTCTCAGTCGCTAAGAATAGCGGCTTCTTGAAGAGAGTCCCCAAGCCTGCCAGCCCTCAAGCGGTTGTCGATGTTGTTGAGGTGGTCGAAGATCTACCTCAGCATGATCAGGGTCAGTCTAATCCACCTGACGATGAGCAGTTTGAGGCTGAGAATCATGACGCAAGCCTCATTAATCTCTTAGGTGAGGAGATAGCTCAGATCTTAAAAGCTGGTGGCATTGAGAGCGTTGAGTCCCTTAACGCGCTCATTGGTGACAAGTCGGATGAATCTGCAATGGCTTCCTTGAATAGCATTAAGGGCATTGGTCGCGGCAGGGCGACTGCTATTATGGAAGCGATTGGTCGATAATGGGCAACACTACCAGCTTTTAGGAGAATAAAGATGCAGTTAACATATCCAGGCGTTTACCGCGAAGAGATCGCGCAGCGCCAACGAACAGTTGAGCAGCTCAATACGTCGATCTTTGCAATCACCGGGCAGTTTGAGCGCGGCCCCGTCGAAGATCCTCAGTTGGTGAGTAGTCCTGCTGAGTTTGAGCGTATCTTCGGAAGCGTCAACGCCAAGAGCAGTGCCGCAACCCAAGTCCTGGCATTCTTCCTGAATGGTGGTGGCCAGGCTTACATCAACCGCGTCCTTGGTGATGGCGCGACTAAGGCTGCCGCCTCATTCTCCAATGAGGTCCAGGGTGAGAGTGTCTCTATCGCCACTGGTGGAGGGGCAACGTCGAACATCGTCTACACGCCTTCACTGGCCGACCTTCCCATCAAACCAGGCTCGGCAGTGCTTAAGCTTGATGAGCAGGTTGATGTCGCGGCGGAGAATCTGGGTTCCTTCCTGACTGGTGTGACATCCATCACTGGCACGATCGGTTCAAGGGTTATCCTGCCTGGATCTGTCACGCTGAGCATTAATGGTAACGACTACACTGATGACGGGTCTGGGGTTATTAACGACTTCAACCCTGCACCAGTGGGTTCGATCGACTATCAGACTGGCGTACTGTCGTTTACGTCACCCGCGCTTAGTGCTGATGATGACCTCTTAGCTGCTTACACCTATTACCCTAGCACGCGAGTTCAGGGTGAGGTTATCGCTGAGGCTGTGGCCAACCAGCGCGTCTACCGTGGCAAGCTTGCCAATACAGATCCTATTGGCGATGCGAATAACGCCTTTGTGCGCATCACTTGGACCGACACTGCCAATGCGTCAAAGGTGGCTACAGTAAACGCTCTCGGCGCGATCACTGGTGATGGCACTGGTACGCTGGGTGCTGATGGTGTCTTCTCGCTCAACGTAGGTTCTACTGGGGTTAAGGACGGCACGAACGTCACGATCTCTTACTGGTATAAGACCTATGCCTTCAAGTCTGTTGACAATGGCTTAGGCTCGCTGACAGGTGCTTTGGGCACATTCACGATTGACTATGAGACTGGTGACATCAGCGGCACGACTGTGGCTACTGATGCTGTCGGCGCTGCCATTACTCTTGACTATGAGTATGTGTTGGCACCGTTAGAGACTAGGTATCCAGGCCTGTCTTCTAATGATGTTCGCGCCCAGCTTGTTGTTAATGAGAATGATGTTAGCTCTGCGACGGGCAAGCATGGTTCGTTTGAGCTTCTCATTCTTGAGGAGAGGTTCTCGGACGGTGCTTTCGCTTTGGTCGATACGATCGGGAACATCAATCTTGAGGACTCGCTGTCTCGTGACTACTACCCCACGCGAGTAAACGACACCTACCTTGGCTCAACACTTGCCGCGGCCAAGCTTGACTACACTGAGAAAGCGCCCAACAAGCTCAACGGCGCTGCTCTGACTGGTGAGGTTGTTGATGTGGGTGATGGTAGTGTCAGGGCTATTGCCGGAACGCTTTACGCTTACGGCGGTCGAGGCATCATCCCTGGCACTGTCGTCATCTCTTACGTCAGTGGTGGTACTACCATCACGGTCACTGATGATGGCCTTGGTTCGATTGTTGGTGATGATATTGATGGTTCGGCGCCTGCGACCATTGACTACGACACGGGCAGCATTCTCTTCACACCGTCTAGCGCCCCTGATGCGCTTAGTGACGTTGAGGCATCATATACAAGGCTGTCTGAGCTAACTTCGCTCACCGAGGACTTCAGCGGCGGCACTGATGGCGCGGCAGTCACGAGGTCGAACATCATCAGCCCGCTTCTGCTCTCACAAGATCGCGGCATCTACGCCTTCAATAAGATTAATGAGATCCTGATCCTTGCAGCCGCAGACTTCCCAGGTGACGCCCAAGTTGACCAGGCCCTTCTCGCTTATGCTGAGAGTCGTGAAGACTCTATGGTGATTCTCACGAGTCCAGAAGGTTCAACTGTCCAGCGCGCAATCTCTTACAAGAGGAACGTCCTTGCGAGCAATAGCGCTCGTGGTGCGATGTATCACTCTTGGATCAAGATTGAAGATCCGCTGACGGGCCGTGCTGTTGACATCCCACCATTCGGTCACATCGCTGGCGTCTGGGCTAGGACTGATCGTAATCGCAATGTTGGCAAAGCACCTGCTGGTACGACGGATGGTGTCCTTACGTTCATCCTTGGCTTCACGTCAGATCTTACTGAAGTCCAAGTTGGTCAGCTTAAGGCGGCTGGCATTAACTCGCTCTGGAAGCCCTCCACTGTCGAGCCTCGCTGCGTCTGGGGTGCTCGCACTCTCGATGTCAGTGGTGAGTTCCGATTCATCAATAAGCGCCGTACCGTGGACTTTGTGTCTGTGAGCGTCCAACGCAGTGCTTGGTGGGTTGTCTTTGAGGATAATGATGCGTCTACGCGCAACCTGATCCGCAACCAGATCTCCGGGTTCCTGCGTGGTTTGTGGAATGATCGTGTTCTTAAGGGTGACACGGCCAACGATGCGTTCTTCGTGGTGTGTGATTCAAAGAACAACCCCAACGCGGTCCAGGCTGGAGGTCAGTTCATTGTGGACTATGGCGTCAAAACTCGCGATACGGTTGAGTTTGTGAAGCTTAGGCACAGTCAGATCGTATGATCTTATGCCGCCCCGGGTAAACATTCGGGGCGGCATACTTCTGAACGAACATGCAACGGTTGCACGTTACGAGACTTTAGATAGAGGGCAAATATCATGGCTAATAATGGTGTGAGGTCTAACGCAAAAGACTTCCTTCAAAACTTCCGATTCCACGCGATAGCTGACCTTGCGGGTCCAGTTAAGACTAACCCGCTTGAGCGCCTTGATAGCAATATGCTTTGGGGTGGTGAGGCTGGGTTCTCCTCAGTCAGTATCCCAGAGATGAGCGTTAACGCGGTTGAGTATAGGGATGGTCGCAACCTATACACGGCCAAGCAGCCAGGCATCCCCACCTTCGACGCAGTGACGATGATGCGCGGCCAGATCATGCGCGGCACTCGTTTTATTGACTGGATGATGCGTTACTTCAGCGGCACGCAATATCGCGCAATGCTTTACATCTACATCTTCAATCAGATCGGCGGACCTAGCGAGGCTGGTGTCAACTACGATAACGCCCTCATGCTTAGGCTTTACAACGCATTCCCGACCAGGGTTAAGTTGGCAGCAGATCTTGACAGCACCAGCGATGACGTCTCGGTTGAGGAGATTGAGCTTACGATTGAATACTTTGATGTTGTTGATCCAGTCAACCCAGAGATCGGATAGACTGGTCTAGGGTCTTTGAGGTCAAAAGACCCTGCTCGTGAGGGCAGGGTCTTAATTTTTGAGGTAAGCATGTCACCTATGATGGATATTATTGAGAGCTATGTTCATGAGCGAGCTAACCTCAGACTGGCGCTAGAGGATGCCTCCAGGCTTAGTGATTCCAACGCTGAGCTTACTGAGGGTGAAATACCTACAGGGACACCATCAGGCTATATAGACTGCGTTAAAGTCGCCCTCATTGGCTTTGATGTTGACGGCAAGGATGTGAGACATGGGTAGCCCGCTAGATCGCTATCAGAATTTCCAGTTCCATCTGTTCGACATCACGCCGACCCAGTACGGTACAGACGTGACACCACTATTCATCATGAGCCCGCAAGCGGCATTCAGTGAGGTGTCTGAGCCCTCTATTGAGATTGACACTGTAGAGGTTAAGTCGGGCACCAGCCATATGCCCAGAACGGTCGTCAAGGCTGCCAAGTGCGCAAACATCACCCTGTCCAAGGGGCTCTATACTGGGGATCAGGAGTTTTACGACTGGGTTATGCAGGCTGTCTCTGGTCGTGGTCAGTACCGTAGGACGCTTGGGCTTGTGCAGATTCATGGTCAGCCTCTCGTGGTCGGAGGTGCTGAAATTAATAGCCAGCGCTATCTATCCATGATGGCATTGGCTGGACTTGCGTTTTCAGCTCAAGATCTTGACTCGAATAATGGTGATCTTGCATCTCCTATCATAGAGGCTGAAGCTTTGGTTGGTGGCTTCTTTGCTGGAAGGACGGGCATACACACTCCAGCCTGTAGGATCTGGACCCTTTATGACTGCATCCCTGTAAGCTATAACGCTGGTGATGGATTCTCTGCCACGAGCGATGATGTCACCATAGCCTCGATAGAGATTTCTGTTGATGGCTTTGATGAATACTCTTTTGGTGTTAACGGAAACTTTACAGGAGTATGAGGTAATTATGTCAGCAGGCACGACATCGGCAAACGTCGCAACCCATGCCATGCCCATCGGCACAGCAAGGGTTAGGGTGGGGTTGATGACCCCGGAAGACCTTAAAAGAGCCTTGTCTAGGAAGGTTCTTGTTAGACGGCTTAAGGTTGAGGGTGACAAGTCAAGTCTGATCGAAGTTTTAGTTCCTGCGTCATTAGTTTTTAGTTAGCGGCCCTCATGGTTTGTTGTAACCTCCAATTCAGACATGCAACGGTTGCACGTCTGAATTGGAGGTTTGTATGAGTGGAGATAATTCCAAGGCGTCACCAGACACTGAGATCATTAGTGATGAGTCTATCGACGAGATTATCAAGAAGCAGTCTGACGAAGTTCTTAAGGATCGTCTGAGGCGACTTGCACGAGAGCCTAAAGAGCGTCAGATCATCAAGGGTTGGAACGTCACGCAAGAGATAAGGCTGCCGTGTGGCATCCTGATGCCTGACGGCAGCGTTGAGCACTCAGTCACGCTCAAGGGCGCCACGGGCAAGCTTGATCTTGTGATTGAGGGTGGCAAGTCGGACGGCGGCTCGGTTGTGGAGCGCATCCTTGAGCCTTGCATTGTTGCCATTGGTGGCAATGAGGATAGGTCATTCATCCAGCGGTGCATCAGGGAGTATCTGCTATCGTCTGACGTGATGTATCTCTTGCTTAAGTTGCGCGAGATCACGCTTGAGACTCAGTATAGTTACAGGATTGAATGCCCCAAGTGTAACCATTCTGATGACTATGTGGCCTGGTCTGAGGATCTGACTTATTACATCCCGTGCATTCCTAGCGCTGATGCGAGGAAAGACGTTGCCAATATTGACTTCAAGGGCTTAAGCGTGGTCATTGAGTGGCATTGGGCCAACCAAGGTGACTCCTCTTACCTGCGCGATCTTGCCAAGATGCTAGAGAGGCGCTCCAAGGAATCAGCTAAGCCCTCTAAGCGTAGACGACTTGAATCTGATGAGTCTCAGGATGTGGATCTCATTACGGCATTCTTCATCATGCGTGTCGATAAGATCACTGGCCCTGACGGTAGCGTGGTGAGGTTCGGGCGATGCGCCAACACCACTGTGTCTGAGGATGGTGTGAGGACGCTATCAAATCTGGACACGATCGAATATGTGCAGACGCTGCCTTACTCGGTGCGCTCTGAGTTCGTGAGCATTGTTGAGGAGAAAGAGCCTGATGTTGACCTTAGCTTCACCTTCTCCTGCAAAAGCTGCACTCACGGCCTGGAGGCTGATGCTTACCCTTTGGACCCGGCGACCTGGCGACCAAAAGTCAGGTCTTACAAGCCGACAGACCAGACGGCCTAGCATCAAGTGATGTCTTTAGCCGCTTCGACATCTTCAAGGCCCTTCCACAAAAGCGCAGGATCAAGCTCTGGCTCCAGGGATTTTCCCTGCAAGAGTATTGGCTGCGCTATCGCATGGAAGACCTTGGTGGTGGCCATATCTTCAAGCTGAGCTATGGCCACAAGATCCCAAGCCACTTCCTTGGGCCTTATGGGACGCATGAGAGGTGCCTTGGCCACCTTGAGCGAGCAGCTTTTATTGCTGCTAACACATCGGTCACGTTCGACCAGGCGCTTGAGATGCCGGAGAGTGTGTCAGTATTGATGCTAGAGGCCATCAATAAGAATCGTGACTTTAGTGGTGAGCTGTTGTCTACCTTACTGAGGTCATTGCGCGGCAAGTAGTTTGGAGTAAGTATGCACAAGCCTTGGTCTTTTGATGCCACAGCATCTAATGGTGTGGCCTATCCATTCGTCGTCATTGCAGGACTAAAGGCGCACCCTTGTCCTGGTGATGTACTGAGACTTCTTATTGTACCTCACCCCCAGCACGCGGCCTGTCTTGAGGCCTTGGCACTTCATGGCAACGGTCGTGAGGTAGCATTGGTCTTTGGTACTAGTCTGGCTGACGCTGAGAGGTATTATTACATCGTCACGACTGCTGATGAGGATCTTGTCTATCTCATGCCTAGTGATCTTAATAACAAGGCTATGCCGCCCCCCAGCAAGTTCCTTAATGAGCCCTTCAACATTATATTGCCCTGGTGATAATCAATGGCCACACGCAAGAAATTCACATCTATGCTTATGGGCTTTGATCTTCAAGAATCAAAGACGGTTAAGCGACTTGAGGCGATGGCCACTTCACTCACTAAGGTAGATCTTCGCCTTGACTCCATTAAAGACTCTGGTGCCAAGGCTTTTAAATTTGTGACTGACGCGGCTTCGTTGAGGGGTGTGTCAAGGCTTGGCCAGGGGCTCAACCGCCTTGGTGATGAAGTTAACAGCACGGTAAGGCTTTCGAGTTCACTGGATAGCACCTTCGCGGCCAGCGCCAAGAGCGGTATGCAGCTTGCTGCAAGCGCAAGACTTACGGGTAAAGAGCTAAGGAAATTTGAGAAAGACACGTCTGTCTTCTACTCGCTCAATGTTGGTGCCGAAGAGGTCCAGAAGACTTGGCTTGCGCTTAATGATGCGGGGCTAAAGGTTGAGGATCTTGGCTTTAAGAACCTCGGTGAGATGACCAAGTTTCTTCAAGTTGCAGGCATGGACGGCGAGGCGTTCGTCAAGCAAATGGAAGGCTTGGTGAATGGCTTTGGATTCAAGCCCAAGGAAGCGCGACAGCTCGCGGATGAGATCCTTTACATCGGCAGAAGCGCTGGCGTCGGTGCAAAGTTCATGTCAGCCATGCCTGAAGCATTGGCTTCATTTAACGAGGAGTTCAGGAAGGTTAACCCTAACGTCGATGCCAAGACGTTCATGCAATATAACAGATCGATGTTCCTTCTGGCTGCCGCCGCTGAGGAAGCTGGTGCGAGCGCTGAGGATGCGATCTCTCAATCTAGGGCGCTTTTCACCACGCTATCTCAGTCTAAGGTCCAGTTCCGCGACCTAATGGTGGGTAAGGGTGGAGGCCTGCCAGAGCAGTTTAAAAATGAGTTGATGGCGCTTGGTGACTTCAACATTAGCGACAAGCCCCTAGAGTTTATCGAGATCTTGTCGAAGAATTATGCGTCATTCAATGATGAGCAGAAGCAGTTTGCCAGTGCATGGCTGACTGAGAATATGGGCGCTGACCTTGACTGGCTTGTGAAGGGCAACTGGGACAAGGTGAGCGCGCGCATTAAGGGCGTGTCTGAGTCTATGGGTGATGCGGCTGGCGAAGCTAATCGTATGGCCAAGTTCTACCGTGACGGCCTCACAGACCAAGATCGTTATAATCGACTCAATGAGCAGCTTGAGCACTCGATGACCGGGCTATCTCGCAAGATGGGCGTCCAGGGCGATTTGCTCAAGATGCAGGCGAGCGCGAATAAGGCAGTCATCAGCACCATGAGGACGCTGGTTAACCTTCATGACAATGGCAAGACTGAGGTTAAGCTGTTTGGCTTGAGGCTTCGGGATGCCAATGGTGAGGTTACGAAGTCTGGTGAGGCGGCAGCATTCGCCACCAAAGCATTCCTTGGTTATAAGACCGCTGGAATCAGGGGCATGACGATCGCCATAGTCAACAGTCTATCTAAGCATAAGAAATTCCAGGCCATGCTGGGCAAGGACAGCAAGAAGATCGCTGGCATTGCTGGTGAGGTCATGGCGTTAGCTCCTCAGATCCTCACCATGATTGCGACATTGAGATTGGCTGGACTTGGCTTTGGCGGCTTAGGTCCATTGATCTTGCCTGCGATGGTCCTAGGTGGTGGGTTCCTGGCTCTTGAGAAGGGCTACAAGGGCGGCATTAAGGGGTTTCTTAAAGATGCTTCGGCGTGGACGCAGAAAGAGCTTCCGAAGCTAATCCCCAAGGTAAAGGCTGGATTGTCTGCCGCCTTTAGTAAGGCTGAGGAGTATGTTGGGCCTGTCAAAACCCTTCTCATGACCTTGGGCAAGGTGCTGTTTGCTGAGCTGTCAAAGATTGACTTTAATGCCATCGCGGGCAAAGCGGGCGGCATTGGTAAGTCGGTGCTTGGCATGATTGAAAGTGTAGACTGGGATGCTGTGGGTAAATCTGCCGCTAATGGTCTGACGTGGGCCTTTGGCAAGGCGTTTGAGGCCGCAGAGGTTGCGGCTCCAGTCTTGGGTAATGCGGCATATAAGTTCATCAAGGCCATTCTTTCGAGCGCCTTTGACTATATGGCGAGTGATAAGTCGTCAGGCGAGAAATTCGAGGGTATCGGCAAATTCTTGGGCGGCATGTTGGCCGCAGGCATTGGTCTTAAGCTAGTGGGCGCACTCACGGGCTCAAAGCTCATTAAGGGTGTTGGCGGGGCTCTCCTGAAGCCCTTTGCTATGGTGCTTGGCGTCCTTGGTAAGGGTGGTCTTGCCAAGAGCGCGGGTCGCCTTGGCAAGCTAAGCAAATTCCTAGGCCCCATCTTTGCGATCGGGACGTTCCTATTTGAGCTTCCCACCATCATAAGCTCGATCACAGACCTTGTGAGCAAGGGGACTTCTGCCACCAATGAGGAGATTCTCGCTTCTGGTAAGCGCCTGGCGAAGAGCTTTCTAACCATCCTTGATAATCTTTTCTTTGGCATTCCTGGCATGGTGGGCGAGTACCTTGGCCTTACTCAAGGCACGCTCTCAAACTTCTACACCTTCATGGTTTTGAAGTTTGAGATGGGCATGTTGACGATAGTTAATTCGGGTAAGAATCTATGGTTATCTATGAAGATGATCTGGACTTTTATTAAAATGGCCGCCGTGTTCTCTTTTGATTTAATCAGGGTCGCGGGTCTTAAAGCCTTCGCGCTTGTTTCAGATGCGGCGCTTGGTTTTGCTGAGAATGTGGAGCGAGGCTTGAGGGTCATAGGTGGTGTTGGTGGCACCTTCCTTGGCAACTTCGTCTATGACATCAAGAGCAAGCTACTGGACGCGGAGGATCTCTTCTCTAGGTTTAAGTTTGTAGTTGTGGGCGTCTTTGCGAGCATGGCTGAGGGTATTGAGGACGGCATCATCTCGCAGCTTCAGTTGATGCGAAGCCTCATGATGCAAATGCCAGCCGCCATACGTTCTCGCATCCCTGGTGCGAGTGAGTTCTTGACGATGGACCTTGAGAAGTTGAGGCTCACCAAGAAACTTAACCTTGATGAGAAGTCACGAACCAAGCAAGAAGATGATCGTCAGCGCGACATACTCAAGCGCAGGACAGATCTTGAGGACTCAAGGGCTAGGTTGCTAAACAGTGTCAACGCCATGTCAAGCGCACCTACGACGTTCAGCTCTGAGCGTAAGAGGTTGAAGGCTAGCTTGGCTAGTGAGATTAGCTCTGTAGAGGCGAGCAGTAGAAAGTCGTTTAGTGGCTTTATTAATGAGGGCAAAGGTTATGCTGCCGAGCAGTCTGACAATGACGCCTTTCTGCTCAAGTCGTCCAAGGCTAACGACGCTGAGTTTGATAAGACTTTCATGGCAAATGATCTTGCTGATAGCAATTCAGCTAAGGCTGCCAGTGCTAAGACGCCAATTCCACCAGTCCCGAAGCCAGTTGCGACCAAGCCTAAAGTGACCATTGAGGCCCCGGATCTAAGCTCTGATGAGCTGGCCAAGATTAGCTCTAAGGGCTTCAATAACATCACTGGTGGCCTTGCTTCGGTGGCAGACATCCTCAAGGGCGGCATCAAGGTGATCTTGCCACCTACGAGCAAGAGGCCAAGTGACGATGGGATCTAAAGCCTATCCACCATGCCATTAAGGAGTTTCGATGAGTGAAGAGCAGACAGTGAAGTTTAGGCGGGCATCATTCGTTCGTAACTTGGACCTTGTAGGCTTGGATGATGCTACGGTCTTCATGGATTACAGGCCGCCCGTCATCATCCCGCAGCCAGAAGATCGGGTGGTCTATCTTGAGAACAGGCAGTGGCCTGATGAGGTGTCACGTCAATACCTTGGTGATGCAAACCTGTGGTGGATAATCGCAGCCGTAAACGGCATCATCGACCCTATGGTTGAGCTTTACCCCGGACGAAAGATCACCATCCCTGGCGCGCGCCGCATCAGGGCTCTCATTCAGGCTGACGGCAAGATAGGACTGGACGGCAGATGAATTACAACTACAGCAACCCCACCGTTGACGTGTACTTTGAGACTAAGGGCAAGCGCCGTGTAAGCTTTACAGCTTGGGATAAGGCTTACTTCATAGGGTCAGCCGCCAGGCGCCTAGACTTCACCAAAGAGCTTACGCTGCCCATTCTGACGTCGATAGAGACTAAGGTTCTGCTGGGCACTGCCAATACGATAAACGTTGGCCTTAAGCTGCCTAAGTCTTTGTTTGAGTACATTGTGGAAGATGCGCTCGATCTCTTCCAAATAGGCTCAATGATCTTTGTGTCTTACGGATATGGCAACATGAGGACGCGGGAGTTTAGCGCTGTGGTTGGTTTTCCAACGGTGACGTTTGATGATGCCTCGGTTGTGTCGATGAGTATGGAGGGCAGTGGGGCGTTGTGGTTTGCCTCTAGAATTGAGACTGATCTAGCAAAGAAAGGTGTACGGACTGACGGTTGGACATGCCTTGAGATTCTTACTCAGATCTGTGAGTCGCACCGTTGTGAGATCTACACGCTTAACAGCGCTGGGGATGAGGTGCCGCTGCTCGGTGGGGTGGTTCCTAATGGTTATGAGAACCTAAGCTCTAAAATCAGCTATCAGCCCACGGTCGGCAAAGACTTTCAGCTCCTGAAGAATGTGATCATCCAGACCGCCAACTATAACTATTATATGTCTGGTAACAGGCTGGTGGTGTTTAATCCCAAGGTCACATCAGGCGCGCGAGCTATCCCAACGTTTGAATATGGTGGCAGGGGGTTTGTTGAGAATGGGATCTACCCCATACAGTCAGCCTCGATCGAAAACTCTGGCGAGGCGTTCCCTATGGCCGCTCGCAAGATTAAGTCGTCAGACATCGACCCCGCATCGAAAAAGAAGAGCACCATTGAGGTCAGCAATGGCGATCCTGACATCAATCAGCCTCATAATAAGAGGTTTGGCCTGTCTGAGACGAAGAATGCTCTTGGTGACGAGATAGCCAGCGAGAAGGGGCACACTGTCTCTATGGCTGCCGATGATCCTAGGCGAAAGCAGCGTCTCGTGAGTGAGAAGCAGGAGAGTCTTGAGCTGGCAGGCCTTCAAATTACGCTTGAGGTCTTAGGGATGCCAGAGCTAACACCTGGCCAGGTCATCAGGGTTCTAGGTCTTACAAGGCTATACAACGGCAGTTATTATTTGAAGGAAGTGACACACCGCTTTGACGGGTCTGGATATAAGACCACATTGGGCGGATTCACTGCTGGCGTTGGAGAGTCGGCTAACGCGCTACTGAGCGAGTATCAGGGCACTGGTGTTCCTGCTGATACTGGCGTTGTGCTTCCACCACAGGCTGACCGTATGACGGCCACGCCGCAGGAGTGAGTGATGTTATCAAGGTTCATAAGCAGGTTACGCGAGTATGGCCTTGAGGCTCTCGATCTCTATTATGGCATCTATACTGGCGAGGTGTCTGACATTAACGATCCTGAAGGTCTTGGGCGCATCAGGGTTATCGTGCCGTCGATTCACAATGACGGTGATGAGCCCCTTCCTTGGGGCTTTCCTGCGTCGCAAGGATTTGTGAACAATGGCGCGGGTTATGGCACGGCGTCACTTCCGAGGGTGGGCGATAACGTCTGGGTTGTCTTTAGGTTCGGTAAGCTCCAGTCACCAGTCTACCTCAACGGTTGGTGGGCTAAGGGTGAGATGCCTGACGAGTTGAACGATCCGAAGATCCAAGGTTTTAAAACTGAGTCTGGCCACTTATCAGTCTGGCAGGATGGCGACGCCCCCTATGTCGAACACAAGCACGCGGGCGGATCTCATATCAGGATAAGCTCAGACGGCGCCATTCTTATTGAGACTCAAGATGGTGATCTTATTGAGCTTAAGCCTGGTCAGTCTATCGAGGTCAAGACAGGTTCGGCACAGGTAAAGCTCACATCTTCGTCTATCATATCAAAGCTAGGGTCAAGCAGCGTCAAGCTTAGCAGGACTGGTGTTGAGGTTGCTGCTACTGGGGATGTTAAGCTGAGCGCTCCAGTTGTCACCATAGACGGCAAGGCATCAGTGAGTCTTGGTTCTGGCGCGTCTTCGCCCCTGGTCAAGGGTGATGTGCTCTATGCGTTCCTAGTTGCATGGTTTACATGGATGTCTACACACACACATACGGCGCCTAACGTACCGCCCACCGTGCCGCCTCCAGTGCCGCCATTCTCAATCTTGTCTTTCCTGTCTAGGACCAAGTGAAAATTAAGTGTCAGAGCGCTCATTAATATTGTATCTATGCAAGGGAGATGCGTTGTCTCCCTGTTTACATTTGGAGGCCCTATGCTTAATTCGGATCACGCTTGGTTGGCATCGAAAGACGTCCCTACGTTCAGAGGGCTAGATGCGCTGGACAGCTTCAATGACGAGATGATGAATCTTGATCTTTGCGCGCAGAGTGACTACTGGCGACACGCTGATCGTTATCGCGTTTTGATGCTCAACTTTTGGAGCAATCATTACGTCAGGGTGATGGGCCAGTATAAGGTCAGGTGCAATCAGCTAGAAGCTACCCGCTGTTTCGTTGCAGGTGATGTTGTTTACCACACTAGTGAGCTGTTTAAATGGCGTTGGCCATGTGCTGAGGTTGTTGGTGATTTTCATGTCCTTGACCTCGATCGACTTAACGAGGTCAAGGTCGTCTATGGTGTGGATCCTGAGACGGCGGGCGCCATCCATCTCACTGAGAGCTTTGATGCGACAACGAGCCCATTCCCCAAATTCGGCGTCTGGTTTGTTGATGAGCTTCACCACCAGCTATGGAAAGAGCATTACAGGCTCAGTTTTCGCTATCCTGGCGGTGGTCTTGCTATTCGGTTTGAGAAGCTGGTGAGCGAGCTTGATCTTCGTCTTAAATATCTACCCCGTCTTTTGGTGTATGGATATGACCATCACAACTGCCTTCGACCTGCATTTTATGTGAATAGGGATGTACGCTTGCCGGATGTTTTGACTGCTAATTTCCTGACCACCAACTCGCTCAAATTGTCGGCCAATCCTCACACGCTTGGCGAGCTTCACAAAGCCGCGCTTAACTGGTGTGATTACCACACCCTCAAGCATTTCGACCCGCTCTACTATCAGGAGAAGCTGAGACTTTTCTTAGGCGCCTACTGAGAAGGTTGAGTTTGAGGCGCAAGAGTCTAAGATGTGGACATGCAACCGTTGCATGTCCTTTAACCTTCTGAGGTGCATCATGGGCGTACTTAGTTTAATTGAGAGCTATATCACTGAGGATTATATTCGTGGATCTGAGCGCTTGCTTAGGCTCTTAAAAGAGCTTGGTGCAAGTGGTGGCCAGCCATTCCC